GCTAGCCGTAGTGCTTTATTACCTTGACTATCTACCGACTGCCCTACAATACGTCCAGGAATCTTACGTTTATATTTCTCAGTGGTTGCAAAGAATGCTGCATGAGGTCCTCCAAAACCCATAGGTATACCAAATCTCTGCATACTACCTACAGCAATATCAAAACCCATATCTCCTACAGGTTGCATTAATACCTGTGCTAGAGGATCTACAACTGCTATTTTAATACACTTATATACTTCTGCACATCTAAGTAAACCATCAGGATGTTTTATCCCACCATGATTATTTGGTAACTGAACTACAATACCAAATGCATTAGTAAAATCTTCTAGTTCAAAATTACTTAACTCTATTGGAAGAACTTTAATACCTAAAGGTTTTGCTCTTGTTCTTAAAATACTTAATGTCTGTGGAAATATTTTATTATCAACTAGAAAAACATTTTTATTAGATGTTGCATTATATGCAAGTGTCATAGCTTCTGCAGCTGCAGTTCCTTCATCTAATAGAGATGCATTTGCTACTGGTAATCCAGTAAGTTCTGTTACTAATGTCTGAAAATTAAATAATGCTTCTAATCTACCTTGTGATATCTCTGCCTGATAAGGTGTATAAGATGTATACCATGCAGGATTCTCTAATACATTTCTTTGTATTACTGGTGGTGTAATTGTACCGTAATATCCTTGACCTATCAAGCTTCTTTTAACTTGATTCTTTTTAACTATTTCTTTTAGTTCTCCTAATGCCTCATACTCACTACAACCTTTTGGTAATTTATAATCACCACGAAGTAAAATAGAGTCAGGAACTATTTCTCTAACAAGTTCGTCTAAACTAGAAAGACCCAAATCCTGTAGCATCTGGGTCTGTTGATCCTTAGAAGGACCTATATGTCTTGTGACAAATTCACTCATATTTTTTTAGGTATCTTCAGACATCTTTGAGAAATCGTTTACTTTTTCAAACTCTAGTGTCCTCTTAAATTTATCTATGAGGATTTCACCTTTGTGTGATATGACAAATAGATTAGTATCTTGACCTAACTTTAAAAGTATACTAATCAAATCATTCACAGCAGATGCATCAAGAGAACTATCAAATACTTCATCAAGTATAAGAAGATTAGTCGCTGCTGAATTTTTCATACGAGCAATCTCTCTCCATGTAAAGAGAAGTGCTAAATCAATCTTCTGTTTCTCTCCTTCAGAGAAGGATGAATAAGTAAACTCATCTCTAAATCTACTCTTAATAACTTCATTAAATTCTTCATCAAGAGTAAAGTTAAAGAAGGTGTCCATGTTATGAAGATATTTATTGATCAATGTATTAAAAACAGGAATATATTTTTTAATAATTTTTGCTTTGATTCCTGAGTCTCTTAATAAATTAGCTACAACTTTGTATTCATCTAGTTCAGCAGACACCTTACCACACTTGTCTCTAGTATTTTCTAGATCCATTGTTAGAGCATTTAGAATATGATTCTCTTTATCAATATTAGGAGTATCACGTCCTAGCTTATCTAATTCTTTTTCAATAGTCAGTGTATCTTTTTCCAGACGAATTATATCTCTATCGTATGATGAGATTCTACTACGAAGTTGATATACCTCTTCAGATATAGATTCAAGTTCTTCAATAGTTTTTACAAGAGTAGTAATCTCTTCTTTAAATTCATTAGTTTTCTTTGTTAGAGATACACCATCCCTTGTTAAGACATCTATCTTATCCTTTTTAAAGTTTGGATTTATAACTTGTGTACATGTAGGACATGAATCATTGTTCTTAAAAAACTTTGTTTCTTTAGTAACTCTTCTTAGTTCTGATTTAAGATCAGACTCTGTAGATCTTAATTCTTGTAATGATTTTTTATGAGCATCAAATCCTTTTAACTGTTTTTCAGAATGAGATAATTCTTGTTCATCTGCTTCTTTATCTTTACATAAATCTAATATCTGTATTTGCTTTTTATTTAATTTTTTTAATTGTTCTTCTTTTAATTCTGAATTTACTTCTTTAAGAGAATCGATTAATTTTTCTTGTGATGATACTTTCTCTTCTGCTAGTGTGACTAGGTGAGTGCAGTCTTTATCTTTCTGTGATGCTGATCGAACTCTGTCTTTCAGCAGTTGATTCATTTGTGAGAAGATATTGATGTCCAATAAATCTTCGATAACTTCTCTCCTGTGAGGAGCTTTGAGTTGCATGAAGGGGACAAATGTGGATGAACCCAAGATGACGACTTGTGTAAATGACTTATAGTTGAGTTTGAGAATTGATTGTTCGAGATATTTCTGCATGTCTTTGGTTGCAGCATCCTGATCAAGTGGCTTATTGTTCCTATAAACCTCGAACGTAGTTGGTTTAATCCCTCTGAATACACGATACTCATCCCTCCCTATAATAAATGTCAGTTCGACTTTAGTTCCTTTTTCATTAATACTATTAACTAGTTGACCTTTACTTATTTTACGAAAAGGTTTATTGAATAAAGCAAAGGTAAGTGCATCCAACATAGTGGATTTACCTGCTCCATTTGCACCAACTATCAAAGTTGATGTAGTGGTATTTAGATTTATTTCAATCCATTGGTCACCAGTGGAAAGAAAATTTTTCCACTTTAAAGTTTCAAAAGTAATCATTTAGTAGGGGGAATCACAAAATCGTCAGGTGTTACGACGGTATAATTATATCCGTAGTTACTACAATTAAGAGCAACAACATCTGGGTCTACTTCTACAACATCTAAACCTACTTGGAAATCAGGTTCAGCTTGAAGCAATGTAAGATATCTAACAGCATCATCTCTTTCTTCAAAACATTGTACAGTCTTTTTCTTATTATCATTCATAACATGATAAACACCGCCAGTTTTTGAGGTAGTTAAAATAAACATTATAACTCTGATGCCTCCATATAAAGTGATCTCATAACTGATTTAACATTATCTTTATTTACTTTCACTTCAATCTCATCTATGTAGTTGTCTAATAAAGTTAAAGTGTCTTCTGTCTCTACCGTAGTTTCACCCTCTTCAAGATTAACACTAAGGTCTTCAACAATTTTGAGATCTGCAAGACCTATGTCTTGTAGTTTTCTAACGTTGTAATCAAATTTAGCATAGTCACCTTTATCTTCTACAATTAATTTTACGAATGTTCCTTCCAGTTCTTCCTCACTCGGTGCCACAAGTTTATTATTATAATAAAGCTTATGAAAAGTGTTATAGGGATTTCTGTAAAAAGTAGTTCGTAAAGTCTCTGTGTCGAAGACATGGAATCCTCTTCTTGCTCCATAATCACTCCAGTATAATTGATAAGGGTTACCAAGATAATAGCAGTTATCCATATTAGACTTGGTATGATAGTGTCCAGAAAATACTTTCTTGAACTTCTGGAAGACATACATGTCAGTTCCAGTCTGCATTACATGACCAGGATGTGCTTCAAAACCATTGAGTTCTAAGTGACCCATACACACAGGTGCTTCACTCTCAGTAATTACTCTAAGAGTTTTATCATAATTCTCTTCACATATCCAAGGTAGCATAAGAATATCTAACCCATCATAGTTAAGAGTAGTTGGTTTATCTACTATATCAAAGTTTTTATACTCTCCTAGTAGTTCTGTTGGAGCATTTATTCTAAGTGTATTCTTATAATATATGTCATGGTTACCTATTAGACTAGTCATATGACATCCTAGTTCTGTAATAGGATCAAACCACATTGACTTTGATTCATCAAGAGACATATAATTTATTGATCTACGTTTATCAAACGTATCACCTAAATTAATAATTTCTTTGATGTCTAACTTTTCTATAAAAGGTATGACAACATTTCCATAGAACTTTTTATAATGTTCTATAAAGTACACGTTATCATTACGAACACCAAAATGCTGATCGGTTATTAAGAGAATCTTCATCGTTTAGTGTTCATCTCAACACGGCTTTTGATCTGATTATAGTCGGGATTTACTTCTCCGTCAACTGAAAATACATGATCGTAGCCTGATTTTTCTAAAATTTTATCTTTGATATCCATTTGACGTTTCTCTTTTGCAATTCTTCTAAGGAAAGCGTAGTATACTATTTGAGTGAAGTACGCAAAAGGATTTCTTGACTTCTCTGGGTCAAAGTTATCAATGTATTGAATACAGTTCTCTATTCCATCACATACCATGTCATCTTTATACATGTAGTTGATAAAATTTGGTCTGTATGACAGGTGAGTGGCGATTTTAAGAAAGCAACTCCCTATATAATTGTTCACGCGGGGTTTGGCTTTGCCAGATTCCTCCGCTTCCTTGACTTTTCTTTTATATTTGATAATGTGGTTTAAAAATTCGGCATTATCAACGTAGTGCGGCTTCTTTTTCGAGTTCGCCTTCCTCATATTTGTCCTCCGACAATAGTTTTATTATAGCAGGGCTTGACAAAGGTGTCAAATGCCACTACAATAACCATGTAAGGGTTCAAGGGGATTTTGGATCTTCTTTAAATAGTTTTTCAAACCTTTTTCTTGCTTCATCTATCTTCCCTACAAAACCTTTTGTTTTGTTGAGGGGAGTTTTCATTCTAAATTTCTTTTCACCCAACCCGTCGGCACCGTGGACGAATGCCTCATACATGAATATAACTTCTTTGTTCATAGAAGAAACAGTAACTATATCTTTCTCTCTTATAATATAAAAATCTTCATCTGATAGTTGTTGCCATTTGGTAAACCCTATTGCACGTGCTACTTTGTACTCTCCTGTTGCAGATACTTTCTGATCTCCAACTGGTTTATCAATAAGTTGAACTACAACTGGATCTTGAATAAAAACTAATGACTCACCTTGATCTTCTGTTATCACTGATCGACCAAGCACCTCTTCTCCACTTATGAGTTTGAAAACTCCATAGAATTCTTCTTCATGTTTAGCGTAGTTAATTGCCATTAGATTAGAGGGTTACTTCTACAATTTCATACTTAAAATTTTCTTCTTTATAAATTTTTATCCTTTCATACAAATGTCGGAGAGTATAATTCTTTCCTGTATCTGTAGATATATCGTCAGCTATATCATATAAAGTAGCTTTGGACTTGTTTTCTCCTTTCCTTAATACACGTCCTATAGATTGTAGGTTGCGTATTCTTGATTTGGAGGGCGATGCAAAAATAACATTATGTAGATTTTTAATGTTGATACCTGTAGAGAACGTTCCTAGAGATGCTACTATAATACATCCTCCATCAACAGATCTCTCAACAAGGAAACGAATGTCTTCCCTATCTTCTGTCTCAACTCCACCATGAACCAAATATACAGACTTATCTGTATAAGTATTTATCATCTCGTATAGAGGGACACCATGTTTTTCTACGTAATTAAACAGCACTAAAGTATTACCTTTTAGGTCTGATGCTAAGTTTCGGATAAATTTATTACGGTTTTCATGTTCGGTCAGGTACTCTATTTCTTCCTGATACCCTTCAAATATTTTTTCTTTATGCTTTAATAATATAATATTGATCTTTAATTTAGCAAGATGTCCTTTCTGCATTAGACTTTCTGTCTTAGTTACCTTAGAACATCTACCAAATACACCTTCTAATACTAGTTGATTTACATTAGTTCCATCCAGTGTTCCAGTAAATCCATACCTATACTTACAGTCATGTAACTTAGACATCAATCTTGTTAGTGATTTAGCCTTGAATAAATGTGCTTCATCGCCTATAATAACATCATAGCGTTCAAACCATTTACGTGGTTCTTTGTATATGGATTGCCAAGTAGTAATAGTTACTGGGTGTTCTGTATATTTTTCTTCTCCACCGTATATCTTATGACAGTATGCAGATGCTTTCCATCCATACTCTTCAAAGTCTTTATACATTTGTTCTACAAGAGAAGTCGTAGGAACTACAATTAGAACCTGTCTATTAACATTTACATGAAACCTAACCAATGAATAGATCATTAAGGATTTCCCACTGGCAGTTGGCGACAATAGGACTCGTCTGTTGTATCTCAGGCATTCGTATATTGCTTTCAGTTGGTAATCGCGTACTTTTACAGGAAGAGAAAGTGCCTTCACAAACCCTGTCACAGCCTCAGGAGTTATTAGATCGTTCTCCTCAAGTGGAAGACCAAAGTGATCGTGCTTCTGAATTTCGTATGTATAACCCTTCTTCTTTGCCCAGTCAATTAAATAAGAATATAAACCACAATAAATCTCTCCAGTAGCAGGAGAATATAATCTTACTTTTCCATCCCATCCTTTATACCTTCGATTTTTCTGCATATACTTTGCATTATCGACATCGAAAGTAAAAAAGTCTGCTAGTTCTTGATGGGTGGATGGTTCTGCGTCAACTTTTAAATATACTTCATTCTTCTTTTTGATCGTAAGATCCATGAATTACATACCACTTTGAAACCTCTCCCACTCGATAGCATTTTTGATTTGAAAGTTTCTACTTCCAATTTGCTTCAAGACTCCATCTAAAAAGAAGAGGACTTGATCTATATAGTCAATCTTCAACTGAAGTTTTTGTATGTCATCATCTGACTCGATGAACATATTAATTTCTTCTTTAGTTGTTAATTTAAAATCAAATGGTAGTTCCTTATATACTGCAGCAGTTGCTTTGCCCTTATAGTATATCCATTTTTGTCTTACAAGTTTTATAAATTCTGATTTTCTCTCCTTCTTCATCAAGGCATACGTGTTATATATTTCCATGTACCTCAAGTGTAGTTGAGGAATTCTTGTAGACTCCTCACCATACTTATCAGGATCAATAACAGAATCAGTTCTCCACTGTTCCTGTAATGCCTCTAGATTCATAATTAAATGCCTTGATCTTTTTGACTTTGAAGAAACTCCTTCATTGAGGATTGCATTTGCCCTTTGTTTTCAGATGGATGATCTTCCTTAATCCCCTTGCTGTCCTTCCACTTCTGATGAAGTGCTCCCAACATCCATGCCGAACTCAGACTCTTCGGTCCTTCTTTCAACAACTGGATTTGAAATTTCGATAGACCAATCGGGTTCTCCAAAAGTTCCTTTCTCCACCCGCTTAACCATTCTTTTGGTTCGGTGTTCTCTGTCATCTTGCTCCCATTTTTCGAGTAGTTGCTGTGATTGTGAATCTACATCCAACATGACATTACTTATCTTAACACGTATCCACTCTTTTTTCAAGTATTCGATCATACCTAATAAAAGATGTTGCGTAAAGGGGTTCTTAAACTTTCGTTTTACCCACCTTTCTGCCTTCATATACCAAGTAATTTTGCCTGATCCGATTAGTAGTGTCTTCTCAAACTTTATTTTTGGCATTACCGTTTGATGGTAGAGTTCACATTTCTTATTTCATATAGTATATATCTGAACGTAGCGGTAGCTGTTAGGTAGTTATTGTCACCAGATGTGACATCGAATGGTAAAGCACTCAATTCTACTGGGAAACATTCTTTAAATACAATATCAAAATTAGCCAAGTTATTATTATTCAGTACTTGTAGAGTAGCATCTGAAAATCTAGTATCTCTTTCTACTGGCACCCTCGATTCATTCCACTGTTCTTGCCAATCATTTCTTTCTTGCTGATCTTGAGGTGTTCCTAATGCTCTCATCCAGTTATGGAGTTCCATATAGTTTCTTAAATCTTCATCAACTATAAACTCGATAGTTAAATCTTGATATCTCATGTTTCCTTCTATAGGAATAGGAGCAAAACCACGTGTAGGTATATCAATATCACCCAACACCATTGTAGGAACGGTTGCTTTCTGACATAGAAACGCAGTCTTCCTTGCCTTTTCTATCAGAAAAACAAATCCTATCGGTGATAAGAAGTTCTTGTTTGTAAGTTGGTCTTTATACCAATTAGCCATTAAACTTTTTAACTATTTAGTCTTTTGTGTAAAATCAATACCTTCCATATGATCATACTCATGCTGAAAGATTCTTGCTATAAATCCTGTTAATTTAACCTTATGAAGTTCTTTTCCTTCATCCTCATACTTAACTATGATACTACTGGGTCTTGATATTTCTATAAACAATTCTGGATAAGATAAACATCCTTCTTCCATTACTACTTCTTCCTTCGATTCTTTTATTATTCTAGGATTAAAGCATGTGATAGTATCTTGAGTTTCCATATTAGAAATCATTACAAATGCTCTTTCCTCTATTCCTATTTGATTAGCAGAAAGTCCTACACCACAATAATGAAACATATTCTCAGTTAGAGTATATGATAATTTAGAACGATCTAAATTATAACTACATCCTTTGATCTTGCGATGTAGTAAAGAATCTTCTGGTGGGATTAAAGTTTTTAACATGTTGTATTTATGATAGCATAAAAAAAGAGACCCGAAGGTCTCTTAGTGATATATGTAATATCCGAATTACATGATGTTCGCAACTTGAACTCTTCTGTAGTACTTATTGCTGTTAGCTGTAAGTGCTCCAGATCCTTGTGTAAGTCCCTGTGAGAATGGGTTAGAAACCATACCGTAACGAGTCTTGAAACCAATTTTTGGTTGGAAGGTGTTAGGGTTGATTGCTCTAACTTGCTGTAATGGAACGTAAGGACAGTAGAATAATCCTGCGTCATAAGGTGAAGTACCTTTGTATCCTGCAACATAGAAGTGCTTGTCTGCTACGTTTGCTGAATATGGATCAACGTAAACCTTGATTCTTCCGTTTAATGTTCCAACAAGAGTTGAAGATGTATCGTCTACACCTGTCAAAGCGTTGTTACCATTAAGAGCAGGAGCGTAATCAAGAACTCCAGCCATTCCAAGAGCAGATGCAACGTCTGCAGAGCAGATTAATATGTTGCCCTTCCCGCGACGAGTCTGTTGCCCGATAGCGTTGGAATCTCTTTCGATCTGGAATAGAAGTCCTTTGAACTTCTCAACTGACCATCTACCATTTGAGTCAACGTCAAGGTCAAAGATACCTGCATCAGCAACGTTATTCTGTGCACCTTCTACTGCGTTAACGTAGATAGTACGAACAACTTCTCTGTTTATTTCAGCAAGTATTTCTGTTGAAAGAATATTAGACAATTCTTGCTCGGCATCAAGACCATGAATTGCTTTCAAGTCTTGAGCAAGTTCGATTGAATACTCAGCCTTTAGTGCTCTGGATTTCGCTGTAACGGTTACTTTCTCGATTGAGAAACCCATCTCTCTGAATGCTGTAGATGCACTAGAGTCATCTAAACCTTCAGCAGTGGTTGTAGCCATACCTGCTCCGTCACCTGTTAACTCGTAAGTTCCTGGTGATGAGTCGTTAAGAACACCTGGGTTTGCACCTTCAGCGTCGTTAACTGCAGAACTTGATGCTGTTGGGTCATAGTTTGATAAACCTGTACCTGCACCACCAGAGAAACCTGCGTTAGGCTCGTTGAACATTGCTTCACGGAAGTCGCTAGAAGCAGGGCTTCTTTCGCTACCATAAGCTGTTCTCATTGCAAAGATAAGTCCTGTAGGACCTGTCATTGGTTGAACACCTGCGATATCGTAAGCGATCAACATTGGCATTGATCTTCTGATCAATGAAATTAGAACTGGGTCGAAACCTGCGACTGGACCTGTTGCGGTTGCACCGCCACCGAATCCACCTGTTCCAACTGTTTGAAGAGTTTCGTTTAAAGCATTCCCTTCTTCTCTTAATGCTATTTCTTGGTTCTCAAGAAGTTGTGCGACTACGCCTTTCTTATATGTGTCCTCGATGCCTGGAAGAGCTTCGTGGTTTAGAACGGGTGCCCACTTTTCTTGGAGTGATTGTAGTGACATTATGTCTCCTAAGTTAGTAGTTTATTATTTGGACCAACGAGCGATTGCATCCACGTATTTACCCATGGTACCGCTTGCTGTACTTTCAACTAAGGGTTCTGAACTTTCCTCGGTGGGTTCTGTCTTTGCAGCTTCTGCAGCGACTTCAGCCTTCCTAGTGAAATATGATTCCTTAATTGTCTCGACTTTTGATTTAAAGTCTTCTTCATTTTCAAACTCAACACCCTCTGCTAAAGAAGCAAGCTTCTCTTTTTGAGTCTCTGCGAGACCTGCAGCACATTCGTTCACGATTTCCATTTTAACAAACTCTCCAATCCTCTTGTTCAAAGATACATTAGAGTCGATTTGCTCATTGAGTTTCTTTTCCATATCATCTAATTCCCCTGCCATACCATCAAGCAGGTTATATTTGTCTTCGGGAACATCAAAATTATGTTCTACGAAGAGACCTTTTAGACCGTTAAAGAATGACTCTGCCATCTCAGTCTTTATACCGTGCTCAACAGCGAGTGAATTCTCTTTGATCCACTGTTCAGCAGCATAAGATAGATAGTCATCAACTTTTTCAGCCAATTCTGTTTTGATCTTCTCGACTTCTTCAGTCAGAGTAGATTCAAATGCTTCGGTTAACGCTTTAGTTTCCTCATTAACACGTGAAGTAACTGCAGCTTCAAAGATTGTTGCAGCTTTTACTCTGAACTCTTCTGTGAGTTCTTCACCAGAGACAAGAGCGTCAACATCTTGAGTAAAGTCGTACTTGGTTTCTTCAGACTCTGGCTCTTCTTGGATTGTTTCGCCATCTTTCTTCTCCACGTCATCGAAGATTTTACTTGACAGTGCACCAGGCATGGAACTCGATGCGTTGCTAGGTTTCGTCTTTAATGAGGAATCCTTAGTAGCACCTACAGGTGATGCAGCTTTAGCTCCTAGATTTTCTGTTCCTTCTGGTTTACCCTTACTATCGGATCCACCGATATCAGTGTACTTACCTTGGGAAGTATCAATCTTTTCTCCAGACGTTGCACCTTTTGTTATAGCTGCTGTTCCAGTTGCTGCGTCTTCTTTCACTGTTTCCATGTTATCTAACTCTTTAGTAGAGGTCTCAGACATTGTTTAACTCCGATTTCTTAGCGTTATATACAGTTTTATTTATAAACTACAGACTCTTAAGAAACTTTTCAAATGCGGAAAGCTTCTTTTCCTGTAAGTTTATGAGAGTTGCATGGTCAATTTCATCCTTAATTTCCGCAATAGCTGCTTCTTTTAAGATGCCATTATCCCAAACCCACTCTTTTCCTTCCATGATTCCATCCACAAAAGCGTCTGGAGCAGAAGGGTCTGCTACTATATCAGCAGCAGTTGCAAGCATAAAGTCATCTTGGACTATGTTGCAATCAGATTCTTTCTTCAGAGAACCCATTCCTCTTGAAGAAACTCCTAGTCTTACACCTTCACTTAGTAGTGATGATGCAATGTTACCCATAGGTGTATCAAGTATCTTTGCTCTTCCAACGAAATTATTTCCGTCTTCTTTCAAAGATTCGATCTTATGTGATACTCTATCTAGGTTAATTGAAGGACCGTCTGGATGTCCAAGTTCTCCAAGTGCACGACCTTTTCTGATCTGTGACTCTTCGTACTTAGCAACTTCTCTCTGAAGTGTTTTGAAAGGATACATCCTTCCATTTTTATTTGTTATCTCAGATTGTAGAAATATACCTTCTATAAAGTGTGATTTTTTACCACCCTTTTCTTCAGTAATAAATTCTACTGCTTCGATTTCTTCAGCTATTAGTCTCATTGTTGGGTTCCTCTACGGGTTCTTCGGCAGGTGGTTCTGTTTGAACCTCACCTTCTGGTGGTTCATGAGGCATTCTACCTGTTACAGGTTCTACCTTTGTTTCACCAGATCCATCATCAACGAGTTTATCTTCTAGATCATCCGCAACTGCTTGTGCAGTTTGATCCATATTAAACCCCATTGTTTTTGCAAATTCGGCTTTCTGAGCTTGTATTGCATCATAAGCTGTAGCACTTAATGCATCATTCATTGCATCAACTGCTTTTGCTTTTTCATCACCAAAGATGTGGTCGATGATAGTGTTTGCTATTTCGCTTGCCATAAATTAGTTACCTTCATTATCTATTTAGTAATTAGAATTCCCCTCGCTTTAAATCAGCAGGGTCAATCGCGGACTTTGGGTCTTGGGGTACTCCTTCATCGGGTGGAACTCCACCCTCTTCACCTGGCATTACTCCCATTTCTGCAGCCATCTGATCTTCTGGAGACATAATTAATCCTGCCTCCGTTTCTGCCTCTATCTGTTTATCTATTTCTTTAATTTCCATATCAGTCTGTTTAAGAATCTGACGACGTATGTGTTCGATAGAGAAGTATTTACCGACATAAGGATCCATCTGATTAACTTCATTCATCCTTTCATTACGGATTTCAATCTCTTTGAGTTCAGTAAAGTAGTTATCAGCGATATAATCAAACTGAATATGTTCTTTATACTCTTCCCAATCTTCAATAGATATAATTCCTTTTAGAATTAATTGAGTCTTGAGGAGATCTATAAACAATTCTCCGAAACGTTTACGCAAACGTGCAACAAACTTTTGGAATTTAACTTCATCACGTGTGATTTCTGCAGCACGTCCAATGTTAAATGTAGTTTCTGTTTCTAACCTTGAGTTCGGAACGTTGAGTGATTTGTATAATTTCTTTTGGAAGTATTTGACATCCTCAAGTTCTCCAAGATTTTGTCCACCTGGCAACGTAGTGATTTCAGTACCTCGTCCTCCTTCTCGTCTGGGTAACCAGAAGTCTTCGAGCATTGACATGAATTTTTTGTCATCTTTAATCTCTCCTGTGTTTGCATCATATACAAGTTTGTTTCTGTAACGACCCATAACTTCACGAAGATATTGCTCCGCTTTGTTCTTAGGTAAGTTACCAACATCGATATAAAATATTCTTCTTTCTGGTGCTCTTGATAGTCTGTATATAACTAAACTATCTTCAATCATTCTTAACTGATTGACTGCCTTAATTGCTTTGTGTAAGTGTGATAACACCATGTTCTTATTGAGATCCTGTATACCAGAATGACAATATGTAATTGAATCAGGTGCAATTTTTAATCCTTGATTAGTAGAATTTCTAAGACCTTTAGGATTATACAAGAAATACTCAGCACTCTTCTGAGTCAACTGAGTATTCAGATCTTGATTCCTTAACTCGCCAGGTTTCTTCTGTTCATACTCTGTAACCTTACGGATCTTACGAGGATCAATATAGCGTAATTCTACCAAACCGTTACGTGGTTTCTTCGGATCTATAACTTTATGATAAAATAATCTACCGTCAACATACCATCTACGGAAGATCTCATAAGATCTATTATCAAAATCTAATAAGCGAAGAATCTCATCAAACTCTTCTCTCATTAATTTTTTAATTTTTTCAGATACCTTGAGGTTAGATAGTTCTAACTCTACAGGTACGTCATCAAAGTTACCACAGATAGTTTCGTTAACTACATCGTCAACCGCACTATCACATTCTGGTTGTAGAACCATCTCTCTATAACGAGTGATTAGTTCATACTCATTTCTAATTTGTCCATCAAAGTCAACAGAGTAGCCATAGTAACCACCACCAACTACGGGTTGTGATCCGTCTAAGCTATCTTTTTGAACAAAAGAAGGTCCCTTGGGAACCTTCTTTGCTCTCTGCAGTGAAAAACCGAAGAGCTGCTGTGCCATTATATTTTAATGATTGTTCCTACTATATTTAGGAGGTTACTGAGAAGTCAATTCTGGCATCCAGTATTGGACTTGTAACTCCACTGTGAACTCTTCAACTGCGTCATTATTACCGAAATCAAGATCGATTGCAGCGATATTACTTGGGAATACGTTATAGAACTTATAAGATTTAAGAATCTTAGGTTGCTCACCCGCTTTAAGATCTCTTGCCAACTGATGAACTTTCATATCCGCGAAGTAACCAGTACTATCAGACTTGTCACCAAGACCTGCAGCTGATGTAAAGTTCTCATTATATGCTTGAATACTTGATGCCCACAATTCAAATGCGGTTCTGACTTTGAACCCACTGTCATTCATAACAGTAATTGTCCAAGGTTCAAATGTCCTGTCTCCCGCAATCTTTAATACTCTTCCTCTGAAAGGAACTTCAATAACACCAACCTGAGATGAAGGTAGATTAGCTGCTCTCACAGTAAACTTCCCTAAATCAATAAGGTCTGCTCCTTGAAGTATATCAGTAGGGAATGCAAGATCGACTTGGAATAGATTAGGACGTGCGAAGTCGGAGGTGACTTTCGCTTTAAAATCATCAATAGTTCCTCTTTCTGCCATTGGTTCCTTTATATAAAAAAATTTCCGTCAGTAGTATTTAGACAAAATAAAATTTTTAAGCATAAAAAAAGACCCCCGAAGGAGTCTTTCTTCAATATTCCAGTGCTAGCTTGCTACCTCACCGAAACTTACACCTGTCCGTGTTGCAACGAATGTTAGTGTAATGTAGTTAATTGTGCGTGTTGGCTTCAAGTATACTTCCGCATAAAATTCTCCACGGTCAACTGCCTCTGGAGTATTGTTAGAAGAATCACACTTAACAATAAAGTCTGTAACACCTCTACGTCCTTGAACATCCCTTAGATAAGGTTCGATGATATTAACAAAGAGTGATCTTTGTGACTCATCGTTCTGTTCAAAGAGTTGTGCTTTAGCAGCACCAGAGATAACTCTCTCAACAACCAAGAACAAGCGACGAATGTTAATTCTATCAAATGCACTTGCAAATCCAAGAGCAGTCTTATCACCGAATAGTACCACACCCTGACCAGGGAAGGATACGATTGGGTTAACTCTGTTTGCGTATAAGTTATCACGCTGAGTTTTAGTTGGTGTATATGCTAGTTTAATAGCATTTCTTAGAACACCACGTTGGAAACCTGCAGGTGAGAACCATGCTTCAGCAGTTTCTGTTGCTTGTAAACATAGACCTGCTACGTCACCGTTACAAGGAATGTATCTATAAACATCATTATACTTATCGTAGATATATTTGTATCCAGAATCAAATACCATGTAAGAAGAACTTGGTAATTGCTTGAAGAAGTCAATTATATTTGAAGTAACAGTTGTTCCACTACTTACACCAACAACGTTTGCACGTCTAGGTGATACGAATAACATACAGTCTCTACGCTCTTCTACGATATTTGTTAGTGAAGTAATCTTAGCGATTGCACTTGCGTCATCAGCACCAGAAGGACCAGCGAGAATAAAGTCGATTGTCTGTGACTCAGGATCTTCTACTAATTGATATGCAGTAGCGATATCAGTATTTGAAACTGTATAGTTACCACCAGATGTTGCATAATCTGCACCACTGGCAAGTCTGTAGTAATATGTTGAGTTGTTCTTAGAACCTATTGTTGTTCTTCCATCAGGATAATCTGTTGAACCAGCTGCAGAACGTAGTAAGTTAAACTGTTTGTTCTGAGCACTTCCACCAAATACACCATCAGAAGGAGTTCCAGTAGCAGAGAATGTTGTATCCTCGTGCTCACCCCAATAAACATATTGAGACTTTTGCTTAAGAACTTCTGGATAGTAGTTAGTTTCTCCAACGGAAGTCTTAGCATCTGATGCCTTTGATAAACCGACAAATCTTTCAAGTAATGCACCAACAGTACCTGTGATTTTACCGTCTATATCAATGACAAGAACGTGTAGTTCATCTCTGAATCCACCATTTGCAACTGCAAACTGTGAAGTCTCAGGACGTGGAGCCACGTTAATCCACTTTACACCAGGTAGATACTCACGCTCTGCATACTCATTTCTTACAGAAGTAATAGAGAATGCTGTAGAGTTTGTATCTTGGATGCTATCAGCAGCTGCAAAAGCAACAGTGCCTTTGTCAGATGCGATATATAATTTTCTTTCAATACCACCTGTAGCGATATCGCAAGTATTTGATCCTTGAGTTATTGTTTGACCATCAGCGATGATACCAGTAACTCCACCACCAGGTAATCCAATCTCTAATTTAAGATTTGTTGGATCCCATGCTAATACATTAACTGTTTCGTTAGAACCAGAAATACTAATAGTAGTTGTTGTACCAGGTGTAAAATCTCCGACAACGCTTGTTACTGTTAAGACAATAGAGTATTTGAATACTTTACCTGCAGCACCAGAAGATGCAGTTACAGCAGCATCAGCGACAAACTCAGGATCGTTACCAGAACCAGGAGCAGGTATAACAGCGATTTGATCAGCACCTGAGTCAGTTACAAATATACCGATTGAGTTACCTTTAGAACCTGCAGTTCTAGCTGCCCAAGTCCAGTTGTTATTTGCTTCTTCGTAAGATGTTTCGTACGATTGTAAATTCTTAATTAATGGAGCAGTTCCTGTATCAACAGCATTTTTCAATGATGCAGATGATACGCGGATTGTTTTTAATGTTCCACCATATGCAAGATACTGTGCTGCTGTAAACCAATACTCATAGTTGTTATCATTTGGTTCACCAAACACTTCTGCAAGTTGTCTCTCACCTGAGACCTCGATGATTTCTTCTACAGGTCCCAACTCAAAGGGGGCTGCCATTACACCAATATTCGCAGTTGATACTGTAGAGACAGTTGTCAGATCTCTCTCTTGTACTACTACACCTGGCGATGATTGATTCGCTGCCATGTTTATATACTCCTAGAATGCCTTAGCGGTTGTCTAAGATTATTTATATTTTTGAAACGTCACCTAAAGTCAAGCATGTGCTGAACGTCGCCATATTCCGCGAGTTCCCATCTTTCTCCTTGAGCATCCACAATAACATCATCTTCTAAACCATCAGATACAAACCCAAATGGTGCCATATCTTGTTCTATTGATTCTCTTTGATCCGCATATATTCTTGCCCTCACATCGTTATCATTCATTTCCTTAAAGTAATCTTGCATTGCCATCCATGCAAAAATAACAAGACACATGGCAAGGTCATCATGACATCCATCTTCCGCTTGAAATGAATTACCTTTTTGAATAAACGTAGTTAGTTCTGAAATAGTATCATAATCTGGAATTAATAATTTATCATCTTCTATTAATGCTTTAAGATTAGAGCAACCAACTTGTTTAACTGCAGTACTCATCTTTACACCTAGTTGTGTTTTCTTACCAGAGAAACCTTGTCCTAGTTGTTGACCTGCTCTACCACGCATAGCAGCCATTAATAGATTTTCATATTCCAAATCATATTGAATGATGTCTGCTACTTGTCCACCTATGTCATTTACTTCACATAAAATATATGCATTGTTATAATTCTTTGCCACATTGACAATTATATCTGGAAAGATAATAGGTTTAATTTCATTGTTCTTATACCTTGCAACCATTTTATACGGAACGGTTGTTGTATCCATCACGCAAAATGCTGAATAGTCTCCTCCGATACCACGAGAGACATCAACAGTAAGTATATAATTATTTCCTTCCTTGCGATCTTCATAGACTGCTAACCCCCTATTCTGTGTTATTGGATCTGAATATGGCATTACTCCTAACTTACTAGGAGATATAAGAGTATCAACTGAACCTAAAAATTCACAATCAAATTCAACTCTGAACTGTGCTTCAGAAGTATTTTCTATAGTCTGTTGTTTCCACTTGGCATCTCTGCCAGGTACTTGAGACCAGTGCACCTCAGTAGTTATATAATTATTTACTCCTCTTTGTGCATCATGCCAAATCTTATAGTAAAGATTCATCCCGTGAGGAGTGGAGATAATAATAACTTTAGTTGACTTACCAGATGAAATTGTAGGATACACACTAGCAAAAAACTGTTCAGCAATATGATTCGGAACGAACGCGAATTCGTCCAAAAATATAATGTTAAAGGACATACCGCGAACAGCAGAAGCACTAGTACTTGAAGCCAGAATCTTACTCCCGTTCTCCAACTCCAAGGATCCCTTGTTCCACCCCAGTATACCTTGTTGCATCCATTTAGGAAGATTCTCGTAAGATAACTGTAAACGTCCCAACATTTCTCTTGCAGTTGGTGCTTTGTTTGCGAGGATTGCGACATTTACATTAGGATTAAAAAGAACAAACCATAATAGATATGCTGTAACGACTGTTGACTTACCAGACTGTCGTGGTAACTTTGCTATATTAAATCTGTTGTCATGGAACTTTTGAACCATGTCCTCTTGAAAGTCATATAGGTCAAATGGCACTACACCTTCATCAAGAGAAACAATCTTAATATATTTTCTTATAAAGTAAATCGGATCTTCAGCACATTTTAAATACTCAGCAACTTGTTTCTTAGTAAAGTTCTGAGGAACATTTGCTTTCTTAAGATTCGGATTACCTAGGTATACACCTTGTTCTGCCATTAACCTGCCTGTAAAGTTCCAAGTGATCTACGTATTTCTCTCAACTCTTCAAAGTCTTTCTTCTTCGTGCCTCCGTCATATTCCCATGCATAACCTTCGGTGATCATTTTTTCGTTGAGTGATACATCGTCATCGCCAACATATAACCAACCAAGAAGCCTACCGTACTTACCCATACCACCAACAAGTTCTGTTCTAATAGTGAGTTCGTCGTCTCCTGCAATAGTATCCTCTAAATTTTTTTTCATCCAGTTTGTAGCATCTATACCTAATGCTTTTTCTTCTAGATCTCTTGTTCTCTTCTCAGGAGTATCGACTCCTGCTATACGAACTCTTTCTTTTTTTATAAGATCAAAACCTAAGTCAATGGATACATCAATCGTATCTCCATCCACTACTCGGTCTATCGACACTACTCGGAAGTTGTAACAACTCTTCCTGCTCGGTGGCACCATTGCTCCCATAATCATTCTCCAAGAATTCTGCTAGTGCACTATTTATAGTATCTGCAGGATTGGGTTGATTCTGTTGTATTTGATATTGTCTTGCATCTTCTAGTGCTTCATATAAGTCATCATAAAATTGATCTCTATCATCAATGAGATTCGCTGTTACTGGAGCTGTCCCGCACATGGTCAGACTCATTAGTAGTGGTAGTAGTGATAGGATTCGGATACCATTCATCGTACTTGAAGATCCAGTAAATTACAATGCCAACTGCAATTAACAGTATAGCACACATTATATTTATTGACCAGACTACTGTGACCATTATTGCCAGTATTCGTCCAATACATCAAATGTCTTGTTTAAATATTCGTTTGCACCTATACATTCCCACTTACCCTTTTCTCCTATCTCACACTTATAATGTAACTCTCTCTTTAATTGCATTAACCTATTGGTCATAGCAACCTTGTCTAGTCTTCCGTTCATTCATCCTCCTTGATACAATACTCTGCAGCATTTGGGTTATTAAAACCATTAAGGTCTTCCCTTGCTTGCTTAATAGCATTATATGCATCTTCTGCATACTCACAAATTTCATAATGATGATTCTGGTTATCGTGATAACCAACCGTATAATGGGACATGATCTTTCAACTCCATTCCTAGTATTTATTGATACAGTTTATTTCTTTGAAATTTCATCAGGGTTTGAAGACGGTATTTTTACTGACTTCATATCATGATCTCTTTGAAGGTTCAATAATTTTTTTATAGAGGCAAGTTCCTTTTCTACCTCTTTAAGTTCTTTTTTTCTATCCATAGTGGGTATCTTACTAATTGTAATGATACGCTGGCTTAGTAGTTTTCTTAGGCATCTTACCCCCTCTTACTTTAGTTCCTGTAGTCTCTCCTGCACCACTGGGATTCTTCCCTGATTTTGATTTTCCTAGGCTGATTGACTTTTTAGGTTTTTTAGATTGGGTGTCATGTAACTTTGCGGGTTTGTCTTTGTCTTTGGTGATTACGGATTCTTGTCCATGTTTACGACCTAAACGACGCATTACTTTTCCAAAACGACGTTTGCTCATTTTATTTGGTTTAGATGTTTGGTAAGAAACTTCCTTTCCAGTCCCTTCCTTTCCATCATCTGATTTGTACTTGTACTCACCTACACCTTTTTTATATCCGATACCTTTTTTCTTTAAATCTTTTTCAAGACCTTTCCGCTTTTCTCTATTCTTTTTCTCATCTCCACCTCTGTCAGCCGAAATGTTTCCAGTTACATTTTTCTTGGATTTTGTAAGCATCCTTGTTGTAGGATTGCCTTCGACTAATTGGATAAAGTCTGAATAGTACATAACTTTAAGTTGTTCCTTTTGTGCTAGTTTATTTGCAGTGGCATACATCACTTCTTTGTCACGTTTTCCATAAAGTTTTTTGAACCTGTGTTGGTTCTTCTTCATTCCACGAACGATGCGTTCTGCTTCTTGATTAACCGTTGGCATGCTAGCCTCCGACAACTTGCACTTCTTCTACTATTACTGCACTTGTTGCTGCAGCAATTTTTACACAGCGTTGAACTAGTGCTTTAGGACCTGATGAATGTGTGTAATCAGCAGATGCACTAGATGAATCTATATCTGTACTTAACATATTAACATTGTTAGCTGCAGTTATTTTCTTTCCTGCTGTTCCTGCAGATAAAAAGTTACTGTCTATGGTAGGACTTGTACTGTTATCTACAACAGCAATGAAATCTCCTACAGAAAACGGATGGTTGGCAGAACTATCTTGTAGATGTTGTCCAACAAAGTAATCTGCGGTAGAATCGTCTACTGCTTTTATAATCTGTGCTTGACCTGGCTTACCACCTTTAACAAGAATGAATTCATTCTGAACAAGTGTGATTGCAGGACCACTACCGAAGGTTACAGTTGCTGCACCTGCAGTAGATCCAACTCTATAAAACCCAGTTTTTACAACCTGATATTCGGTTGCACCTGCTGAAATAGTGTTGGTGCTTAATACATTAAGGACTGTCATTGTCTTTGTCTATGTTGTTTCTGTATCTTTATTTATCTGTTTTTGTTGCTTCAACATCTTCTGTAGATCAGATGTGCTCCCTACAAACATAGCATTAGTTACATTTGTAGGACCTTTTTTCTCTTCTTTATCAAGGTCTTTCATCTTACCTTGTAAGTCAATTAACTTATCTGCTACATCTCCCACAGATTTGATGAGTTGCCCAGCCACCTCATAAGCACGAGGATGATCTGACGCTCGTGCCACATCAAGTATGCCATCTACTGCCTCCTGTCCTTTCATTACTAAGTTATGTAGTTGAGCACGAGATATCTCGTAATCCTGTTGTACATCAGGTGTTTCACTCTTCTTAAGAGAAGGTTTAACTTTCTCTACATGTTTTTTCAGTTCTGATGGTTCAGTTCCGAAAGTTTTATCTAGTCCGTCAAATGGATTCATCGGCACCACTCACAGGGTTATACTTCTTCTGATCTTGGAAGAATGAAGTAGTTTCATTAAATCCAAAATCATCATCTGAATCGACCAATACATCATCAGCAGCATCAAGTTTGAATACTTGTGCACCACCCACTGCAGTTGCTGCTACAGTTCCATTTCGACCTCTTTGTACATGAACTGTGTTACCTGTTATATTAGTAACTTTCATAACTTCACTACCAATATAAAGATCGTCCCATTTAGCAAGAGTAGATGCGTCTACAACAGGGATGTTAGTAGTTGATGCTGTAATGTTACCTGATAGCGTAGTAACTACAACTCCATCCTTATCTGACCATGCTTCTGGTGTAGCAGTGTAACGAACTTGTCTTGGTGCGACACTTGTATTTGTAGATGAATAGTAATCGACCTGTGTCTTCTTGATAACTTTCTGCTCTACAACAGGACCGTATAGGTATGTCTTTGCAGTGAATCTTAGAGTATAAATGATTGCTCTACGAGTAGAAAAATCTGCTTCATAATCATCTTCATAGTCTATAGATTGTAGAACTACAGGCACATCTTTTATCTCTTTCATTTGAGTTATTAACTTCACAGGTAAATTATAATGAGGTTGAAATATAGGTAATATCTGTTCTAAAATTTGTAGACCATCATCTTGGTTCTTAGAAATAATTGCTAGTTCAAAATCTAAATTGTATGGAACTGGCATGTAAGTATTATAATTTTTATCTACGTCTTTTGTAATTTTTATCTTCTGAGTAGGAGAAACTTTTCTACCAGGATCATACATAACACCTGCAATCTCAAAAGAAATTCTAGGTAAAGTAATCTGAACTCTTTTATTTGTAGGATCAGGGTTCTGATCTAAACGTGCTAAGAATTTTTGCTTAGGACCATAAGCAAGAGGAACTTTCATGACCTCAGTGTTTCTTCTCAATTCAATATTGTTGAATAGAGTTCCAAAACCAACGATGGTCTTTCTGAATATTTCGTGATACGAATAAGTGCCTAGCATTAGATTGTCAAGTCATTAGTGGATCCGACTGATCCAAATGGATTAGTTTCGGAGAAGTCAATAATATCATCATCAGCAGTTTCAAACTCATTGTTTTGATCGTACTCGATGTTTTTATTATCTATGGTGTTATAAGATGCGGTTGTCCAAGATGCACTAGATGTGCCTCCTGTAAGTGTTTCGGGAACTGTGAATGTTCCAGAACGATTTATAACAATAAGAGTTCTAGTAGCAGAATCCCAAGACTTAACTTCAGCAGTAACATTAGAAGAACCACCTGTTACAGTCTCACCTACAGTAAAGTCACCACTACCACCAGTAGCAAGACCAACTGTAATAGCATTTGCAAATGCAGTCTCGATAGCATCTAGTTCTGCAAGACCAGTATCGATTGATTCGTCACTGTACTCGAAGAGTTCACACTGACATTCCCATACAAAATTTCTACCTAACTGATAGAAAGGTCTTTCTACTTCTACAAATTGTATTTCAAATAAATGTTTTGTTATTGGAAACCATATTAGATCCCCTTCGTTAGGTCTTCCTTCGACATTAAGGACTGTAGAGTCGTCAATTTTTTCTTTAAACTTTTCACGGGAGAATATAAACGTTGTTTTATCTTCGATACGTATTCCAAATTTTGTAAGTAACTCACCTTGTCCTTCCCATCCTTCGACATTATTGATATATGCTCTGATTGGTTTTGCAGACTCGAACTTACCATCTGAATCTTCTCCGAAAACCGTGTCACGATTGACGATAGTCCTTGGAACATAATAGATGTCTTGTCCATAAATTTCAATACTCTCTACTACTAAGTTTTCAATAAATTTTTGTTCTTGTTCAGAACCATTCGCTCTCAAACGACCACTATTACTGTAGTCTGATTGAACGTAATCTTGAGCAGGAGTATTAGAAATTGCCATTTTAACCTACCAAATCTAAAGGTGGAAGTTCATAACGATTACGAAGTTCTTCTTCAAGATCTTTCTTAAAGGTTGATCCATCTTCTAAGATCTGTCTACCGTTTAAAGTGACACCACCTAGCATCTGAATGCCATCATACTTACTCAAGTTTCTACCCCACTGTTGTTGGAATAATGCTTCTACATAATCCTTTAACCAGTTGTCATTATACATTGCTGTATATGTATCTGGATCTTGTCTCATAGTGCAGTCTACTAGTATGTAGTCTCCTGCAGTAAAGTCATTCCAATCCATATCCATATAAATTTTTCCTTGATGCTCATTCCATTTAACTCTACGATTCTGTTGAGAATTAGTTACCCAATCAAGAGTTTCAAGATACTGTGAAGTTAAGAAGTAATGTAATATATGTCCATGCGTCATTGCATAGATATCATTTAAAAATATTTGATATTTAATATTAAAAATATTACCAGGTACTATACTTGATGCACCAATCATTGTATATACATGATTTATTCCTAGCATGCCAGGTGGTGAATCAACATAATTTTTTGCTTCATACCACGCAGTAGAACCTTGTTGATCGTAAGTTTGTGCAGCAGTTTTTATAGCATCAGTAACTTCTATTCTCATGAATGACTTATAACTTCCGTTATAATGATATTCTTGATAGTAATCTATTGCCTCTTCTATTAGATCATCTAATTGCTCAGTAGCAACGTTAATGTCTATCGTAGGATATCCTAATCTACGAAGAGCATAGTCTTTTAATTCAGTTTTACTTGCAGGTTGAGTTGCCGACATTTGTTATTATCCGAATGAACTTATAGTCAAGTTAGTAACATCATTAGCACCAACAGTTTCTCCAGATTTGAAGAATCCGTCTACATTATCAACAGTAACAGAACTGCTATCCATAGCAGTGATAGTTCCAGTAGTTCCAGAAGTTGCTCCTATTACAGTTCCACCGATTTCCATTGCAGTAATGTCACTTAGTGAGAAGGTTGCATCTGTGAATACAGTAGCAAGGTTAATTGTTGCATCAACAAATATGCTTGCAACATCAAACGTTGCGTTGTTACTGAACACTGCAGATATAGGAATTGTTGCTCCATTACCATGTATTGCTGACACAGTAAATTGAGCAGTTCCACTACCTCCTGCAATAGTTATAACTTCAGATGCTGCATAACCAGATCCATCATTGTTTATTGTAACAGCAGTTATCGCTCCATCTCCATCAACTGTAGTATCAACTGTCAATCCAGTTCCTGATCCAGATGAAGTTGTTGCAACTCCAGTTCCAGATGAATATCCAGTTCCTGCAGTTGTAATAGAACCAAGAGTCTTAGCACCTGTTCCATTAGCATTTGCAATAGTAACAACATCAGATGCAGCATAACCAACTCCATCATTATTGATTGTAACCCCAGTTACTACTCCTGCTGATGTAGTGATGTCAACTGTCAATCCAGATCCTCCACCACCTGTTACTGCAACCGCAGTTGCGTTAGAATATCCTGTTCCTCCAGTAGCAATAGTTCCTAGTGTTTGTACTCCACCACCGTTAGGGTTAGTAATAGTAATAGTGTCATCAACAGCATATCCTGATCCTGCAGCATTTACTGCAACCCCAGTTACTTGACCACCTGATGTAGTAACATCTACTGTTAAACCGCTTCCCCCACCACCAGTTGTTGCAACTGCAGTTCCATCAATGTAACCAGTTCCAACAACAAGAGTATCTGTTGTAGCTACTCCACCTGCATTAGGATTTGTAAGTGTAATTGTTTCACCATTTGCATAACCAGTTCCTGCAGCATTAACTACAAGGTTTGTAATTGCTCCAGATGCATCTACTGTAGTATCAAGAGTTAATCCTGTTCCTGATCCACCAGTTGTTGCAACAGCTGTTGCATTACTGAATCCACCAGTTCCAGTTACTAATGATCCAAGGTTCAATGTAGCAACACCACCTGCATTAGCATTTGTGAGTGTTAAAGTATCGCTTATTAAGTATCCAGTACCTGCAGCATTTAATGTGATTCCAGTTATAGCACCATTTGTTACAGTCGTATCAACTGTTAATCCAACTCCAGTTCCACCATTAGTTGCAACTCCTGTTGCTCCTGTGAATCCTCCTAGACCACTTGCTGTAATAGATCCAAGTGATACAACAGCACCAGGTGTAGGATCTCCAGATAGATTTAATTTTAATGTTGTTGTAGTAGCAAGATTAGATAACATTGCTTTTAGTTGATCATAAGCATTGTCAAGTTTTGCTTGAACTCTTGCTTCTGTATAGTATTGATTAGATGTTCCTTCTGATAGATTATCAGTATCATGGTTGTTAAGGTTTGTTGCCTGTGTTGCAGTAGCAGGAACAATATCAACAGTTCCGTCAAAGGTTGTGCCACCGATAGTTCTTGCAGTCTCTAAGGCAGTTGCAGTATCAGCGTTACCTGTAAGAGCACCTGTTACATTAGCAGTAATAGAGTTGGTAACATTAATAGTATCGACATATACATATGCCCACTTAGCTGTACTAGATCCTAAATTCCAAGTAGAACTAGCAGCAGGAAGAATTGTTCTTGCAAAGGTATTGTTATTAGTTAAGTTACCACCAAGATCACCAGTTACTTGAGTAATAGTTGCTGAGTCACCAGTAAAGTTATCTGAGTATGTGTATGCATATCTCTGTGTATTTGATCCTAAGTTCCAAGTGGAATCAGCAGAAGGTAATACATTTTTTGTTGTTGAGTTGTTATTAGTTAAGTTACCACCAAGGTTACCAGTTATCTGAGTAATAGTTGCTGAGTCACCAGTGAAATTGTCAGAATATGTGTAAGCCCATCTGACAGTATTAGATCCTAAATTCCAAGTAGAATCTGCAGCAGGAGTTAAGTTCTTCGCTGTACTGGTTGAGTTAGTTAAGTTACCACCTAGATTACCAGTTACTTGAGTAATAGTTGCTGAATCACCAACGAAGGCATCTGAATAAGTATAAGCCCATCTGACAGTATTTGATCCTAAGTTCCAAGTAGAATCAGCAGCAGGAACAAAATTCTTTGCGGTGCTAGTTGTATTAGTTAAATTACCACCAAGATCACCAGTTACTTGAGTAATAGTTGCTGAATCACCAGTAAAGTTATCCGAATAGGTATAAGCCCATCTAACTGCATTTGATCCTAAATTGTATGTGCTATCAGCAGCAGGAGTTAAATTCTTTGCAGTACTGTTTGTGTTAGTTAAGTTACCACCTAGATTTGCAGTTATAGTTCCTGCAGCAAAGTCACCGTTACCATCACGTAAAACTAAGTTGTCAGATGCATTGTTAGGTGTAGAAGCAACGTTAATAGTTGTGTCACCTGAGACACCATCAGCGTTGGTAAGTGTTATACCTGAGTTTCCTGTAACTAGTAAAGTTCTTTGTGCGAAAGTATTAGCAGCAGTTCTTACAACATAACCTGTGCCAGTCATTCCTGATAATCCAGTTATATCAGGATCATCAAATGTTGTTGTAAGTGTAATATCTGAACCACCATTAATGCTTATAGTTCCATTTACAACACCGTCAACAGTTAATGTTCTAGCAGTCTTCCATTCGTCAGCAGTAAGTGCGTTACCTTGAATACCTGCACCAGCTCCAGTTCCAGCTGCGACAGTAATAATATTAGCAGCAAAGTCTCCAGATGAGTCACGATTAACAACTGTAGATGCTGTTGCAGCAGTCGCAGTTGTCATACCATCTAGTAAGTCTGCGTTTAGATTATTAATCTTATCAGTTGTTGGAATAACAAGAGCAGGTCCTGATGTTACCTGAGATGTAATTTGACCATCTACAGTTAAAGTTCCATCTATGTTTGCATTTGAATCAATGTCAACAGATTGTCCTGCACCTGTAACATGAATAGAACCAACTCTTAATGCACCGTCAGTTCCTGTAAATATTTCTGAATTATTAGTAGCGTCTGTTAAGAATGCAAATTCTAAAGATGATCTATCTAATCCGAAGTACCCAACTTTAGCAGAGCCGTCGTAGTAACGGAATTCAACACCCCTATCCTTAGCATCGTTAGAGACTGGTGCTGTGTCACCACCCAAAGTAATAACAGGGTCATCGAGAGTTGTGACCGTGCTGTTAACAGTAGTTGTTGCTCCATTGACTATTAAGTTACCTCCAACTGTAAGATCATTGTGGAACTCGCCATCTCCTGTTAAATTAGTAACAGTAAATGCAGCTCTTGTGTTAGTGTTGTCATAAACAACAAGATCACCACCAATGTAAGTATTTTTAGTAATCCTTGCACCACCATCATTAGTAAATGCTACAGAATTATCTGCAAAACTTGTGGCATCCTGAGTATTGCTAATATTAAACTTACCAGATACATCAGTATTGTTATCAATATCTACAGTTCCAGATAATGTAGTATTACCATATACTCTTGCATCAGATCCTACAGCAAGTCTCTTAGTAATTCCAACACCACCAGTAACTCTTACACCACCATCTAGACCAAATGATCCAGTAATAGTTTGATCACTAGCATTTGTTAGACTTGTTATTCCAGTAACACCAAGAGTAGAATTAATTTGTGATGTGCTACCAACAGTTATTGTTCCAGTAATATTAGTATTACCATTGTCGGTATCAACTGTAAACTTATTAACACCAGAACCATTCTGAATTAAGAAGTTCTCATTAGAAGCATTGATTACAAGTGAATCAATAATATTAGTTTGACCTTGTACTGTTAATGTTCCTTGTGTTTCTGTATTACCATTATCAGAATCAACTGTAAATTTATCTACAGAACTATTATTCTGTATCTTGAACATCTTATTGTCAGCGTTCAAGATGATATTGTCTTGGAAGGTTGCTTGACCATCAACATTTAGAGTTGAATCAAAGTCAACGGTTGCATTTACTGTGAGATCATCTGTAAATGTTGCGTCTGCATTAACAGTCAAAACATCGCTACTAGCATTACCAATAGTTGTCTGAGATCCATTAACTGTAAAGTTGTCAGTAAGAGTTGTAACTCCGACTATATCAACTGTTCCTTGTATAATTGTATTTCCATTATCTGTATCAACTGTAAACTTATCCTGTGCTGAGTTGTTCTGTATCTTGAACATCTTATTATCAGCATTGATAGTTACATTATGTTGGAAGGTTGCAGCGTTATCAACATTTAAAGTATTATCTAAATCAACAGCTGAATTTACATTTAGTTGACCTGCAATAACTGTATTACCATTATCACTATCTACTGTAAACTTATCAACAGATCCATTTGTCTGGATCTTAAACATCTTATTGTCTGCGTTAAGTGTTACATTATCTTGGAATGTAGCACCACCATCTACGTTTAATGTTGTATCAAGATCGACAGCTGAGTTTACATTTAATTCACCTGATATAACTGTGTTACCGTTATCTGTATCAACTGTAAACTTATCTGCAGCCGCAGCAGTTTGAATCTTAAAGAATTTATTATCTGCCTTTATAGTAGTAGCATCACTTACTACTAAAGTACCTGCAATAGCAGTATTACCAGAGGATGCTGTTATATTAAACTTGTCAGTGTTTACATCTACATTGCCTGTAACAGCAAGGATGCCTTCCATAGTAATATTACCAGTTGTAGATCCTGCAGTAATTTTTGCAGTTCCACTTCCGTTCTTCATTATGAAGTCCTTAGAAGCACCTTGAATAACTACCTCATCATCAAATCTAGTAGTTCCACGAGTTCTTAAGTTAGTATCAATATCAACTGTTCCACCAATATTAACATCTTGTCCTATACCTACACCACCTGCAACTACCAGATCTCCAGTTGTGTTAGATGTTGAGTTTGTATTGGTTGTAAGTTTAAGATTACCCGATATAATCCCTGCATCTGTTCCTGCGAATACCTCCGAGGTATTTGTGGCATCGTAGAGGAATCTGAATCCTCCACTGTGTCCTCCAAGGTCTGTGTAGCTATCATCGTAACCAAAGAATCCAACTCTTGCTTGAGTGTCGTAGTATCTGAACTCAACTCCACGATCTTTACCGTCGTCACTAGCTGGAGCAGTATCGCCACCAAGAGTAATAATGGGATCATCCAACGTTGTGACTGTTGAATTAACTGTTGTAGTCGTTCCATCTACTTGTAAGTTTCCTCTAATAGTTACTAGACCACTAACGTCTCTATCATCGTTAGGGTCAATTAATATATTTCCTACAGCACCAATATGGTCTGCTTGGAATCTCATAGTTTCTATATGTACCTTTCCAGTTGCAGCAGTGGCATCAATATCTACTACATCTTCTGCAGATAATGTTAATGTGCTAGTTCCAGAACCTGCGTTAGTAGAAGCTACAGTTAGGTTTCTATCTACTGCAGTGTTTTGTGTGAGTTCTATGTTGAAATCACCATCTCCAGTCTTATCAATCTGTTGTGTAGTTGCACCATCAAGTATAAAATCAGGATCACTGAATACAGTTTTTACATTAATATCAACTTCACCATTTCCACTATCTCCTGTATTATTTGCACCAAATAATAAACTACCAGAAGTATTGTTTACCTTAATATAATTAAGATAGTTAAATCCTCTATAACCAGTTGTTGCAGTTAATTCTTGATCTAGTTCAAAATTCTCTAATGTATTACCATCAGCAAATCCAATTCTATTATTCTGTAGTTGACTATTATCAACTCCTACTGCAGCAATAGTAACGTGACCATTTGAATCTACGTCAAAATCTTCTTGAGCAAATGATGCTAATCCTTTTTGTTCTACTGCAGCTGCAGCAAGATATCTCCAACCGTTAGTATCAGATGTATCTGTATGAGTTGGTGCAATTCCTCCAGAACTAATATCTTGAATCGCTTGATATACCTTACTTCCTGTTTCAATTATATTATCTCTTACATAATTAGTAGCACCATTGAATGCACCATACTTACTACCTTCAGTAGCAGTTGCAATAGGAACATTAGTAGATGATGTTATTCTTCCATCTTCATTAACAGAGAACTTAACTGCGTTTACAGTTTCAGTTCCAAATGGTTCACTATTACTACCTACAGCACTTACAGATGTTAAAGATTCTGTATTATAATCACCTGGAGTTACAGTAGTTGTTATAAGATTAATAGTAGGATTACCATTAACACCTGCACCATTATTAATTTGTATTTTTCCTGCAGTACCAGTAATCGTTCTGGTTGCCATAGCACCACCAGAAGTTCTAGCGATCATACCAGTGGTTGTTAGACCTGCAATAGCAACTAGGTCTAAATCATAAGGTTGAGCAGAAGCACCCTCTGTAGTCCCGTCTAGACCGTAATCAGCAAGCGTTCCATTATTACTTGTAGTATAGTCTATCGCTGCGGTAATTCTACCTTTTGCGTCTACAGTTACTTTGTTATAAGTTCCAGATGAAGAAGCTGTTCCATCGTAATGTGGAAGAGTTGCAACTAAAGAAAGTTCTGCAGCAAGGTTTAAGTTTTGTGATCCATCAAATGTTCCTGTGGCACTCAGGTCATCAGATAAAGTTATTTGTCGAGTTGAAGAAAGTCTAGCAGCAGTAGAAGCGTTACCAATTAGAGTTGCAGTTATAACACCTGCAGCAAAGTTACCGTCGGCATCCCTTTGTACAAGAGTGTTTGCAGTATTAGATATAGATTCAACGGGTCTTTCGTATCGCAAAGTATTCCATGCTGATACTCCATCACCAATCTTAAATCGACCAGTATCTAACTCAATACCCAATTCACCTTGAGCAAGAGTAGGGTTTGAGTTTGCCCATTCCTGTGCACCACCCCTTCTTAATTGTAATCTATTTGCCATTTTATTTTAGGACAACTCTATGAGAACATGCTTCCAAGTTATTTATGTCACTAAAAAAGGGGAACTCCTGTCCCCCTTTAAAATGATTTATTCAGTTAACTCAGGAGACTCGGAAGTTACATCATCCTCTGCAATTTCTGGAGGGGATTCTGCGTCGTCACCTGGTGGAGAATAATACTCCAATGCTTCTATAGCACCTTGAAGTTTCAATGCTTGAACTTCATTTTGTTTAATTTTACCAGCTAATTCCTGGTTTTCTTTGATCAACCCACTATATCTCTCTTTAAATTGGGAGAGCATTTGATCTTGACCGATCTTTTCCATTGTCATGAATTTTTTGCTAACGTTAACAAGAGAGATTTTATCTCACTCATATCTGATTTTAGGCTATAAACATCATTTTGTAAAGCCTTAAAATCTTCTTTTTCCTTCAGATCTGCTCTATATGCAGCCATGTATTGTTCATACTTAGCACGATCAGAACACGAGACTGCTCCTGTTACATCATCTTTATACCAATTTTCAATGTCTTTAATTGGAACTTTCATTATACAGCAAGAGCGATAGCTCGTAGATCTTTAACGATTGGTGAGTATGCTTGGTTTGGAGATACAAACACAAGTTTAACTTGATATTGTGAGAAATCTAAACCTGTAACCTCATACTCATAATCGTAGTATTGTAACGTTTCAGAAGTTTGAGGAATCTTAGCATCACTAGTAGGGAAGAATTCCCATCCTAGAGTCTCTATAGAATCAGTAGATCCCGAAGGTAGTACTCTATATAGAGGTTTAATTTCAGTGTTAGATGGGCGATAACCCGCAAACATTAATTTAATAGAAGATGATGGATTACTTAAGTCAGCAACCTTAGTAATATAAACTCCGTTATGTCCGTCACCAACTGGTAACAGAGCAGTATTAGGATCTGAAGGAGAGTTGATTCTATGACTGATTGTAGTAATAGACATTCTGTCAGTATCAACAACAGGAGTTACATTATTATTTTCACTGAATAATGTTAGATCCATTCTAAATGACTTAGCACCACTTAATTCTGCAGACTCATTTTGAGCAGAGCATATTAACTGTGGAGAAACAAAGTAATTATCTTCTCCTAGGTTTACATCATAGAACTCTCCAGTATTACTGAATGAGTTTTGTGGTAATGACTGACCATCATTGATTGATGTTCCAGTAATAGTATTAACTCTTGCTGTGATTAAAGTCTTAGGAAGAGTCATTCTCTGGATTTGTGGTGAAAGAATCTCATACTGTATGTTCTGAGATGCAATAACATTTGTAGCACCAGATCTAATACCTAGTCTAGCAATAGAAGAAGTAGCAAGATCATAAGTGTCTAAAGTAGGACTCTGTATATTAGTATGAGTCTTATTAATTTCAATTAGAGGAATACCATCTAAGTTGTAACACTCTACATTTGTCTCATCAGCATGACTTACTGCTGAAGTTCCAGCTAGTCCTCTTTCATTAATAGTAATGGTTTTACCAGTTCCACTAATTCCAGTATAAGACATAATCTCATCTTCTATCTTAATATAACCAAGATTTAATGTACCAACATTAGCACCATTAATAATGGTATGGAATGCTGTTGCATCATTAACCTGTATGGTTGTATCAGAATCTGATATAGATGATGTCAAGTATGTTGGTGATACTTCAGATGTAACACCTTCAATAACAACATTATTATCTGTATCATGCATACCATGATGTGAATGTTGAATAGTTACTCTTCTTTGAGAAGTAGTATAAGTTGGAGTGCTACTTGGGAATGCATCTTGAACAGTTGAAGATGAAACGTTATCTCCAGAGTAAGTTATAGAACCAACAGTTGCAGTCTTAGTAGAAGTTCCACCAGTAATTTGTTCAGTAGAAGCTGTAAATGTTGTTGAAACATATTTAAGTGTTAATGTTCCTGCACCACCGCCACCATCTGTCCAACTTACAACCTCTGCAGTTGGAGCAGAAGCACTGTTACCAGTTATTGTTTCACCAACAGTAAAGTCACCTGATGCACTTGTTACTGCCATAGTAGCAAGAGTCTTAGAAGATACTAATCTGTTAATAATTGTTCCACCAGTTGATGAACCTGACTGCCATGTTCCTGATATGTCATTAATAGTTAACAGAACTCCTGCATTACTATCTGTAATTGTTTTAATTGTTCCTTGAGCAAGAGTCGTCTTCTGATAAACACGAGCACCAACTGTATAAGGTAGAGTAGAATTTACTGCATTCATCACTAGTTGTAACTCTGGTTGGTATGTTTGAACTGGATCAGTTCTTAATACAATCTTACCACCGTTACCTATGTCTAAAGGAGCATTATTTAATGTTAATTGAGAAGCAACACTAGTATCAAATACCGCTTTATAAACAACGAACTTAAGATCTTCGTACTGGTCTGCAGTCCATGTAGTAGCGTTCTGTGATTTGAATAGAACACCTGCATATGGTTGTTCAGATATAGTTCTGTCTCCAGTAATATCTAACTCACCCATTCTAGAGATCCAAACCTGATATTCATTAGAGTCTGAGAATAGAACAAAACAATGTTCAATAGACTGAGGAATATAAACAGGTGCTTGGAATGTAAACTTAGTTGCAATAGCACCAGTTTCAGATGTCTGAATAGTATCTGGAGTTACAGTAACATCAGAGAATGGAAGAATACTTGTTGTTGGATAACCATTTGACATTGTTCTGATCTGCATAGAGATCGGAATATTACTATCTTTAGCATTGAAGTAAACATCAACAGAAGTAATAAACACACCACCAGTTTCATCAACCAAGAATGATTGTGCAAGTGGATCCCACCAACCAACCTGACGTGTTTCAGTTCTAGTTGTTTGAACAGTTCTATCTTGAGTTACAGTATCTTGAACGATATCAGCATTTCTAATTGATAATACGTTTTCCTGTAAAGTATTCAATGTACCTGTTGCTGCATATTCTGTTTGTGCAGCAGATGCAACTGTTCCAAATGTTCTGGAATCATCTGCATTAGTTGTTAATCTTAGTAGTCTACTACCAGTTGCCCAACGTGGATTTGTATTGACTTGAGGAGGTGGTATAAAGAATGAACCTTTCCACTGTCCTAATCTATCAGTCATTAATCTACGATCACGAACAACTGCTCTTGCACCAGAATCACCAACCAAAACTTCACCTACTTGTATATTACCGAAGTATTGTCCAACTGCCTGAGCAGCAAGTGATTCAGTATCAACGTTGATAAAGTTAGTAGTTGAAGAATATGATGAAGGCATATCAGTATCATCATATGGATTCCATGTAAAGAAATTATTTGGAGCAGAAACTCTAAATCTAGCACCACTTGTTAGACCTCTAACTGTTTCACCAATAACAAATGGTGTTGAGTTAGTTCTACTATCTGTAGAAGGATCTTTAATAACTTCAAGAACTTTTGGCACCATATAATCGCCAACTTTAGTTCCGTCAAAGAATGAATAGAAAGTTGTTCTTGGTTTCATTCTAGCAACAGTTACGTCAATATTTCTAGAACGTATCCAAGGAATAGAAGTTGAAGATACAGTTCTATCACCCATAGATTGACGATCAATTCTGGGAACTACTCTACTTCTAATACCTCTTCTAGTTTGATTAGTTGTAGAAGTAATGGTTCTTGATCCCATAACACGACGACCTCTACCACTAACAAAGTTAGCAAATGTATGTTCTTTCCATCTACTCCATGCACCAGTAGATTCTCCAGACCATGTAGTATTCCATGAACCCCATTGGATAGGAGCAAAACCAGATTGATCTACATTCATAGATCTGCTAGTTGCTTCAAAGTCACCCTCAACATCAATAACGTTGACAGGAAGACGATTAGTATCTACCCAGTCATCTGAAGCAGGTATAAGATCAATACGTCCAATGTAAGCAAATACGTTGAATGGGTTAACGTTCTCAACACGAGATGCATATGACTGTGTAATTAATGCAATCTCTTCATATGGTAGTGTAATTAAAGGACCTGTCTTTTGATAATTTGTAGACAGTGATTCATTAATTAATAATGATGTATTAGTAGTATAGTGTGAAGACTGACAAGTTCCATCAGAATAACTTAATGCAGCAGCATAGTCTGGATTTGTTGTACTAGATTTAGAATGATCTGTAAAATCATCAACCATAAATCCATTCTTCAGACGACTCTTACCAGATGCATCAGTAATTTCAACGTTGAATGTATCACTTTCTAACATGTTAAGTGATGTATAATATTCAACTTGGTCAATACGTTTTTCTAACTTACCAATGTCACGCATAGTATAACGTCTGTTATCAGATTTCTGAATAACGACATCACTAGAAGGATCAAAACCATATGGTGCATGTAGCAATGTTGCTAGTAGCATACCATCTTGTAGATCATCTGGGGGAGAAGGTCTTTGTTCTGACTTACCTTTAACAACTTGGAATTCTCCAGTAGGTAGTAAGAATACTTTATCAACTCTAGGAAGATACCAATCAAAATCACATCTAAAGTCACTAGCAACTTTAGGAATATCAAATAAAGTTGCAGATGGACTTCCTGCAGTTGGGAATGTTCTATGTTTAAAGTCTAATGTAGCAGCATTTACATATGCAGGAGAAGCAACTGATCCAGTTCCTGTAAATAAGTTTCTAACACCTGGTCTAAAGTCTAAGAAATCAGGTAAGAATTTCTCTTGATAATAAGGAACATCAGCATATGCAGTATCCAAATATGATTGACCTGCAAAGTAATCTCCAGTAGCAGCATGAGAATAGTAATCTAAAACAATTTTTACTTTTCTAATTGGTCTAGCAACACCTTTCTTTCTTACTAATTTTGATATACCATATATAAATCCAGTTTGACCAGTTTCTAAGTCATAACGATCTGTAATAACTTTAGATCCTTCAACAATAGATCCTACAGAGTCATTAATAATACCTTGAATAGCAATATTACTACTATTAAATCCATCAACTGTTTCACCTGATATAAATTTACCACTCAAATAAACGATTGACAGTTTTAAAGTACTTGAGTTAAAGTCAACAACTCTTGCTCTTGCACCAGATGTTTTACCTGTAACAATACTCTTAGTTTCAAAGAATGTTGGTTCAACTAAAGTTATAGAAGGTATTACTGGATCAGCATCATCCATTGATTCATATACAGCATGTATATTAAATACGTCAGTTATACCTAATGATAAATCTACGTCTTCAATTCTAGTTCCATATACACCAGAATATGTAAGTTGATAGTTTTGTTTATCTAAATTCTGAACTGTTTGATTCACCTTTAACACAAACATGTTAGTAGGTGATTTTGTCTTCTTAGTTGTAACGTTCTTAGAAACAGATGCTGTAACTTTAACAGATGTAATTGCACCTGAGTCACCTGTTACATCTAAGTTTGTTATCTGAATTGTAGTTCTATCAGCAGATGTAAATGTTGTATAACCAATAGCACCAGTGTTTACAGTATCGATGGGTATCTGTGCACCTGCAGGATATGCAGCTGATGTACTACCCATAACAGTAAATGAATATGCAGTATTTGTAATTGCTTGGAACTGCTCGTTCTCAGGAAGAGTAATTGATATAGCGTTTGCAGCAACAGTTTGAGCGTCAAAAGTTCTTCTAACAACCATAGACTCGTCAGAAATAGTCTTGACATATGTCTTAGGCATTGCTTTAAGAAGAGTTGCCTTTTCTGTTTCCCAAAGTTTTGCTCTGTAACGTAATAATGTATTGTAAGTTCCTCCAGTAGGAGAAGCAGAACCACCAGGAGGTGTTACATTAACTATTTGAGTAGAGTAAGTAAAGATTGTTGAATTATTAGATGATGCTAAGTTTGTAGGATCAACAAAATCTACATCAACATATTTTGTTTCAGAGAAATATATTCTATCGCCAGGTCTTAAGTCAGCAGCAAAGTTTGAATTTAAACCAGTAATTTTTTCTGCACTACCTGTAGCATCATATGTAAATGTAGCACCTTGAATAAATTTTAAATCTTCTAATACAATATCTGCTGTAAATTCTACTGCTGATGTATTTTCATCTTTAGCACAGACTTGTCTACTATCAGAATATTTGTAAGTATGAACATTAGTAATAGTATCTAAATTTAAACCATCTAATGTTACCATCTCACCTTTCTGGAAAGTTCCTTCAACTTGATAAATGCTTAAGTGAGTAGCAGCAGAAACATTATCAATTAAATAACCTCTTGCACCAGAAGAGTTTCCAACAACAAGAGATCCTCTTTGGTCAGCAGCACCAGTACTAATAGTTTGTGCAGATGCTAAATGTAATACTGTAAACATTTGAACATCAAACAGATGCATATTATACTTGTCATCTGCATTTCCAAAACTATTATCTGGATCTTGTAAAAATTCAAGAGATGCTACACGTGCATATCCAATTACATTACCAACAGCATCACCTGGTGTTGCTGTAAATCTATCACGCAATTCTACTGTTTGATATGCTTGAGAAATAGTAGAACCAGCTGTATTTAAAAATCCGTTTATATTACTTACTTTAGAATAGTTTCCTAATGTAAAAGGTATAATTGTGTTTTGAGAAGCATCTGTATCTCTTGGTTTTGCGATATCAACATAAGTTGGAGATAATGTTTTAAGTCTATAACCTCTAACATATGCAGTACCAGGACCAAACTCAACAGCATACATGCTTTCTGCAGCACTATTACCTTGAGCAGTGGTATCTCCTACCTCATAAACACCATTATTAAATCCATCATTTAGTCCATCTCTCATAGTGATTTGGAAATCACTAACAACATAGTCACCAGACTCTTCATAAGTTCTGGTTGCCATTGTTTTTTCTAACTCATCATATGCACTACGATCAATTAGTTTTTCAATCTTATTACCATTGATACGTAATAATTCAATAAAGTCTTTATCTGCCTCGTCTGTAAGTAATTTCTTAATAAGGTTAGTTGTTATTCTGAACCTGTGAGAACCAGGAGCAGCATAATTAGATGTTCCTGCAGCGTTATCATTGAGTGATAAGTCATCTTCGGGGGTAATGATCGATTCAAGAATTTCGAGTCCGATCCTGTATTTGGGGTTGCTTCCATATTGATCAAGGAGAATGTATTGATAAGGAACGTCTACAAAGAAACCTCTAATAAAGTAAACACCTTCCTGCACATATGCTACAGATCCAACTTGTGTTGCTTCTGTAGGTAGTAACTGTGCAAATGGTGATCCAACTTCAATAAGAGTTGTTCCAAAAGTTATTTCAGTATCAGTTATTAACTGTTCATTATTAGTAAATGTATCTTGATTATTATCTGCTCCACCTGATTCAATGTATTTAATATAAAGTGTAATATATCCTTTATCTGATTCAGTTGATGAAATACTATAAAGAACTTTAGCTTTAACACCTGATGTTAAACCTGTAATTATCTTTCCTGTAATCTGACTTCTATAACTTTCTACATCTGCACCCAAGAATGATTCTTGGATCATAATAGCATTAACGTTTAGATCATAACCTATTTGACCAGGTATAACCATTGAACCATCTTTGAATAGATGGGTTCCCATATTCTCAATTTGATTTTGAAGAATTGATTGAGACTGTGTTAATTCTCTTGCCTGTATTGGAAAACCAGGTCTAAACAGCACTCGATAAAAGTTCTTCGCTTTATCAAAGTCGTCGTAATACGGTGTTACGTTTAGATTAGTATTTTGTGCCATTAGAACTCGATTACGATTTTGATGTCTTCTACTTGGTCGTTAGCACGACTGATTGATCTTCTATTATCTATGTAAACTACGTCACCGCTACTTGAGGAAACTTCGGGTTTAGCATAACCATTGTTAAACTTCATACCTAAGTCATACTCAGTATTGTTGATTGTTCTAGAAGAAGAGTTTGGTATGGCGGGGAAGTTAACATCGGGTTGCCCTGCAGCACCAGATGTAGCACCATTAATCACGTTTGAACCATCAAATTCATTCTGTGTTCCTGTAACTTCTGGGAAGATACCATCTACAGCATTCTGATAGTACTTTAATAGTTTTGTTATTGGGTTCCAAGAAACAACACGAGCACGAGCAGTAACGTTGGTTCCACCAACAACTCTTGTTTGTGTAATAATTTCATCAGGAACGTAGTTACCTTGGAATGTAGGTGAGAATATAACTGCCTTAGTAGCAGATACAGTCAAGTCTGAAATTAATTCCTCAGTTCCATATTTTAAAGGATTGGTAATAAGACCAATACGACGATAGTCGTTATCAACTGGGAAGTCACCTGCACCCTCATCATATGAGAGTTTAGCGTTGATCATAACTCTGAAAGCACCAAGTTCTACAACAGAGTCAGCACCGTGACCACCTGGTGGTGGAACGATAACATCAACTTGTGCACCAGTACCTGTTCCAATACCAGTAACGTTATCAACAGATATTTTACCAAAGGTATATCCTGTTCCTCCAGAAGTAACAGTAGCAGATATAATCTTACCACCATCTACAACAATAGAAACACGACCACCAGTTCCATCTCCATTAATAGCAACGTTGTCATAGGTTCCGTTGTTATAACCTGATCCTGCTGCGTTAATAACAACAGTATCAATCTCTCCTGCAACAGCGTTTGTTTTTACCGCGTCGTTGGTAAAGACAGGCATGTAGTCATTGGAGAAGAACTTAAGCACTGACGCAACTGGAATAGTATACATATACTTCCAACGATAAGAATCACCAGTAGTGATAATAGAAGTAGACGTTCCAGTCGGTTCAACAGTCGAAGGTTTTCCGTTAGGGTCTGAAGGAGATGTACCATTATAGATGCACTTATATACTTGATACTGCGAGTTTACAACGTAAAAATCAGAATCATATAGTTTAGTAGCACCAGAAGCAGCAGTTTTACTTGGAGAATAGTCGTGACGATACATGTCATAGGTAAAACCTAATCCACCAGTAGTTTGTTCTGGGGAAACCCAGTCAATTCTACGCACAACTTGGACAGTATCAGAAGCCAGCACACGCTTCATTGAAACCATATCATCATATGAACCAGAAAATTCGGCAAATGAATCCACCGCTTGTGGGGGTGAGTTTTCATTATCCCAACTTTGTGGTCTACCTATGAAAAGATATAACCTATCTCTTGTAGCACCTGCTGCATCATCACTTTGAGTCGCAACGGGACCTTCAAGAGCCTTAATAAATTTTTGTGCTGAAAAAATTCTAAATTGATCCGTTAATAGAGCTGCCATTTCCTAAGACTAGTGTCCTCCTGTTTATTTATGTGCTTTCCGACTACTCCTTAGACTGAAGTTGTGCTTGATATTCAATTCTCTTGATCCTATAACTCGCACCAGTGTTACCTGCAATACGTTCACCACCAAGAACGGCTTGAACAACCGCACCAGATCCTGTGCTATCACTAGCATTATTAGTAAATGTAACTGTCGGATGTGTTACAAAACTTTCATCAATGTTCTGAGCTATACCATAACCACCGTTTGTGATTGTTAGTGAAGCAACTTGGTCACCTGCAGCAGTCATGTTAACACTTGCTGTTGCTTGTATATCACCAATGTTCTCTACTGTTACCGAAGGAGGTGCAGTATAGTTAGTACCTGGATTCTGAACAATGAAATCAATAACTGTTTCTCTAGCAGAGAACTCATAGAAGTAACCTGCAATACCTATATTGATATTACCAGTATTATAAGGAACTACGTTACCAACTTCTAGTAATCCAGTATTAGGATCCCATCCAAGAACAGTTCCTCTTACACCTGATATATCACCTGTAACAAGATCATTAACAACATAGTTCTGACCGTTACCTTGATTTAGATCTACATATACATTTAATTTTGCAACGTGATCTACACCATCAGTCAATGTTCCTGCAACTTCTACAGTTGCATATTTGAACGGAATAGAACCATCTTTTATTTGATCGGCAACTGCAAATAGAGTTGTGTTAGTTCCACCTTGAGTCTCTTCAATACCATATAATGAATTGTAAATACCACCATCAAGTGATATCTGACTCTCATAATCAGTACCTGTATTAAACAAGTCTGGAATTCCATCACCAGCTCCTGCGTTTTCTGCAGTATCAACAAACTTAGTATCTAAGATTGATCCTATAGGATCAGTCAAAGTAATAATAGTTGAGTTTGCTTCAAAGGTAATTTGATGAGGATTGAAAGCATTGGATGCACTAGCAGCAACACCTCCATCAAACTGCACAATAGCATCTAAAGTAGATGGAATACCACCATCGATGAACGCTAATTCATCAACTTCAAATGTTACTAGAAGTTCTCTACTATTTGGATTCCAGTCATATACCTTTGCAATTTTATTATTTGCATTATCTATTCTACGAATTACTCTATCACCAACATTAAAATTATATGTGGATACGTCTTGCTGATTATTCTGAGTTGCATCTAATATAATTCTCTGGTCATAGTTAAAGTTTACACCTCTTGTTAGACCGAAGAACTTACCAGTTGATTTACCAGTGTATGTAATGGTTTCAGTATTAACAATAAGAGATCCAGAACCAGGAAAACCTGTAGTTGTGTCAGTGAATATTTCTGTGTCTGATGCTGCTAAATCTTTTACAAGACCTGTTAAATAAATTGCAGAAGAGTTGTAAGACTGTCTTGCTCTTGTCTTACGTTTTAAGTTAACAAGTTTAGTAAATACAATATTTGGTGGATTAATATAACCAGAACCAGAATCTGTAATATCAATACCAACTATGACACCTTGATCAATTCTAGCAACTGCTTTAGCACCAATTCCACCACCACCTGTAATTAAAATATAAGGAGGTTCTTGATAGAATTCACCTTCATCAACAATATTAATTGCAGTAACTTTACCAAAGGTATCAATCTCAGCAGCACCCTCAGCACCTACACCACCACCTCCACCTTCAAATATAAGTGTTGGAGGAGTAGCATACTCTCTACCTGTTGATAGTAATGATAAACCAGTAACTGTTTGTACAATTGGACTTGCTAACGCACCTGTTCCTTGACCACCTAAAATCTTTGCTTGTGCAGGACCAAAGTAATTATCACCAAACTGGGTCATTTTAACATATGCTATTTGACCACTAGCGTTTAAAACAACATCACCCTGAGCACCTGCAGGGAAAATTTCTACTTGTGCAGGAACTGTATCACCTTCAAACAATGGAGTTCCATAGAATGCATCTCCTATAGCATAAGGATAAGTGGGAACTGAAGAACTATCCTCAGTCATATAATATGCATAAGTTCCATTAGGATACTCTGGAGTAGGACCGAACTTACCATTATAAGCATCAAGACTTCCAACAGTTGAATCATGAATATAATCATCAGTCAAATCTCCAAGTACATATCCCTCAACAACACATCTTATTCCTACACCTGATTGTGAATATGCAAAGAGGTATAATGCTATAGGAGCATTTACAGGAACATGAAATCTAACTTCTCTTTGTGATGCTGTATTGAAAGCAGAAATGTAAGTATTGTAAGTAGTCTCAGCACCATCAATATAATACTTAACATGATCACCTGCTAGAAGATATGATGTATCTCCAATAACAGGAGGTGAACCTACATGCCATCCATCCTCAGATGTTCCAACAAATAAGAATAGACTATCATTTGAAGCATCATCTTGATTAAAGATATATGTCTTACCTCTTTCTAATGTTAAAAATGCAGGTCTACTACCATCAAAATTAAATAAATTATTAGATACAGTTACTGTGTATGTTACATTAGAAACTGTATTAACTTGAGGACGATTACCTGGTAACTCAGCAGTAGTTTTTAATCTATATCCTGATACTTCTCTAGCAACTGCACCACTAGAATTATAACCCCAAGGACCGTAGATAGGATATCCATCAAAGGACATACCTAAAATTTTAGAATGACCATCTACATGTCTACTATAATCAATAGTATTTGGATCATTAGCATCTGATTGATAATAATTTTTAAAATAATATGTATTGACCATTGGGTCAGGATCTACATCTGACGCAAGTTCCATATAACCTTCATCACCCTGATACCCAGACATATAACGATGGAACTTACAATGATAATAAATTTTACTATTTTCATCAGCATTCATTAAGAATAATGCTTGATATTCATTTTCATAATCAGCCGCAGGTGCTTGTGTAACACCAGTACTATTATAATAAAGAGTTCCACCATTCAAAGTTCCATCAGCAGTCGTGCTAAACTGCATTGGATGTTGCATTCCACCTGTATTATTTGATGAATCACTTTGATCCCAAATAATCAAATAATTTCTTTGAACTTTAATTCCTTCTGGAGCAAAATAAAATACACCTGGTGTAAATGCACCAAACTCATGTGCTTCTTCTCCAAACTCAATATAGAATATACCATTAGGGAATGTTGTTGGAATACCTTGAACTTTAAATTGAAATCCGTTAGCACCTAAACAAACATCATTCTCTTGGAAAGGAACACCAGTAAGAGTTCTTAAATATATTTTTGTTGGATTACCTAAATTATCTTTAACAATTTTTGCTACTTCACCCTTTGCAGTAGATGAAATACAGTCAACAATTCTACCTACTTCAACAGAACCTATAGTCTGATCTAAATTACCTAATTCTATTAAAATATTATCATGCTCAGTTTTAACTTGCCAAACAAACTGTCTTATTCTACCCCAATCAAATACTCCGTTATCTAAATTCCATTCGTTTCTAAGTTTATTTGTTTGATAATAGTAAACCTGATTATCTATTACTGCATCATATGCATTATTGTTTTTAATATAAGGATACTTTACAGCATCAATAGCAAATCCTGGTGGTGGATTACCATCTTGTCCCCACTCAGGTGTATGAAGTAAAACACCATTTGCCATGATACCCATGGCTTTATCACCTTGATATTGTCTATTAGCAGCATCGGGATGAGGTACATCTTTACCGCCTCTATAGATAAATGTTTGATCAAAAGATCTATCTACAACTACTGAAGAACCACCAGGTTCTCTTTCTGCTAAAATATGTTGAGAAGGTTTAGGATGATTATCTGATACTATTCTGAGTCTATCATCTGTAAATGTTGCTGTAGTAGGACTATTAGGATGTGATTGAAATATTCTTTTTACATCAAATGACGTTACAACATTAGGAGTTTCTTGTTCTGGAATGATCTGTAATCTTAATGGATCATATCCTCTACCTCTACTCAGAACTCTAACGTGTATAATTTTTCCTGAGTCAGAATCAATAATAGGATATAATAACGCTTCTTCGTCTGGGGTTCCACAACCAGATATTGTCAAACGAGGTGGATCTGCTTGAGAGTATCCACTTCCACCATCTGTGACTTCTACCGCACGAACACCAAAAATCTCATCGAAAATTGGTTCAATGACAGCACCAGAACCAGGAACCGTTCTTGCCATTTATATTATACCGCTACGTTGATTGTTCCATTCATAGCAGAATGAAGTGTACATTGATAATAAAGAGTTGCAGGAGCATCTAACGGAACTGTCCAATAAAGAATATTAGATCCACTACCTGACTGACCTGCCACATATGGAGTTCCAGTTAAACCCTGTGTACTTTGAATTCTGAATGGGTGAGCACCACCTTGAACAGAGTTATCAAAGATGTAAGTAAACCCTCTATAAACATAAAGAGTTGGGTCATTTACAGCACCAGTAAAACCAGGACCAGAGAAGGTGTAATCAGATGCACCACTAGAGTTTAAGTTCCACCAAATAACTGGACTTCTAGATACAACCCAGTCAGTATTATTCCAATAAATTGAATCACCTTTAACTATTCCTGATAAGTCAGTATCAGTTAAAGCAGCAAATGTTGTTACAGGAGTTCCAGTATAATTAATCGTTACTGTATCACCAGTAATAGCAGTTGCAATATCTGTTCCACCTGATATTGTTAAAGAATCAGTATCAGAATCAGCAGTAGTTGTTCCTGTATCAGCAACAATAGATTCCCATAAGTTTTGTGATCCTGCACCCGCTATATCATCAGCAGGTAACCACTTACTACTTGAAGTATTCCATTTTAATACTTGTCCATTAGTAGGAGCACTTGATACTACATCTACGTCTCCAACTAAACCAAGAGAAGAATACTCTGTTAATACTTTTGCTCTAGCATCACCAACACCACCTGCAGTTATATTGATGTTTACATATGGATTATCATCACCATCTACAGTAAAGAAATAACCAGGATATGTTGCAGGTAAAGGAGATGCACCAAGAGAAGTATATTCGTTTTTATATTTTATTGTTGTTGGAAGATCTATAGTTCCATCTGTGCCATTAAATGTATTAGTAATACTTCCGTGAGATATAGTTACATTACCAGTTCCATTAGGAGCAAGAGAGATATTACCGTTTGAAGAAGAAATTATAGAATTACTATTTACGTCAAGAGCAGAAGTTAACTGTGTATAGTCAGAAGGAATAAAAGTTGAACCATTATAACGCAACACCTGATTAACAGCAGGGTTTGCAAGAGTTACTGTCAGGTTACTTCCGTTTCCAAGAGCAGTATAGATCTCACTAAAATTGTCGTTTACCTTATCACCACCTGCTCGAAGAGTGTCACCTGTATTATCGTTAGCAGCAGATCCAAGACCTATCGTTTGTTTAGCCATTCCTCTCTATTTTCTGTGTAGTTATTTATGGGGTTTCGGGGTCAACTCCCTCTTCTCCGTATAGACTTAAGTCTGGAGCAGTCCAGTCATCTGGGACTGAAGTCTCAACATTGATTATAGGATTTTGATATCCAGAACCAACATTACTAATTTCAACACCTGCAACACCAACTAGTGCACGAATGTTTCCATCGAATCCAGATATGGAGTCAACTCTTACATTTGGTCTAGTTGTATAACCAGATCCACCAGATGTTACTTGAACTCTATCAATAGTTCCAGATGTGAGAGTAGCAGATGCTGAAGCATTCTGTCCAAATACAGATCCAAGATAATCAAATGTAATCAAGGAGTTAGAAGATTCGATAACAGCAACCTGTCTATCTTCGGTCTCACCTTGGATGTCAATGAAGTCACCCACTTCTATTGGTGGTACAACTTCTGCAGCATCAACGTCTGCTTCAGAACCAACGTATGAGAATGCAACGAATGTTGATCCTACACGAGGAATTTCAGAGAAGATTATTCTAGAACCAACTAGTTCAAAACCAACGCCTGGTTCCTGTATAACACCATTCAGTGAAACAATAATATTATTTTCTGGTAAGATTGTAGAAGATTGAACACCATCAGTCAGCGTCAATGAGTAGAACACATCGTCACGTTTCAAGTTGAATGACTGACGTAATGAATCAAACTCAAATGATATATCATCTAATTGTCTTAGTTTACCAACATAGAATCCTGTGAATGATGCTCCAAGATCAGGTGCTTCAGTAAACTGGATGTTATCTGAGAATGCTGTATAAGCATTTGCTGAACCTGGTGGTTGTAGAACACCATTGATGAAGATCAACATATGTCCTGCAGGATCTGGGAAGTACTTGGTTCCGTTTGAGATGGTTAACTTAAAGTTAGTTTGTGTTCCATCAAATCCTCTGAATGCACGTTCAACACGTCCTCTAAGATCAGTCTTAGTTATAACTGATGCTTTATAATTATCCTTACCAAAGATTCCATCTCTACCACTGAATGTTCCTGTTACATTTGTTAGATAGAATCGTTTGTTAACACCAACATCTTTGATGTCTTGAATTACTGCACTAGCAGCTCCTGCAACATCTAACTTAGTATTAATTACTGCGTGTCCTAATGGATTGAGTGGATCAGGTGCAGGTCCAAAGTCACCAACTTGATCACCATTAGTAATAGATCCTGCTGCTAAGATGTAGTAAATAATATTATTATCAATATCAACTTCAGTAATATAACCATAGTTATTAGGATCAATAACACCGTTAGTAATCTTATTGAGTTTATTACCAACTGTAAATACGTTCTTGTTATTTTGAATTGTAATACCAATTCTTGTATGCCCTGCAGAAGAAATTCTATAACCAATCAATACATCTAATCCTTCATACCTAGAAACATCTAAGAATAATTTTGATTGCTCAGGATATATTACAGCAGATGTTTCAAATGTACCTATTAGAGTTTCAGTATCAACAGTTAATTTACCACCACTATTGTCAGTAACAGCAGCTTGTGCTTTTAAGAATCCAGTTGGGATTGCAGTTTCACCTGTATCATATCCCTTGAATGGAATGTTATCAGTAAATTCTCCTTCAAGATCAGTGATTTGTATTCTATCTTCAATAGCATTAATTTGTGCAGTTGTTGTATTAGTTGCACCAACAACATAATCTAATACTGCGAATGTTCCACCAGTAACTGCAACATCAAGATACTTAAAGTTATCATCTTCATAGAATCCATATACAACACCTGTAACAGTTGAGTCTCCTTGTTTTTGAACAACTTCATTCATGAAGTAAGGACCATCAACAATATTACTATCAATACGGAATCTTTGATATACTTGAACAACTTCACCTTCGTTTATAGTAACTTTCTCTAATTCAGCATATGATCCACTTTCTAAACCATATAAGTAATCAGCACCATCAAGACCACCTGCAAGAGCAACTGGAAGGTCGAATGTTCCATAATCTTTAGTTGGAACAGTTATTCCATTCTGAACAATAATATCAGTATAGTAAGTGCTATTTAATAATTGATTACGAACAATTTCTAAACTATATCTTACTAATCTTTGAATTGAATCTGGATGATAATAAGTAGATGCACTATCGCTGAAGAAAGGTGTAAACGCTGCACTAGGAGAAGGATTAACAAGTTGATCTTTCAATGCATCATACATCCATTCTTCTAATCTATCGATTGTATATGTCTTAATATTGTATTCAGTATCAGCGTAGAATACATCTCCACTTGTAGCAGCATAAGGATCAATAGTTCCTTTAGTAAGTTTTAGACCCCATGCAAAGACACCATCAGATGCATTACCTGCAAAACTAGTTTGACCAGTAGCATTCTTAATTTGAATTTGTTGACGAAGTTGAGAGAAACCAAATGAACATGTAATTGTTCCGTATGCTCTATACCATCCTCCACCATAAGGAATCACTCCAGTTGCATCTACTGTAAGACCACCTTGAGGTTGGAAGATACTACCTGTAGTTCCATTTGTTAAATCAATATCATAGAATAATTGCTGTCTTTGAGTAGTATCTCTATCAAGAGCCATCTCGAAACGAACTTTACTATACTCACCTGCTTTTAAGAATACAGAGTAAGTAAATTGCTGTGATTCAGTAGTTCCTATTTGTCCAGTATCAAATGTTTCTGTTGATGAGTCAAATCTAACTGTGCCACCGTCAAATGTTTCAAATGCACTTAAACTATAATTTCTGAACAACAAATGTTCACCAACAGTAGTTGAAGCAACAATCTTATCAGCAGTAACTGCGTTATCAGGTGCAACAGCACTATCAGTAGATATAGTTACTTCAGTAAGTGTATTACCACTAGATAAATCTTCTGGATAATTGTAACCAACGTTTTGACCTATTAATTGATCTTGAACAGTAGAACTAATTAATCTTGCATTTCTAAGAATTTCAACGTTTGATGGTCGTGTATACCAATCAAATGGAATACCAACTCCTCCAGTTGCAATAGTCGCAGCACCTGCAGTGCTACCAGTAATAGTTTCACCTGCAGAAATTGTACCGCTAAGGAAAGGTCCGATATATAAATGTCTATCTTTACTATCCCATTCAAGAATCTTAGCGTATCCACCACCATTAGCAGTTATAACTTGATCAACTATAAATTCTCCACTTACACCTGTAAGAGTTAGTCTTCTTGCTGTAGTCTTATGATCTATAGGAGTTGTAACAGAGTCTTGAACTATATTTCCAACTAACTCATCAACAAAATCATTATAAACCCAAGCACCATTACCAAACTGAGTATTAACAAGGTTGTTTAATTCATTCTTATAATAGTTTACATTATAAAGAATATTCTTCATACCATTCCTAGCCTCTTTTTTGCCAGGTGAGAAGAATTCAATTACATGATCAAGAAGATTATTCCAATCTCCAATTACTTGATCAATATCTACAGTCTCTAAATCATCTCTGAAAGGTGTTTGAGCAGCGTTTGTTACATATCCACCGAAAGGAATATTTTCTGATGCATTGTATATGTTATTTCTAATTGCTTCTCTACCTGCTTCCTTAAGAACTTCCATACCATAAACGGTTGGTAAAAGCATATCTTCAATTCTATGAAGTGTTCCATCTGCATTGAGATATGTTTCTTCAAGTGCCCTGATAGAACTATTATTACCACCAGTCTGTAAATCAGATATTAGATTCTGAATAACTACCTCAACATCTGCTTGGAATTCTGCTGCTGTTATATTAGTTCCACCAAATTGGAATGCAAAGTATGTTGTAGGACCTGCTTGATATGTAAACTCAGTTAACATTCTAGAAGTTACATCTGAAGCAATAAGTTCTCTGTTAAAGTAAAGTCTATTACCTGCAGTATCATAATCTAGACCTGTAGGTGCAATAATATCATTAACTGTATTAATTAATGATTCGATATTACTCTTAACATCTGCACAATCACCGATAACACTAACTACATCGGTAGCAGTACCACCTGCCCATACGTGAGTATATTCACCACCTGAGATTACACATTCAGTCTCTGCAGAATGGAATGTATGAACATAATCACCACCTGATCTTACAGCACCTGCATTAGCAGAAACAAATGTATGTGCTGATGTATCAGATATAGCACCTTGTCCACCATTTACGTTGATAGTAATAGTTCCTGCTGCTGTATCTGCAGAATCAATATTGATTGCAGTATCGTATGCATAATCAGCACCACTTCCTGTATTAGCAGTAGTAGCACGAGGATATGATTTCTGAATTGTATTACCATCTAATGTGCAAGTAAAGACTAATGATTCAGTAGCAAGTTTAATGCTAGTACCTGCAGTCAAAGTATGAGCTCCTATTGTCAATACCATTACACCTGTAGTAGGATCGTAAGTAGCATTAGAAACGTTGTGTAAAACTAATGGACTCTGCCCAACGTTTAACTGAATAGTATCTGCTGTAGTTGCAGTAATATCAATAGGTTGGTTGTAGAATGGATCACTAGTTCTTGGATAAGATTTGATAGATTCATTTCCATCCATTGCACAAGTAAACTTCAATGCACCTTGATTAATCTTAATTGGTTGACCAACTTCTAAATTATGGTTACTAATAGTAAGAACTAATACACCAGTTGTAGCAGTATATGTTGCGAATGTTGGAGTATACTTAACTTCTGGAGAAGCTCCTACATTAACAGTTACTGTTGTAGCAGTAGCATTTGTAATTGTAAGTGACTTACCATATGCAGGATCAGTTGCACGAGGATATGTTTTATTAGCAACATTACCGTCCATTGAACATGTAAATGTTAATCCCTCATTAGCAATCTGTAAACTATCTCCTGCAGTAAATCCGTGTCCAACAGTAACTGCATTTGTAGCAGATGGAGTAACAACAAAGTTATGAGTTGTGGTATCTGTAATAGCACCTTGACCACCATTAACGTTAACAGTGATTGTTCCACCAGATTGATTTACTGCTGTAATATCAAGGAATTGATTGTATGCATAATCAGCACCATTTGTTGTACCAGCACCAAATGATCTAGGATATCTCTTCTGAGTTTGATTACCATTACCATTGTAATCACAAGTGAATACTAATGATTCCTCAGCAATTCCAACCTTATCATTAGTTGTTAAAGTATGAGTTCCGATTGTAAGAACTAAATCACCTGATGTTGGATTATAGACTGCACCACTAACACTAAATGTTCCAGTATTTGATGCAAGAGTCATCACTAAATCACCACTTGCTGCGTCATAAGATGCATCATATACATCATAAGTTGTTACACTATCATCATTTGTAATACCCCAATCTCCAACAATAAGATTTTCTGTATTATCAGTTGTTAAACTTCCATCTATTGCTTGCTTTAAGTAGTATACTAAACGGTTATGAACATATATTGATTGTGGTAACTGTAATCTAATATGTTGAATTTCATTATTTTGACCAAGGTAGAATCCTGCAGCAGTAACAACATTCTTATTACCACCATTTTCTATATCATTAGCAACTCCACCACAAACCTGTGTAAGGTCAGTCTTACAACGCTCGATTCCATCTGTAGATGTACCACCTTGGTTTCTAGGCATATCCTGATAAAGAGCAGGGTAGCGAATTAACATATCATAAGATGCTTTATCTACAATAGCACCTGTATTTTGACGAATTAAATTAGCAGCATCACGGAATCTGTAACGACTGAATACATCAATTCTATCTGTGTATACCATTTCTGATGCATCATCTTCATATGTAATTTTGAATGGTACTTCAAGATATGAATGAATTGTTCCACCAACAAATTCATCTACTGGAAGAAGATCAGTAATAGTTGCAAGATGATCTACAGGAGATGGTAAAGCAGCTTGAGTTATTGTATCTCTAAGAATATCAATTAAGTTGTTTGTAGTTGTGTAAACGTCAGAACAATTTGTAATTACATACTTAGACTTAGTGATAGAATTAGCATCGCCACTAACAAATAAGTGATCATAACGTTTGTCTTGTGGAGATTTACCAACGTTAATTACAAATCTATTATCATCTTTAGCCTTAACTTCCATTACATGCTTAGCTGCAGGATCAGTAGGACGTGGATAATCATGTTGTGTTAAATGATCATCTTGAGAACAAGTAAATCTTAGTGAATTAGTATCAATGTAAACTGAATCACCTGCAACATGTATACCGTTAGAAGTAGCAGAAACAAATGTATGAGTATAGTCACCACCAGTTCTAACACCGTTTGTAAGACCAGATATAAACTTATGCTTATAGTTACCACCAGTTGAAATTATTGCTCTTGTAATCGCATTAGTTGTAGCAGAAACAAATGTATGAGTTGTAGTATTTGTAGAAGGAATTTCATCTAATACTTGAACATCGAAAGTAGTATTAGTGACGTTATGAACATCTAACCATCTACCACTAGCAGGATCAGTTACTCTTGGATATGGATGGTTTGTAGCATTACTATCATGAGTACAAGTAAATGTAATACCATTATCAGCAATCTTAATTTTTTCACCGTTCTTGATTCCATGTGAAACACTGACTGCATCTGCTAATGCCGATACAAATACATGGTTGGTTGTATCAGTAATTGCTCCTCCACCACCATTTACGTTTACAGTAATAGTTGTTGCTGTGGTGTCTGTAATTACTAATTGATTATTGTAAGCAAAGTCTGCACCGCTAGGAGTTGCAGCACCTGTTGCTCTAGGATATGTTTTATTTGTAGTATTTCCATCTCCATTAAAATCACAAGTAAATGTTAGTGAATTAGGAGCAATTAATATTTCTTCTCCAACTGCCAAACTATGAGTTCCAATAGTCATTTGCATCTCACCAGTTATCGCATTATAAGCAACAGTAGAAGGTTGGAAGTTAGCAGTTTGAACTGTTATGGTCATTAGACCTGTAGTTCCATTGTAAACTGCATTAGTTGGTGTAAACTGAGATGTTGCTACAGAATCTAAAGTATGGTTTGGTGTAAATGAAGGTGTATATCCATCTAAAGCATTGATAGTAATAGTATTACCTGTAACTGCATCAATCGGAATTGCTTGAGCAACAAGTGGATCTCCTTGAACAATACAATTATCAATAGAACCTGCATAGGTATGTGTTGTAGTATTTGTAGGAGTTGTTCCTTGTAAAATATCAACTTCAAATTGAGTATCACTTACATTCTTAATAAACAACCACTTATCACTTGCAGGGTCAGTTGATCTAGGATAAGGATGTAAAGTAGCATTATTATCATGAGCACATCTGAATATTACGCCACCATCTTTGATCTTAATAGGTGTACCAGCAACCATACCGTGTCCAAGGGTAATACCATTAGCAGTAGCAGAAACAAATGTATGTGCTGATGTATCTGAGATGGCACCTTGACCACCATTCAAGTTAACAGTTATTGTATTATCTCCAACATCCATAACTCTGAGCCACTTATCATAAGCATAGTCAGCACCACTTGTTGTATTAGCACCTGTTGCTCTAGGATAAGATTTCTGTGCAGAGTTACCATCTAATGTGCAAGTAAATGTTAGTGAGTTAGGAGCAAGTTTAACCTTATTGCCAGGTACGATACCATGACCAACTTGAACTGCACCATCAAGTGCACCAACAAATGTATGGTTACTAATATCAGTAATAGCACCTTGACCACCGTTAACGTTTACAGTAATTGTTGTTCCTGTAACTGCACTAATGTCTAACCATGTATCATAAGCGTAATCTGCTTTTGAATTTGTTGAGTTGTATGCACCTGCAGCACGAGGATAAGGATGAACAGTTGTATTATTATCATTATTATAATCACAAGTAAATCTAAGTGATTCTGGAGTAATTTTAATTCTGTCATTAGTTGTTAAATTATGTGATCCAAGTGTAAGAACTAAAGTTCCAACAGAAGGTGAATAAGTTGCACCAGTAACATTATATGATCCTGCATTCTGAGATATTGTTAATACACAAGCACCTGTTGTAACATTATAATTTGCAGCACTAGCAGTAAATGATTCAGTAGGAATTGAAACTGTAAGAGCACCTGTTACTGGGTTGTAACTTGTACCTGTAGATGGAGTATGAGTAGCAACATTAGATCTTGGATATACATGTTTAGTAGCACCACTATCCATATCACATGTCATTAGTAATGAATCAGGAGCAAGTTTAACAGTGTAATTTGCCTTGCTAACACAGTTAGTAACTGCACTTACAAATGTATGAGTATCAACGTTAGTTGAAGGAGTTGAATCTAAAACTTGAACATCAAAAGTATCTGTAGTTACGTTGAATATTGGAATCCATTTATTGCTAACTGGGTCAGTAGAACGTGGATAATCTTTCTGTGCAGCAGTTCCAGTTGCACCACCATAAGGACAACTTAATTTAATACCATTATCAGCAATCTTAATTTTTTCACCATTAGAGAAGTTATGACCTGCAATAGTCAGAGTCATTACACCACTAACAGGATTGTAAGCAACATCAGTTGGTGTATGTTGTGTTGGAGCAGGATAACTATGTGATCCAATATTTAATTCTAAAGCACCAGTACTAGCATTATAAGTTGCAGCAGATGGAGTATACGCCTTAGTTGGAGTAGCACCAACGTTAACAGTAACAGTGTTATCACGTTTGATAATACCATCTTTAACTGCTCTTACAAATGTATGAGCAAATTGACCTGTAGAACTTGCTTCACCAATAAACACTGTGAATGTATGATCAGTAACCGCTTTAATTCTTAACCATCTAGCAGCATATGGATCTTTAGGTCTTGGATATGAATGCTCTGTTTTATTGCCATCTTTAGCACATGTAAAGACAAGAGAATTATTTTCTAATCTAATTTCAGTTCCAACTGTTAAACCATGATTCAGTATAGTAATAATTAATAATCCTTCTGCAGTATTATAAGTTGCACTTTGAGCAGTCATCTTAGTGCTACCATTACTCCAAATTGGAATAGCAGTATTATAAACAGAATCATCAACTCTAGGATAAGAATGAACAGTAGCATCATTATCTTGTGAGCATGTAAATGATAATGCATCTTTAGCAAGTTTTAGTGTTTCACCAGATCTTGTTAAACCATTAACTTTAGCACGAACAAATGTATGAGCAGTTTGGTTAGTAGAAGGGGTAGAACTCAATACTTGAACATCGAATGTTGTATGAGTTACATTAGAAATAGGTAACCACTTATTATAATAAGGATCTGTAATTCTTGGATATGTGTGCTCAGTAGCATTACTATCTTCAAGACATGTAAATGTTAGTGAGTCTCTATCAAACATGACTCTATCACCAACATATAATCCATGCTCTACTGTTATAGCATTATCAACTGCAGATCTAAACTTATGCTTATAATTACCACCAGTAATTACAGCACCTGCTTTAGAAGTTGAATATGTATGAGTTGTTGTATTACTTGAAATACCAACATTAAGAGTAATAGTTGTTCCAGTTGTACCAGTAATTGCAACAGATTGTTCAAATGATTTATCACGTTTCTGTTGAATTACACCTGTAAAACTTACAAAGGTATGAGTAGATGTATTTGTTGAAGGAGCATTATCTAATACTTGAACATCGAATGATGTTGTTTGAACATTACTTACTGGAATCCATTTATCACTAATAGGATCATAAGGTCTAGGATATCTGTGTTCAGTTGCATTATTATCTTTGTCACATGTGAATGTAAGTGTATAATCAGGAATCTTAACTTTATCACCATTCTTAATTCCATGTCCTTGAGTAACAGTAAATGTTACTACACCTGTTGTTGGATTGTATGCTACATTAGTTGGAACGTGCTCATCAATTAGAGGTCTTGGATAGTAGTGAACACCTGCACCATATGTGCATGTAAATCCAATACTTTGAGTTGCTATTCTAATAGAAGTACCTGAAGCCAAACTATGATTTCCAATAGTCAACTCCATATCACCTGTATTAGGATTGAATGTTGCATTAGAAACATCGTAAGTAACTATAGGAGACTTACCAACGTTTACAGTGAATGATGTATCAGTTACATGAATAACTTCTAATGCTGTATTACGTGCAGGGTCAGTTGCTCTTGGATATGGGTGATCAGTAGCATAATCATCTTGAGAACATCTGAATGTAAGACCATCATTAGCAATCTTAACTTTCTGTCCTGTTTTTAGATTATGTGACATAACAAAGATTTCTAAATCTCCACTTAGAGGACTGTAATCAGCATCAATAACATTATATTGATCGTTACCAATACTTACTGTCATTACACCACTAGTAGGATTATATGCAGCGTTAGAAACAGTATACTTACTGCCTGGTCTTAGGTCATTGTCACCAATGTCCATAGTTAAGAAACCAGTATTACTATCATAATCTGCTGCAGTTGCAGTAAAGTTGACTGTTGGAGATGTTCCAACATTTACACTAAAGTTGTCATTATCAATCTTTGATACCTCCAACCAGCCTTGGTTTGCAGGATCATCATCTCTAGGATAACTCTGTGATACTGTATTACCATCACAAGTACAAGTCATGGTAATAGAATTAGGTTCAAACTTAATTCTGTCCCCAGTTTCTAGACTGTGCCCAACAGATTGAATCGTCAAAACACCAGTGGTAGCAGTGTATCCTGAGTCTGTTGCTGTTATAGTTCTAGGGGCCGCGAGTCCATGACTTGCAGCTGTTATTTCCATGTCACCCATTGATGGATGATAGTCGATTGCTGTTGGTGTAAACTTAGTTAATGTTTGAGTTGTATAACCATCAAATGTAATAGAAGTGTCAAATTTTTGTGTTACACCATGATCACCTTGAGTACTCCAAGGAACATTATTAACAATATACTTAGCAAGTTTATCTAATATTTCATAAACATAGACTGTCATAGAGACATCATCTTCTACGTTTACAATTTGAATTGGATTGACTTCTCTATTAACATAGTATGAAGCTGCTTTCCACATATGATGATTACTACCATTACGTAAATCTTCTACAATAGCATCAACAACATCTCTTACATCATCTTCACAATCAACTTCACTACCCTTAACACTATGTGCAGGGAATACTTCTTTCATAATATAAACTGTTTCTTGAGCAAGGTATTCCTTGTTCATTAACAATAAATCTGCAGCGTTAATATATCTGTGACTCTTAGTATTAAATCCTACAGGAGCAGCAGTTGGATTTGAACTATATGTTGTTAATATAGAATCATTATTAACATATTCACCCTTAGTAAATGATTCACCACCAGACCAATCTTCAGTCTTAGTTGCACCATCAGCACCATCAAAGTGACATAATACTTTAGTATCAGTATCTCCTTGGAAAATACCATTAGGAGAAGTAAATGGTAATGTATCGTAACGTGAAACTGTAGAATATCTAAACTCATCAATATGAGCAGTTATAGGATTAAGACCAGATAAATCTGCACCTATTCTGATTGGTCTATCCAATGTATAGTTACTACTATCTGTTCCAGTTCCAATCTCAACTCCATTAGATATAATCTTAAGAGTAGTTCCAGTTCTTTGAATTACAAGATGATACCAAACATTATTGTTTAGAGCATTTCCACCAGAAGTTGCTATATCTGAACCATTAACATTAACACGAACTTGTGCTGCTTGTAAGTAAATTCTAAGTGCAACTTCAGTAGCACTTGTTCTCATATCAAGTAGAGTCTTAGTATCTGCTAATGATACTGCATCTAAACGAACCCAGAATTCAATAGTATAATCACCTGTACCACGAGTAAATTCAGATGATGCAGGAATTTGAATATAATCACTTGTTGCTAAATCAAGTTGTAATGATGAATCTCCAAATTTCTTAATTGAAGTATCTAATTGAGCACTACCAGAGAAGTTAAATTGATGATAGTCAGCACCACCTCTTAGTGATCTACCAATCTTACCAAGATATATTGTATTACCTGAGAAATTAAATCCAATTACTTCTGCTTTAGTATCTCTAGTTCTTATTGTATCACCTGTAGAAAATAGACCAGTTCCTACCTTATCTTTAAATGATAGTTTTCTAGACTTACCAGATTCACCACTATTAAATGTTCCAACATTATTACCATAATCAAGTTTATAATTTCTAATTTTCTCTCCTACAGATAACTTGCCAGAAGCATTATCGTAAGGAATTACAATTTGACTTATAAATTCGTTAGCAGGGAATTGAGAATCAATATCTGTTACGTAGTCTGTATAGTCAACAACACTAATTGTTGATAATGAAATATCATCTAGAACAATATTTGGATATGTAATTGATGTAACTCTGTTGAATAGTAATCCAAAGAATGAAGATCCTTCTGAAATATTAACCTGACCAATAAACTCATTAGTTGTAGGATCTTGATATGTTGATGTAGCAGTCAATCTTGCAACTACACCAGACTGAGCACCGATAATAACATCATTAAGAGCAAGATCAAATAAACCAGGTGTAGACTGATATGTTCCAGTAGTTTTACTTAAAGTTAATTTGTCATTAACAAGAACTGTGGTTGCATATACAGGACCATCTTCTGCCTGTGTTGCTGCTGTAGTACCTAATTGACCTCTAGTTATTTCTAATGTAACTGAGTCATTGTTAGTAGTAATATTAGTTACAGTTACAATTTCAGAACCAATCTGATAATTACCACTTACAGTAAATGTTCCTGCAACAGGAGCTGTATCAGGATCAGTAGAAACTGTTTTTGCTGCTACAACTTCAACTGATGCAGTTGAAGGACCTATACCATAACGTAATTGACCAAGTGGAGCTTCAGAACCACCTGCTAAGTTAATTGCTTCAACTTTAGCAGTCTCTCCAGTAAGGTTTGAAACCTGCTCTCCAAATACAAATAATCCAAGATTTGAAAGAGTTGATACTGATGCATAGTTTGCAATAAATCCAGTAGCACTATTACTTACTAATTCATCTGCAAGGAATGCAGTTCCTTCTACAAAGAATCCTTGAACAGTTTGACCAACAACAGTTGTAACAGTAAATCTAGTTCCAGAAGTCTGTCCAGTCATTGTATTTCCCTTGATTGGGAATATTCCACTAATATTAGTAAATTCAAGAACGGATATAGTAATCTGTTCGATAGTAACGTTTACATACTTAATACTTGCAGGTGGTTGTGGTGGTTGACTGAATACAATAGAATCACCTTGAATATTAAATGATGTCTCAGGAGTTTGAGCAACACCATTTAAGATGATCATTAACTGGTTAGCATTAGCAACTACGTTCTCACCATTAACTTTTAATTGGAATTGTGTTTTAACTCCATCAAATTCATTTGATATATCATCAATACGCTGAACAACAGAAGTCAAAATGTTCTCAGAAGATGTTAATCTCTTCTGTCTGAATAATACTTCTGAGTTATTAAACTGTGAATATACTGGTTCAACTAGAGAGAAACTCTGAATGTTAGGTACAATTGCTTCTCTTGCTAATTCAACAGCTTTTGTTATCTGGAAATCAGTTTCCTTATTAGGAATTTGACCATAATCGGATAGATTTAATTCACCAAATACTTTAAATGATGCAGGGTGAACGTTCTTAAGTAATATCTCTTTCCATTCACCAATAGAAACAGCAGACTTAACAGCATATGAGAAATCTTGATAATAGTAACTATCTTGAATCTTCTGAATAATTTCAGATGGTTTACCGATGTCATCAATAAATTGACCAGTTGTTTTAGTAATAGAACCAATTTCAAGAACACCACGAGCAATCTTAAGATCACTTATAACACCAGAAGATTTAGAAATAACACCTGTTATTCTTTCGTTAGCATTAAAGTTTCCAGTGTAATCAACAATCTTAATAATTCTAGGTCCTACCTGCCAACCTTGGTTAGTAGAAACATATCCACTAGCAGTTGCAGCGTCTAAACTATCACCTTGATAAACAAGTTCACCTTCTAAGAATGTAGAAGTAATAACGTTTGCAGTAGCAGCACCACCAAATGATTCAGTTAATATTGTTTGACGACCTGTTCCTGCGTTAACAAATGATATTGAATCTCCTAATGCAGCGTTAGCAGCAGTAATAGCAATCTTTAACTGGTTTTCTTCTAGAGAATTAGCAGTACCTGCAATAGCATAATATGTGTTAGTAGAGTTCAAACGACCAATAGCACCTGCTGCTAATGGGAACTCAGCACCATCACCAGTATCAGTAACTGTTAAGGTAACCTCAGAACCATTTACAATACCATGTGGGAAAGCAAATTGTAGTAATCCTAAGTCAAGGTTAACAACATAGTTAAAGGATGATCTTAATGCAACAGTAGGAGCAGAAGAGTAACCTGAGCCTGGATCTTTAACAATAATATCATCTAAACGACCATTCTTAATTGATGCTTCAGCAGTTGCATTTGCTCCACCACCACCAGTAATAACAACGGTTGGTGCTTGTGAATATCCAGAACCTGGATCTGTAACTGTAATACTGTCTAGAATACTTGTAGATGTTAACTGTGCGTTAATCGGGAATGAAATCTCAGGACGTAAAGTATAATCATGAGGATAATCATATCCAAAGTTGTTGTTCTGTAATTTCTTAATTTTACCAACTTTAGTTCCTTTAGTAAAGATAGAAGCACCTGTTCCTGCAGGAGGAATAACAACATTCAAATCAACACCAGAACCTGTTAAACCTGCTCCAAGAATACCTGATATTGATTCAACATCTATACTTGCAGTAGTATATCCTTTACCTGGTGATGTAACAACAACAGACTGTATCTGACCAGGAATAGTTACTCCTTCATCATCAGTTCCATCAGCAACAGTAATCGAAACAAATCCACCTTCTCCATCACCTGCAATAGGAACACTATTATAAACACCTACAGCATATTCAGTACCTGGTGAATCAATTTGAACTCTCTCGATTTGTCTAGATGACTGGATAGTTGTAACAACTGGCAGTCTAGTATAGAAACCACCTCCATTAACAATACGAATATCACTTATAGAACCAACTGCTTTTAATGAACTAGTGCTGTAAGATGTATTAATAACATCAGCAATACCTTCTGGTTCATTAGCAAGTGGGAATTTGAATGTATCTGCACCACGAGTAATAGTTGCACCAGATGTAGAACTAATTGTAAAATTACCTACGTAAGGTGAATTAACAACGTCTAAGTAACTAGCTTTAATAACAGGAGAATCATCACCTGTTCTAGATGGGTCAAAGTAATAAGAAATATTAGTAACAATATCAGAATCAACTTTTAATTTAACAGTAGGATTTGCAACACCTTGACCAGTAATACCAGGTGTACCTACTCTTTCAATAGAGTTAAATGAGTATTCTAGTTTGTAGAGATTATCTTTAGAGAATGATAAGTTACCACCTGCCATAGAAGAATGACTAACATCAAAGAGATATTGATGTCCATAATACATTTTAAGAACAGGTGACTTAACGTAGATATTAACACTTCCAGAACTTGTAGCTGGTGCAGTTATTGCAGCAGAAGGTAACTTATATGTAAATTCAACAGGACTTACAACAGTATGAACTGGGAAAGCACCATCATATTCATCATAAACTACACTATCAACAGTTTGTGATGGGTTACCATCAATATTAACCATTTCACCTTCAGTAAGGTAATGACTATTTCCAGTAACAATATAAACTTCATCACTATTAGCAACACCAGTTACTTGTATAATCTTCTTAAGTGTTGCTACTAAAGTAATCTTAAGAACACCAGTTAAATTAATAATTTGTGCAGTTGTATATGCAGCATTGAAACTAATATCACCAGAGTTAATATTAACAACAGATCCAACAATATAAGGTGAACCACCAGATACTTCATCAATTCTTATAGAGTAATCATCATCAGTATAAGGTTTAAAGTTAGTTAATTCATCAAGATTATTTGAACCTCCTTCTGGGTGATTGAAATTGTTTAAATCAATATCAAATGTACCAGGTGTAGTATTGTTTAATAATGGGAATGTAAATATAAGTTCATTAATATCTGCGGGTATAGGACCTACAATTCCATAAGTGCTTTGCTCATTAAACTGTTCTGTACTTAATTCACCAGTATTAAGATCATTTGACCAAGCATTATTATTAACAGCAAGATATATTTTATTACCTACAGAATTTTGTCTAATAATGTATCCACTATTAATGAATGATCCTGATGAACTTCTTAATACTAATTTTGTTCCTGTAGTAAATCTAAACTGCTGATTTAGAGTAAGTTCTTGAATATTATCAATCTTGATTGTAGGTGTAACCTTAAAGTAGTATCTGTCTTTAACAACTGCAGTAACTCTTAGTTTTTGAGAACCTGGTGAAGGAACAGTAGCAGTTCTAGAACTCCAAACATCTTGAACATAAGTTAATGAATCAGAATCTTGAGTCATTGTTGTATCAGCATCATCAAAGTCTAAGTTTTGGAATCCTGCTTCTGCTAATCCAAATCCAGTATTATTAACAGTTAATTCTGAACCTGTTTGTATTGCAATAGCAGTTCTAACAAATCCAACTTGTGTGTTAGTTTGAACAGTTTGAGTTCCAAGTCTTGCAGCATCAGAGTTTTTATCAACTTTTAAACCCCAACCAACATAATCAATATAATCATATTTGTTAGTGTAAGTAGAGAACCATGATGTATCAGTCCATGTGAATCCTTCACTAAACTCACCTGCAATAGGATAGTTAGTAACATCATTAGGAACTGTAGGAGTAACAGCTCTGTTTCTAACACGAAGATTATCTACATGATATTGACCTTGTTCATTAGAACGGAATTGATTTAATGTTCCACTCTTACCAGGAATATTACCAATGTATAGATTTTGATTCTGGAATGCAGTATTATCAATAGTTCCTTGAAGAACTTGTATACCATTAACATATGCTGTAAATTGACCTGCAGATTTAGTAAGTGCAACAAATTGCCAAGTATTATCGGCAAACATTGTTGTAACTGTAGATTGTAGTGAACCTGATGCAGAGTTAAGTGCAGTTCCATTTGCAGTAACAACTAACTGCATCTCTCCAGATGCAATATCATAATACAACCATAGACCACCAGTAGATAAGGTTGCATCACCTATTGCTATTAGGGTTTGTTGTGTTTGAGAGTGTGTATTATTGTTATTAGCAGCATCTTTAAACAACATGAACTCAATAGTCCAGTCGCCAGTCATTTTAGTTGTTAAATCTGATCCATTAACTTGTATAACTGAATTTACCCAAGTACTAGGAGTAGTAGAGTCTTTTCCTAGTAATTTTGCATATCCATTAGAAGTGTCATATTGAAGTGAGTTTCCATCTCCTACAAACGTTGCTGTATAGTGTCCTGTAACATCTGTAGTTGCACCACTTGTAAATGGTATTAGAAGTTCATTTCTATTCCAAGAAGTCTGACCATATACATGAACATCACCAGAACTATCAGGGAATAAAGTATGTGCAGTTACACCTTCAACATTATTAAGATTAAATTTATTATTTGTCTGTGATTTAATAATACCGTTATAACCAACTTTAATTACATCAACAGTTAATTCACCATCTGTATTTTGATATTTGTTAAGAGCAATGTTAAGATCGCCAAATATATCAATATGAGTTCTCTTAGCAACATTAACAGTGTATCCACCAGTTACTGCATAACGATAATTCCAAAGGAATACACCTTCTGTATTAAGTTTACCAATCCAGAAACCATCTTTAGTTGTATTATCTGCTTTAAGTCTTGTTGTAGCAGTAAGGTATAGTTCACTAAACTCATCAACAGTAAGACTTGTATCCATGAATGAATACAGTGTATTAGTTAATTGCTTAGTCCAAACAAGAGTAATTGCACTAGTACCTACAGTTGCTTTACCAATACCTGTGTCAACGCTTGTTGCATTAGGACTTGTAGCAATTTCTAGTGTATAGTATATGTCAGTTCCATTTACAAGTAAATCTGTAACTTTTTCAGAAACATTTACAGAAGTAATCTTTCTCTTAACAGCAAAGTTACCAAGTGTGTCTACAACAGCAATATAAGCATCAAATGGATTACCAGAGTTAGTATTAGTAAAACCACCTAAAACAAATCTAGTGTCAGAGTATTTTGCAATAGCACTAATATTATCAGAACGAGTAGAACCAGATATACCTGCATATGCTTTCTGATACTGTAAAGTAGCACTTAATCCATTTTCTGCCTGTGTATACTTACAAAGAATAACATCAGGGTTATATGCTTCTAAGATACTTGCATTTGGTTTATTGTGACCTGCAACGTAAATATCTTGTCCATCAATCAATATTCTTTCAAATTCTACTTCTTGTTGTCCATCAGTACTCTTAAGTGTCTTCTCCCAGTCCTTTACACCAGTAGCAGATAGTTTTGCTAAGAATCCAATAGTATATCCAAAAGAATCTTTTGTTTTACCACAAATGAATATTTCTTTAGCATCATTTACAAATACATCATTAACCTTAACATAATCCTCATTTGCAATCTTAGAAATATAGTAATCTGCTTTTTTGTAGATTTGAGGGTGTGATAGTATAACTCTTGGGTTTGTAGTATAATTTTGACCAGAGTTAGTAATAGTAACTGAAGCAATAGATCCTACAGTTGTTACAACTGCTTCTAATGCTGCACCAGTTCCATCACCATCAAGAATGATTGTAGGAGGTAATTCACTATTATATCCAGAACCTTGCTGATCAATAACAATCTCTTCAACACCTTTTATTTGTTTAACAACAAAAGTCTTATTAGTGTTGTTCATTATAGGTGTATAGTCTACAACAACCTGATCACCAACAGATAAGTTATGTGGAGTTGTAGTTTTTAGAACACCATAGTTGATACCACCAATACTTTCATACCCATATGTTGAAACTGCTTCTCCTTTAATATGAGAAACACGAGCAGAAACACCAGTACCATCAGTATCTGTGTTATCAAATACTAGTCTATCATTAACCTGATATGATGTACCAGGATTTTCTACTGTAAATCCAGTTACAGAAGCATCTTCAAACTTAGTAATTGTCTCAACTTCAATATCAACCTTAGAGTCAAACTTAACTTTAGGGAAATAATCAAATAACTGTAGAGGTGCTTCTTCAAAGATTTGATCAGGATCATCTATCTCATCCTGAGAGATCACAGCGTCTCTATTCTCGTCTTCTACTTCAAATAGGAGCAATTCACCGTCTTCGGTAGTTAGAGCGTTTGTAGAGGCATTTGGTGCCCTCTCAACGTCAATATCAACGTTCTCATATGGATCACGATATCTAACAACACCAGTAGGAATATTCTGTTGTGTTGCACCGTCAGTTAAGTTCCAAGTATCAACAACAGAGTTGAAACTAGGACCTAAAACATAAGGAAATACTGCATTACCTTGCTCTGTAGTGTCAATAGTAACGAAGTAACAATATCTACCTGCAGGAAACTCAGGTGTTTTACAGAAACGACCATTATACTGATCAAGATCACCTAAACCAAACACATACTCATAATCTTCTACAAAGTTACCTGCTGCCTCTTCAGTTAGTAAAGGACCTGCAGTTCTGCTAGGATAAGGATTTGTAACTACATCATATACAAGTTCAGTTTTAAGTTTATAAGAACTGTTTAATCTATTGATAGCAGATGCTTGATCTGTAGGATCAGCATAACCATAAGGACCGTAAATTGGGTTTCCATCAAATGCCCAACCAACAATAGGTGAGTGATTTAACTGTTCTGCTTGTTCAACTATAGTTCCTACTGTTGGTTCTTGTAAGTTATCACCAAGAACATATCTTAGTCTTTGTGGGTTTGATAAGTGAGCATATTCACCACCGTACTGATTATTAAATCCTTCAAATACTCCACCTTTAGCAGTATCTAATACACTAGTTGCTTGTAAGTTATAAGTCCACTGGAATACATTTGCTGTAAATAATGCATCTTGACCAACTGAAGTTAGATTAATTAATGTGGTTCCTTGAATATATCCAATACCTCTATTAAGAATCTGAACACTTGTAACTCTTCCTGCGTTTTCACCATCAACATCAATACCTGCTCTAGCAACAGCACCAAATCCATCACCTTGAATGCTTATTATAGGAGCAGTTGTATAACCTGACCCTGCAGAAATGATAGCGATTGATATAATACGACCATTCTGTACAATTGCTTGAGCAACAGCACCTGATCCAGAACTTAGTGTTACTGTTGGTTTAGAGGTATATGATGCACCACCTTGATCAACTGAAATAGATTGAATAGGACCTCTGACGTTTGCTGTTGCAGTTGCACCAGTTCCACCACCTCCAACAATAGTAATTGATGGTTGTGAAGTATATCCAGTTCCTCCAGAATTGATTAGAATACGTGAAACAACACCTTTGGTTATAATGGCAGTAGCAGCAGCTCCAGACCCGTTACCACCGACTATAGAGACCAATGGTGAGGATGTATAACCAGATCCTCCAGTAAGAACTTCTACTTCACTAAGAGAACCGTTAACAACAACAGAACCTGTTGCACCAGATCCTCCACCACCTGCAATAGTAATATTAGGAGGTGACGCAGCATCATAGTCTTTACCAGTGTTAGTAATTGTAATACCAGTTACAGCACCAAATGTTTTGAATAGAGATGACTTATATGACCATATAGAAACACCATTAACCCAAGTTCCAACAGGACCTGGATTAATTAAGTTCTTTGTAGATATAGTTTGAGCAACTCTTGGGAATCTGTTTAATTTTCTTTGGTTACCAGGCAATAGTGCAGAACCAGGAAACGGACCTATGTCATAGTTTGGAATACCTGTAGAAGCAACGTAAACGTAATTGTCGTTGAAAAATGTGTTCTGAACGTTAGTGGTGTACGAACCAATAGCAGTTAAAATTTGTTCACTTGATGATTTACCCTTATTAAGGTCAATAGAAACAAGAATATTACCTTGTGGTATAACTCCACCTGGTTGAGGTAGTTGATATTGGAATACAGTGGTAGAATCTCTTGATGTAACTAAGAAAGTTCCATTATAGATGATTGGGTTAGCACCATAGATGGTAACCTGATCTCCAACTAGTAGACCATGAGGGTTTGCACAAGTTACAGTAGCAGCTTGATCATTGATACCACCAAATGTAATTCCAGTGATTGCAATTAACTTTTTAACGTTATACAACCAAGTAATTAGTTCAGAACTAGTATCTGTTCCACCTAATTTAGAAATTGCTAATTTATCGCCAGGTAAGTAATAAGAACCAGTGTCAGTAAGAGTAGTTTGTTGAGCATCAACGATACCAACAACATTCATTATTACTTCTTGAGCAGTTCCCTTATTAACGTATACTTTAAAGTTAGATTTTACTTCAGTAGCAGAATCCCAGTCCTCAACTACGTTATTGACTGATCTAGTACACTCAATGAACTGGTTTAGTGATTTTTCCTTATATTGAATGAGTTCTGCAGTATCAGATGAACTACCAATCAAAAATTCACCGTTTCTTTCTGGCCAACCGATTGTAGAGTCAACAGTTATAATACCTTCTGTTTGATTAAGAGGTTCTGCTAGTTTTGTCTTATAAGGGACTATAAATGTTCCATCAATGGTTTCTTCTGAAAGAATTAATTCATATATTTCTGTTTGTGATGTTTTAATTGAAATAAAGTTTTCTACAAGTGCACTTGCTGCTCTTATGTTTTCATCAGCGATATCAGCATCTTGAGTTAAAAGACCGTCTCTAATATTAGCAGGATCACCACTTACTATAGTTGCACGAAGAATTGTATCAATAGACCATGTTGCAGCAGATGGTTTAATGATTTGATCTTTAGGATATGATATATTGACTTGCTCACCATAAAGAAGTTTAAAAAGATATGCAATACTGTAAGAAGTTCCTTTACAACTGTAAAAGTCTTTAATAGTCTTGATAGCAGTTCTTACATCGATTGTATTATAATCTAATGAAGGAACATCAGGTAGATATTGTTGAGTATACTTATCAAGTAGCCTTTTAACAAATAATGCATCTAAACACTTAACAGGAGAGTCAAGTGAATGAGCTACTGCACTAGTTGTTTCAGTAAATACAGCATTACCACTTTCTGTATAAGAAGTAATAGCACTTGCAGCTCTAGCACATCCAATAAACTGTGCTTTTGTATATCCTGATCCGTTTTGATTAATATTAAATCCAGTAACCTCATTTACACCAATACTTGCAGATGCATCTGCTGAAGGAGGTGCTTGAATAACAACAGTAGGAGGAGTAGTTTGACTGTACCCACTTCCAAACTCAGTAACGTTAATATCAGTAATTCTACCATTAAAGATCGATGCTGATGCTGTAGCACCAGTTCCACCAATAAATGTTCCTCTATCATCTAATCTATTATCAACAATATAAACTGAGGGAACGTCTTCATATCCATTACCACCATCTAAAAGTTCAATAGAAGTTACTCTTCCGTCAGTATCAATAACAGTTTCTAAAACTTGTGCACCAACTGGATCAATAATCGCAATTCTAGGTGTAGAAGTATATCCTTGTCCTGCATTTAAGATTGTAAGAGCAGTAACTTCCCCATTTAGAACAGTTGCTTGAATATTTGCTCTAATTGGTGATTCACCTGTAGGTTCATCAACATAAACTACAGGAGCAGTTGTATATCCAAATCCACCGTAAGTAATAGGAGGAACTGCACTAATAGATCCATTTAATATCTGCCCAGTGCCCAGTGTACAACCTCCTGGCTGTCGGAAAGTGATTCTAGGTGTAAATGTATATCCTGACCCAGAATTGACTATTTCAAGAGAAGAAACAGCACCATTAGTAACTGTTGCTTTTAAAGTTGCTTGTTGAGAACCATCTAAAGTTGGAGATTCAACTTGAACTACTGGAGGATTAGTTTCACTATAACCAAAACCACCGTTTAGTAGAGAAAGAGTTTTAACACCATTTACAAGAGCAGTTGCAGATGCACCCGATCCAGTATCAGAGTTAACAGATACTTGCGGAGGATACTGGAATCTATATTGAGAACCTGTATTATTAACAGTAATACCAGTAAGTGTACCTGCATCATCAACTTGAGCAAATCCAACAGCATCTTTACCAAATGAAGGGATAGGTGCTTCAATAACATAGAAAGAAAGTATTCTTCCGTTTAATGGAGCAGTATTGAAAATAAACTGATCACCATCAATAAAGAAGTCAACTTTAGGTATCATTAACTTATTATCATATATCGCAAGACAATATTCATCTACAGTAGGTTCATATCTTACTCCATTCCGCGTAATAGTAAATTGTCTCTTATTTTCACCAAACGCACCAGAGATATTATCCATAGCAACGATTTGGTTCTCAACAAAACCGTTTAGGTATGTAATGTAAGTATATGATGCATCATCAGCAACAACTCTTGCTCTTGGAGGATTAGTGAATACAATATGATCACCATCAATAGTATAATCAACATTAGGAAGTAACCAATCACCATATACCCTTACAATCAAATGTTGTGCAGATGGAGGACCTACGGGATTAGATTGAGAGGTTAATGGGAACCTTGATGTAGTTCCGTCAAAACTTGTTAAAGGACTTGCTAGTTCATCCCACTTTAATTTTACCTGATCGTAGTTAACACCAGGTGTTAGTGCAATGTTTGGTGAGGATGTTGTGCTTTCATAGAATATTACTTCACCATCAACTAATATTGTTCCATTCTTCTCTAGAAAACTATCTACACTCTCTACAACAATTCTATCACTAGTTGCAGTTATTGCTTCTCTAACCTTTGTTGCACCATCTAAAATACTAATATCTAGTTTATCAATGTCAAGATATCCTAGAAAATTGTTTAATATATTCTGTCCTAAACCCGTTTTCTCCTGAGATGCATAATAGTACTCAAGGAAACGGTTGAAGAGTGGATAATCTGACTCTACGAAATCTGGTGTCTGTGAGACAACCGCTTGTGATACCTTGTTAATATTCGTCATCTACTCTAATAAGAGGTAGTATTTAAGTTAGTTGTGCTGCCCAGACTTGTTGTGATTGCCACAGTTGATGGTGTCTGGTCAAAAATAGTCGGTGTCAAACTATTTAGTGGTATAGTGGGAGGTGGTGCGGTTCCTACAGGTGCAACTGTGATTTCTGGTAACACAATATTAATAATTGTACCAGGAGTTGAGGCAGGAATGCTATTTGAGTTCGCTGGAATAAATTGAACGGGAATTTGTAAATCTACAGGAAGTAATGTTGAATCAGTTACAGACCCTGCTCCTGTAGAAGTATTAGTAATATTTACACCAGTTGTTGAGAAGTTTGCACCCGCACCGATAATTGCAACAGGTCCAAAAGCAATTTCACCAGTATCATAGTTACAAGTTCCTGCAGCATTATTAGTATAGATCTTTCTTGTTCCTGTATTGTAGTAAGTTCTCAAGTTTCCGTATCCATCATCTTCAAACTGTTGATCAACACCTGGTCTATCTGATGTTCTAAATGATCCTGATAGGAGAATTGGTTCTTTTGGATTAGTTCCATCACTACCGTCTTTAGAAGGAGCACTATTATAGAGTGCGGATCCAGTAGAGATGCTATAAGTATTAGTTTGATTGGTAGTAGGTAGAATATATCGTAATACTGTAGTTTGAAGTGAAACGTCACTAACACACTTGTCTGCTAGTGTAATTGCCTTTTCAAATGCAGATGATCTAAATGTTGAGTTAAAGTTGTTTATTTCTGTCTGTGTTGCCCAATCTTCTATTGCAGATGATACATTTGTCTTAATAGTTGATGTATCACTTCCGCATCCCGTGTCATATTGTACAAAAACTTTAGGATAGATGTATACATTTTCTGGATCAATGACCACAGGGTCGATAGATGCCATCGCATAACCGCGTAAATCCGCAGCAATACTCTTTTTAGTTTGATCATTAAGCAAAGATCCTGTCTTTGTCTTAATAGCAATGTAAACTTTACCGTAAATTGGAGGATTTAGTGAATCTCCACCATACGCAACTACGGAATGTGCGTTATCATACACTTTTTTAGTGATGATTGCGTAATCTTGAGCAGTTACTGCTCTATACTGTGAGGAATAATACCTAGGAGCATTATATTTAATAGATTCTATAGACTCAGCACTCTCTCCATAACCTGACTTCTCATTCAAAGTCATAGTTACCGCTTGTGAAGTATATGATCTACCTGCACTATCTGATAGTCTACCAATGAAGTTGAATATATTGACATCATTAGCAGGTTCACCGTCAGTAACAAGATACTCTAGTGTTACAACCTCACCATCACTTAATGCTCTACCAATACTATCATCTCCAAATTTCAACTCATAACGCATGTCCTCACCTTCTGAGATGAAGTAAATACGTGATGTAGCGGTAAGATTACTGATAGTATCAACTCTAGTGTATAAATCAGAGGTTGTGGATGTCTCGGTTGCTTTTACATTAACTGATAAAGTTGATATATCGCAATTTTCTGAAGGAATCTTGTAAATTTGAGAAGCAAATGTATTAACTACGTATGAGAAGTTAAGAATTGTTCCCTGTTTGACAACTAAACTGTTAAAGTTTGCAATTCCTGTTGTTGGATCGACAGAAACTGTAGTATCTGCTAGAATGTTCCACATAAAGGAACCACCCTGTAGTATTGCACCCTTTTTCAAGGTTACTGTACTTGGATATACATCACTTGTTTGCTGACATTGAACTACCAACGATACAGTTGCCCTAGAAGCAACTATAGAGGTCGGAACATAGTTTAGTAGTTTTGCTATATTAACAACGTTATCTCTTACTGTAGCGGATGGTAAGAATGCCTCATTCATCGCCATATTAGCGTTGAAGGCAGTATAATAGGTATTATATGCTAATGTGTCTATTAGATATGATAAAGCAGCACCTTCAAAGTCATAATCGGTAAACTCTGTCCTAGTTCTTAGATATGATTTGATTGATGCCTTAATATCACCAAAATCTAATGCTGTTAAATTATTTGGTTGCATTATTCGGGTCTCTGCAAGATGAAGTTGACTGTTTCCACTATAGGTTGTCCTACAATTCTATATTCAACCGTAACATCAAACGTGTTAGTGTCTTCATTAGGTTCCACATCTACCTCTAGAATACTAATTCGAGGTTCATACTGTCCAAGAGTATTTATTATCTCATCCCTAATAGAATCTGCTGTAAACGGATCCATAGGTTCAAAGAGTAATTCATATACACCAGACCCTAGCTCAGGTTGAAACAACTTTTCCCCCTTTTGTGTTAGTACTAAATTCTTGATAGATTGTTTAATGGCATTCTCATTCTTCACCACCGCAGCATCTTTTGTAAAGACATTGAGTAAAAAACTCATACCAACGTCTTTAAAACCACGTGAAAGGTTATCTTTATTACCTCTTACCTCTTTAATTGCCATTTACCTTATAGAAAGTGTAATTCAAAAATAATTCTTCACCTTCACCAATAGGTTTAATAACCTTTACATAATATTTCTTTATTGACTTATAATGGGTTTTGGTCAAATTATACATTTTTTCCACCCTTGGACATAATTTTTCACAGTTTGGAAAATCATTATGGTTAATAAACCCTCCAAGAGGAGTTCTAATGATCTCATCTGCGATAACTATGTGAGACATACCTAATTCTGTGCCAACTTCAAGGAATTTACTAGTAAATATGCCTTGCCCTGCTACAGGAGAGTCTTTAATGTACAATCCTTGAGGTAATGCCTGATAAGTCACGATCCATAATCTAACTAATTATATTTAGTCAGGCAAACAACCTTTTATTGCACTCATTCTTGTCCATAATTTTTTGCATAGATCATCTGAATTTCTTCTGATCCATAAAGATTCCACCATTTTATCAAATTCTTCATCCGTTAACCATAATGGCATCGGATATTTTTTTGGTTTGTTGATCCTAGATTCACTCCAAGCCTCATTTATTGCGTCACTCACTTACCTTGACCACGATAACGTTTTTTTGCTTTATTTCGTGATGTAGCAGCAATTTTTGTGCATAATCCGTTACCTTGACGTGTTTTTTTAGGTTTTTTCATAAAAATAGGGTTAAAGTTTACCAAAAGTGCGTTTTTTGCCTTCTAAATCGTCTAAACGCTTAAAAATAGTGTCTAGAGTGCCATATAAGGTGTCATAATCCTTATAACCGTATGCTTTATAGTAGGTTTTGTCACTTGTAGGCAGTTCTGAGACTGTTTTTTCTAGTTCTGTAAGTCTATTTGCGATCTCTTCCAAAGCACCACCAACAGTCTGGTTGAACTTCCATTGTTCTCTCCAGTGTTCGTCGTATGCTCCTTCTAGTTCGTACTTAGGCATTTAAGAAATAGTGATTGATAATGTCAATCTTTTCATGATTTTGAGCGATAGCCGCAATTTCTTGGTCTATTGCACCCATTACATCAGGATGCTCACCAATACCTACAGGTTGATTGAGATAGATCTCAACATTTTGTTGGTGTTTACAAATTAATCCTTGATAGTAACTAATTTGAGAAGCGAGAATTTTATCTCTAAGGTTAACCATAGTGTTTATTTTTATATATCGTAGTAATCTAGGAGTATCTCACGATGTCTCCATGTCATACCACTTGTGGATCCTTTGCAGGGGTTAATACAATTACCCTCTTCGACTAGATCAGTGAGATTACAGACGAGACCTGCAAGATCATGAGGACATGCCATCTTGCCATCTGCCCAATATAGTTGCCCATCTAACCAACGAGCACCACATTTACCACATTCCCTAATCATAGAGTAATACCATTACCATTAGTATACCCTATTTCTCCTTTTATGTAAACATCAAACGCAATACAATAACGATCTTTTACAGAATTACTCTCTAATACCTTATGTTGAAGATGAGAAGGGAAGATTAACAGACTACCATCTACAGGAGTAAACGAAAAAGCGTCCTGATTTAGATGATTAATCATATGATCAGGTTGCATTGTACTAGTAAAGCATGTATTATGTCCCCAACTCTTCTCAAATACTACATTTCCACTATGATCATCACACTTAAGGTAATATATTCCACTCCATATTGAGTTTATATGAGCATGAAGTCCCGCCCAGTCCCCTTTCACATGTTTTACACACCATGAACGACTAATATAAACATCATTGTGCTCCATTACTCCCAAATACTCGTATGCATACACCTTACAAGCGTTTGTAATCTCTTCTTTTAGTACAGGAATACTATCTAATACGTTCTTATCAATCGAAATCGAGTTCGGGTCGCGTGGATAACGGTCATATGGAACATCGGAAGCGAAACGCACCCACTCCTCACAGGGAGTAATCCCCGATTCAAACACAGGAGTAGGAAATAATTCAAATATTCTCGGCATAATGTGGATCGCGGGAATTTAAGTAATAGAAATGGTCTGTGAACCATCCTTATTATCTGTAATCACTATCTTTTTATTCGGAAAAGACCTCTGTAAGAGTCTCTTAAGCTTCAGATTCTTTAAGTTTAGCATACCGATCATTACCATTACCTTTCTCTGCTGCATATAAAGCAAAGGACTTTGTAGCAACTAGAGACAAGATGTGTTTGATGTTATTGCTATCATTCTCATCTAACTCTTGAGTCGCAATAGCACCAACAACTATACCCAATTCAACAAGTACTACAAGGAAGATCAATTTGAGTGCCCACTTCCCTGTAGTAAAAAATCTTTTTACCTGTTCTTTAATAAAACTCATAGTAAGTTCAGAAATGCCTCACGGCTATTTAGTCTTCTAATTTTTTCAATGTAAAACTATCCTCTGTTATATCATATGATAAATCACACTCTGTTGTCCAACCAAGTTCTTCACATACTTCGTACGGTATTGTTAAGATGAGGTCTCCATAGTCATCTTCTTCTAACCGTGTAGTGAATCTTTTACTCATAGTTTATTTCTCTGACTATTGTTAAGGGGAAAATCTTGAGGATGCATATTCTTCCAATCCTCCCATGATGTATATAGAGATTCCTTACTCTCAGGTCTACCAGATATAGCACATTGTTGTGCACATTCATACATTCTAGGATCTAAAAACCCCTCTTTCCTTATCAACTGTTCAATACACCATACACGATCATCCTGTCTTGTCATTTTTACCTCTGGGGAAATTTTTTATATGGGGGATTTTTTTATTTTGAATTATATATCACACACGCTTTGGGGAACCTTTGTAGGTTAGGGTAGTGGCCGAATTAATATAACCGACAGAACGGCTAACTGTCGGCAATAAAAAAGGGACTTAACTGTCCCCTGTATTATAGTATACTTATACTAGGTTGTCAAGTAACTCCTGTGGAACCTCTTTAACTGTGTCTACAATGTCTCTGCCTATCCACTTGTTTAAATGTCTGCTAGTTGTAGTTGAATACCAAGTAGAAGTTTTTACAAATCCCTCTCCAAAGATATAAGCAGCAACTGGTGTTCTATAACTGAAAAATACTCTAGCGTTCTTTGTCTCTACTTCAGTTTGATTAGCAGCGATTGGTGTAAGATTCATTTTTAAATGTTCCTTTGTTTGTATACTATTATTATAAGCCTTAGTTACCTACTGTGCACCCTATAGTGGACACTTATGCAACTGGCACATAGTACAAAAATCCTTCCATTAAAAAATAATCTACATGTCTCCGAGTCTCCTCCGTGACTTGTTCCGTATCTAAAAGAAATTGAAAATATTCGATTAGTTCAGTAGTTTTTAAATTTGGATAACCATCGGCAAGTGTTTTAAACTTTCCTGGTAAAATCATAGGCAACTGGGCATACTTCTAATATACTCCATTATGGCATAAATCTCTGTGCCTGTCAAGTTTGTTAAGATTTGTGAGAGATGCTTGACTGTTGTATGTTTACACGCTAAGACCGTATTAAGATCGCATATTAATAACGATAACAACAACACTACCTAATTTATTTTAATATTAATTAATATCCTCTTTTGGTTTCGATATTGAATCATCCTCTAATGATTTTCGATAATATTTGTTTATTCTGATTGACTCCCATATGTCTATTATGATATACTTGAGTACGGTAAAAGTGTATCGTATTTTATCTGCGGACGTTTTCAATAGTATTGGTTTATTGTTTCTGTTCATTCGTTACTCTGATAAGTTTCTCTCTAGTAATAAATTTAATTTGATTCCAATATGCCTTGCTTACTAATACGTTAGTCTCTTTATATCCTTTTTTATATGTATCGTTCTTTTCATGCTTTGTTGTTACTGTTATGTATTCTTCGCATATAAAATTTATTCTCCCTATATCGTTATTGACTTCGATTAATTCCCCTTTCATGAAATTGTAATGGTCGAGAGTCATTTTTATATCCCTATATAAATCTTGTCATTCTTGATTATTAAATTTGCATCCGCTTTGCAATAGTCCTCAACGTCCTTATCATATATGACTACCTCGTTATTTAATTGCTCTGGTGTTAGGGTTTCCAGGAACTTTTGTAACTGTGCATAAGTCATAGTTGCTTTATTGTCCTCTTCATATCGTATCAAGTCAATAGCGTGACATAATTCTGTCCAAGGTATTAATTGAAAATGTGTTGACATACATTATATAGAGGTTAAAAAAATCGGGCGAGCATCCACACTTCCATAAGATTGGTTTTCATTCTCTTGTATTACATCCCAAATTTCAATATAATTGCGTAACCACTCCCTTTGAGATTCTGTAAGAATACTGCGATACATAACCAAAATATCGGATGCTGACATAAAGGGCAATTTTTCAACTGTGCAATAGTCACTCAAGACTTCAGTCATAAATTCAAGTTGACACATTTTAGTTAATCCTCATTAATAAGTGAAATTACTTTAGTTTTCTTCCAGTTAATTGGAAGCATATAGTGTTTATCGTTAGTGAGATAAACTTGCCTAGTTTCGTCTAGACGTAGGATGATTTGCCCATATTCCTTAAAATATCGTACGGTGTCTCCTATACCGATTTGCTCAAAACACTTGTATGTTCTCTCTTTTGAGTTTTTCTTATCGTAGTTTTTCATACTACTGGCAACTCTGGTTCAGATACATTTTTAAGTGCATCAAAGGATGGATAGAAAATGTCATCAAGAATTTTCTCGCTCATCACTTCCTCTGCATCCGTCATAAATGGTCTATAACTTTTAAATGCTGAGTATAATAACTCATATTCTGCTCTGGTCATTTTGGTTAGTCCTCCTGATAGGAATGAAAAAGTGAATAATAAAGATCGTTTTTAAGTCCAAATTCAAATGCTACAGTCGATTCGATTTCGTCAGTAGATTCGTAAACTTTTACGATCTCTTGATAGAGGTCTCGATTCATTGAATTAAGTCCTCAAAACGTCTCTGTGCTTCATCTGCAATTTCTGGTAGATAACCCAATTCAGAATTTTGATCGATAGCATCAAGTTGATCTGAAGTAAGATTGTTTTTAATCCTATACTCTTCCCATACTTCATCATAAAGATTTTCTAGGATTGTCTCGTTTTGAATGCAACTCATTTTTATTCTCCTCCGTTTTGATTTTTAATAAACTGGTCTAGTCTAGCAATGTCTTCAGTAGTTAAAGTATCAAAGTCAACTCCTGCTAACTTGTAGATTCCCCACTCTGAGATTTCGATAACAAAATCTTCCCAGTCGTGACATATGCTTGAAAGTGCATCAAGGTTAAAGTCAAATAGGACTTTCTGCTTGATTCTGTTAACTGGTGTGGTGTAAGTTGCTGTTGATAACATTTAGTTCTCTGTTGCTTATATTATAAGTATAGTCGATTTTGCTATACTTGTAAAGAGTTTTGTGCCACTAAAAGTACTGGCACACTACTCCCCTATTTCGTATAATTCTGTGGTAAGATCGAACTCCCAAAGATAATAGTCGAGAGTTATCCCTTTTTTGTAGATTTTCTTTAAGAATTTCCTGGAATCCTTCTTAGTGTGAAATTCTACGATATGATGTTTAGTTTCAATTTTAACCATTCTGTCCTCCTATCGTATATAAAGATGACCACTTGCCCAGTCAACATAGTTAGGGTTATGCATTAATCTCCTTTGAGTAATAATTCTCATATCAAAACGGACTCCCTTTGCGGGTGCTTTCCAACTTGATGCTTTATATACTTCGCCTGTTTTCTTGTCAACAAAACTATTTACTGATCTGTCTCTGTATTCTTGTCTATCTTCATCCCATTCTTGCTGAACTACTTTGTAATACTTCTTACCTTCTATCGCTCTGAATTTCATTAACTTCGCTGTTCCGTTTTCGATCTCTGCTAGTTGAGACTTCGCATATTCTGATAAATCTGGACGATGACCTAATACACTTCCACTAGGTTTTGAAAAACGCTCTGAGTTAACTTTTAACTGGTTAACGTGATAGTTAAAATAGTTTAGTCTTAATGCTTCGCAATACTCTGCTGTCCAATTTGGGACTAGTGCTTCGATAGTTGGATTAGTCATAATTCCTTTGTTGCTTATGTAATAAGTATAGTTGATTTTAAGGGATAATAGTGATACTGTGTGACAGTACTTTTACTGTCACAATACCACTTGACATTTACATGAAAGAGGTCAAATAATGTGGTTTATTCTTTTCATACTCTACATTTTTGAGAGTATAGGGTTGAATGTATTTTTCTACATCTTCCCAAATTTCATGCTCTTTAGATGACCATAATCCGAGACCATTATCAATTTTAAACTGAATGTCCTCGTCAAGTGATTCATGAACATCAATATGTGTAACTATGAACATTTTTAAAATCCTAATTTTGTTGCTGTTTGCTCTGTTGCTCTCCTCTGTATTACAAAATCTCTGACTCTCTCACGATCTAGTGAATCTCCGTCTCCCCATGTGATGTTCTCACTAGTCGCACATAAGTCCAAATAGTTTAGAGTTGCAAGTGCTAACTCTTGCCTAGTTAATCCATCGATAGGATATAAAACGTCAGGATGACTAGGGTTATAGAATGATTCGCAATAATCAAGAAATTCTTTAAAGTTGTGCATTTTAGTTGTCTCCTATGAATTTGAAATTTGAATCGAACCACTTATCTGCATGAATTTGAGAAAGTGTTTTTCCTGCTTTTCTTGCCTGTTGTCTTTGAATCATTGCATCCCATCTAAGGAATGCTTTGTATCTTTGATCGTTAGTCATAAGTCCTTTAGTTGCTTATGTAATAAGTATAGTCCAGTTTTAATGGCAATGGTAAAACTATGTGCCACTAATAAAAGTGGCACAAGATCACTTGACTTAATACTGGATGCACTTGTTTGCTACATTTATTATAGTGAATCCCATTTTTGCTAACATATTTCTATATCTTACAACTTGATATGAATCTCTATAATCGTCAGTATCCTTACCAAAAGCAATATAGGATACATTCGCTAACATACACTTATGAATATGAATATCTCTATAGTCCTCTATAGAAAGATCATCATGTGCGGTCTCATATACTACCTTAGCAACTACTTCTGAACCAATTAGTATATTTGAGAATTGACTCTGGTCATGCTTATGATGGACTGATACGTTGTTTTTCCAACTACCACCACCATAAGTTGTAATAGCATTAACTACTAATTTCTGATAAGTATCAAGTTTTTTATAGTGTGACTTTGCTGAACTACCTGCTTGAAAGTTGAGAGATTTAACAGTCATGTTTGATTTGTAACTTATGAATTAAGTATAGTCGAGACTACTGCGAAACACAATACCCATTGTGCCACTTTGTTTAACTGGTACATTACCACTCTCCGATTGGTTGTTTTGCTCTATTATTATCAATTAATGCTAAATGCTTAATCAATATGTTGTTTAACTTGTTAGATAATTTCTTATCTAGGTCATGTTGCTCATCTAAGAGATCACATACTCTAGTAATTTCTTTATCTGATAAATTGACTTTGTGTTGACTCATGATCTACCTATTGAAGTGTTGTTTTTAATTTCTTGTAAGATTTCATAAACATCCGAGCAATATTTGGCATCGGCATATTTTCGAGAATATTTGAGAGCATCTTCAATTATTGTAAGTTGGTCTCCTGTAAATGGAACTAAGTGTCTCATGATGCTACTCTCCTCTCACTTCATATAATTCATATGAAATCATATCTTCAGTTTCAACATCAGCGAAACCTTGCTTAAGATAATCTTTAAGTTCTTTTGAACTCATTGCTTTAATTTCTTGATAGTTCATTTTTACTCTCCTTCTTCCCATAATTTAACAGTAGTCCATCTATCCGCTTCCTCTAAAATTGATCTAAACTCAAATAATATTTCATGAAAATCAATAAAATCATTGCTCTGATCTGAATCTGCCCACTCTAGTGACCTATCCATAATGTCTTCGCAACTGTCAACAACATACTCTTTAAGTTGTGCAAATTGCTCATCACTCATTTTAATTGTTTTCATTCGGGTGCGATCTCCTTAATTTCTTCAATAATTTCCTGGAATCCATCATCCCAGTAGTCCTTACAGTCATCCAAGAATTCCTTTTCTGGTTGATTCTCAACATACTGCATCATATCGTTATAAACATATTCTACTAAGTCTTTAGTAGTCATATTGTCAACATAACGATCAACAAATAACTCCTGCAAGTCACTATACTGTTGTGCGGTTAGTCCAGTTCTCTCTTTTTTCAACTTGTCATTTAAGTTCATTTAAAAATCCTCTACTGTTAAGTTGTTTACTGCATCATATACTTTATCTTCCATTGAATCAAAAGTATCTGTATCGTATAAGTCACTCCTGTATTTCATTGCTTTAGGATGACTTAAAAATCTAGTGAGTGATTGATGCTCTTCGATTGATAACTTAATAATTGGCATTTAGAAATTCTCCATTGGATAGATAACTTCTTTGTTTACTGCATCCTGCATGACATAATACATATCAAATGCGGGGTCAGATAAGTCTTTGCACCTTGAAAGAGTGTCAATTACTTCTTCCATCAGTTTGATGACTTTTAGTTCTTTTGTTGTTAGAGTGTTCATTAGAAATTCTCTTGATGTCTTTAGTATAAGGTATTTTGTAACCTATGCGTGGTAATGTGTGACACATATTGTACTGTCCTATGCTTCATAGATTAATTCGCCTTCTGAGTCATAATCATCATCAGTAACTGACTCAAGTCCAAATGGGTCACTTTTTCTAATTACTATCTCATCATCATATATCTTGATTGATAGTTCAGCATCCTGAGAGCATACAATTCCTGCTCTATCAAGTGCTTCCCATATCTTGTTAGAAATATGTGAATGCTCATCCTCTGGTATTACTTGAAATAGATTGATGTGCTTTTCCATTTAAAACTCCTGATCGTAATCAAATTGGGTAGGTGTGAAGTTATCGTAATCAAATTTGTAACCTGTTACTCTAACATCCTCGTATGTATCAGTAGTCTCATTGACCATACATACATGAGCATTGAGATATGCCTGTATCTCTTCTGCTAAATGAAATGGATTGATTTCTGCATCGGGTGTTGCTTCAATCCTTACTTGAAATACTGCTGTTTTCATTATCCTAATAAGATTTTTTCAAATACACTATGTTGTTTATTTGTGAGTGGAAAATCCATATCTCTCAAAATGTCATAAAGTTTGTCAAATTGATATTTTTCATCAAATGTGACATTGACTTGAATGTCTTTAGTATAAGACTGGTTCATTTTTGATCTCCTAGTGATGCGATAATCAAATCTTTGTGAATGTTTAAAAGTGCATCCATATTAAGACCTTCGAGGTCAGTCCACTCACTTACATAATCAGATTGATCTTCAGTTCCAAATGTGCCATCTAAAACTGTGCCATCTTTTAACCAAGGTGCTGACATAAGGTCATTATCAAGGTTTAACCAGAATACTCTTCCGAAGTGCATTGAGTGAATCATGTGCCTTTTGTTGTTCATATTATTATAATACTGTATTTGATACCATAATGGTAGTACGATGTGCCACTTTGTTGAACTGTCCTATGATGTCCACGCTAGAGGTGGTATTCCTTCTATAAAGATTTGATTAACTACTGACTCAAGTCTTTTAGCAATCTTCTCTCCATACTTACCACTTAAGGGAACTGTTACTCTACCATATCCCTTGCGATATAGTGAGAATTGTGCTACTGGTATAATACCATCTTCAACTGACTTTCTATCATCAGGATGCACTCTAATTACTCTACCTATTGTTTGTGCCATTTCAATAACAGGTAAATTCCTTAATAATACTGTATGAGTTAATCCTGCTACATTGATACCTTCAGATAATATACTATAATGAAACACAACAAATTTCTTAGCACTTTTACCCCACTCATTAAGAGTATTAAAGAATACATCCCTGCGGACTTTCTTACCATCAACGTATGCACCATGCTTAGATGTAATATGCATAACTCCATAGTTCTGTTTTTTGAACCAGTCAAGTATATCAGTTTTAGTGAGCATATTCCATAATATTCTTGTGCTAGGTGCTGCCACTAATACTTTTGAATCATCCTCTACTGTATCCTCTAGAATATCTTTTAAGTTCTTAGCATCAACTTCATGAGCATTGACTTTGTTTCTTTTCCTGTTAGTATCATATGGTATTACTTTAGGTGGTAATATAATACCTGCATCTATTAACTCTTTAGCATCAACATTAGCAATCACTTGACCAAAAACATCACTATTATTCATACCACGCTCAATAGTCTGACCTCTTCCTTGCCTAGGTGTTGCTGTAAAGAAATAGCATCTATTTGATATATTAGATACTGATTTTACTGCTTCAAAAAACTTCTTACCACATGAGTTATGTGCTTCATCAAAATATACCGTATTAATAGGGATGCCACTCTCAACGATGCGGTTTAATGAATGATAAGTAGTAAATATTATTCTATTTGATATGTTTTGTGATGTTAAATACCATAACTTTAAGTCTTCTGCGGAAGTTGTGCTGTAATACTCCGTATCTCCTGAGTGAACATGAATAATATCATCAAATGCTTCAATATGATCTGTAAAATCATTGCATAACTGTTGTGCTAATAATATACGAGGTGCTACCACAACATTAATATTATCAGATTTCTGATACTGCTGATAGTTATTTCTAATAGCATCCGCAATCATGATGTATGTTTTACCACCACCAGTAGGCACAATCACTTGTCCTTTTTTATTGTCTAGCATCTTCATGTATGCATAATCTTGATGCTTTTTCAATAAGAACATAATACTTTAATCAATAAACATAGTATAGCATAAAAAAACCCCTCTGTTAAGAGGGATGTACAGTTATGTGAGTGTCACTTGACTCGTAGTATCAGTTTTACAAATGCTTCAAGATATAAAAACGGAAGTATGACTAGTGTAAATGTATCTAGTCTTTTGTTGCTTAGTGTGATATGGTCAGGTGTAATAACAACTTCCATCTTTTTATTACAGTTGACTTATTTATACTCCACTCATGAGATCAGTCAATGCATTTTGTGCCATTTCTTTAATTGGTTGATAATCATCAATTCTCTTCTGAATTAAGTTACCATAATCTTCATTGAGTTCACATCCAATATAATGACGTTTAAGTGACTTTGCAACTGCCGCTGTAGTTCCTGCACCCATAAATGGGTCAAGTATTGTATCTCCTTCTTCACTTCCTGCTTTGATGCAAGGTTCAATTAAGTCAGGTGGATAAGTGGCAAAATGTGCTTCTTTGTATGGTTTTACAGTAACAGACCAAACAGATCGTTTATTTTTCCGTTCATAAGACTTGGTAAGACCACTATGAGGTTGTAAGCCACTACCAATATTATGATACTTACCTTTTGTGCGGTCTCTTGTTCCCCAGTCTTGCTTGACTGGTTCTTTGATTGATTCGTTGTCATAAAAATACTTTCTGTTTTTGCTGAATAAAAAGATATACTCATGTGATTTAGTACATCTATCTTTTACACTTTCTGGCATTGGATTAGGTTTATGCCAGATAATATCTTGTCTTAAATACCATCCATCTTTACGCATAGCAAACGCAAACATCCAAGGTATTCCAATTAAATCTTTCTCTTTTAATCCATCTAATTTGTTACCACGTTTATTACATTCATCAGGTAAATCTTGTTTAGTTTTAGATACTGACTGTTTAGGATATGATTGACCTTTTCCTGGTCTATAGTTATAATAACTATCTCCTAAATTAACCCATAAAGTTCCATCATCAGTTAAAACATCCCTGACACTACGAAATACATCTACAAGACTTTCAATATATTCTTCTGGTGTTTCTTCTAGTCCTATTTGACTATCTTGTCTTATTGCACCACACTTAGGGCAAACAGTTTTATATATTGCATCCCCTACTCCATACATTTCATCGTGATTCTTATGTCCTGTATTACAATTCTCAGGTTTGACTTTACTATCTCTCCTATGGTTACAATTAGGGTCTCCCCCTATCCATGTTGCTGTGCCATAATCCCTAAGTCCATAATAAGGTGGGGATGTAACACAAGTTCTAGCACTCTGTGGTGCAAATTGACTTAGTGTCTCCTTACAATCTCCAAATAATATAGTGTCCTTCATTTTTTAAAGACTCCTAACTTGTTTAAGAGATAAATTGTTAATACTGTCCAGAATACAACTTCTAAACCTATGTTATTCATATTAAATATAATATCATTTAATATTATACAATAAAAAAGACGGTCTTGCAACCGTCTCTGTAGGATTTGTAATGTAGTCTATTCTAATAGAGGTGTGCATATTGTTTTACATACTCTATCGTTGTCATCACATTCAATCAGGCACTCAAAGTATTCGTCTATTTTATTCTCTTGTGAATTGTAATTGATACCATTTTTCCATTGTGCCATCTGATTGAAGTTTAGTTTTGACATACAAATAATCCTAGTAAAATTTAGTTAATCCCATAATACATGAGGTTTTAGTGCATCTTGTTGCTCCTAGATTCTACATTATTATTTAGAAATTAGATAGTATAATATACGATAAAAGTAACAAGAATTTATGCCTATTTTAGTTTTCGTCTCTTACGATACTGTATATAATACCAAATATACACGCTCCAACAAATAAGTACCAATACTGTATAAAAACAAACAATAATAATAAACCTCCAAGTGTTCCTATGACTTGAAAATCAAACAATCCTCTTCTGAATATGTTTTGATTATAGTTAGGATAAGGTGGTTCTAATTCATGTTGGTATTGTCCACTATTAGATTGACCTTGATATAATACTTTCAATACTGGCAATCCATATTGTGACTCTGCAAGTAATCTTGCTTCGTCTTCATAGTAACAGTCATCAACATAAACTCTTTTGTTTATGCCATTATCACGTTGTAATAGGACTTCATACCTGTTCATTTAAAACTCCTGTAATAATCTTTTGAGTTCATCATCCTCTGATCCTATGATCTCGGATACCCACTCTTCCTCTTCTTCTTGGACTTTAGTTTTCTTGTCCTCGATAATTTCATAGACATTAAATGTCATAACCAAATCCTCCATTTTGGGTTTGTCTCTCTTCCTCTACTTCCTTTTCTAGTTTTCTGAGTGATGTTTTTAATTTAATCAACTCTTCACTAGAATAGTAAGTATCAGATTTGAGTGCTTTTTTAATGAGTCTGATTTGTCCTTTAGGACTAAAGAATTTTCTCATAACTTAGTATAGTATAGAATAGTATGTATGTCTAGTAGTCAATGTTAGTAGTGTCCACTACTAGTTGTTCTAGTGTTTTAAAGTCAGGTCTCTTTAAGAATGACTCAAACCATTTTTGATAACCTTGCTTTGCTCCTACCTTTTGTTGATGCTTTAATCCTTTATCTTTTGCTACATCTAACCAGTAACTAAAAAATGGTACTCCCTGAGCAAATCCATCCATCTTACCTCTATCAGGTATGTAATTAGACTGACCTATACATTCTCTGTATATCCATCCAACTGCATCTAACATTCCTTTTTGTTTTATCATTATGCCTTCTGTCTCTCCATACTTATCTTCCTTAGTTCCACTTAATAGTTTACATAGGATTTCAATCTCTTTAGAGAAATGATTATTCTTGATATGATGTAAGAATAATGCGGTCATAAATGTTTGATCGTAATGCTTATTATACTTTGTAGTATCTAATAATGTATCAAGTGCTATGATAGTATTTTTATACTGCATTATAGCATTTTGCATTTTAGTTCTACGATACTCACTTTGAGTTATAGTCTTATCGTCAGTTTCTGACCATAATCCTTTTGAACCATAATTGTCGGGGTCATGATACTGGCAAGTATAAGATAGTGCTGTAACATATTGTCCTTCAATAAACTTCTTAGTTTTTAAGTTCATACCTAGTGACTTCTGACATCCTGTTAACACTTCTGCTGCCATTTCTGCTGCTGAGGGATTATCGAATGTCCAGTAAGTTCTTCTTAACTTTACTAGTGTTGGTTCTCTATACTTTACTGCTAATACATTCTCTGGTAACTCATTTGTTTTACCTGACTGCCACAAATATGCTCTGGTATTAGCATCAAGTCTCCACTCTGTTCCTGCTTCATATTCTGTTCCATCTTCCCATACATCATCTTCTGTTAATTCTCCTAGTGCTACTATATGATGAGTAGGAAATAATACTCTTAAATGATCTAAGGATGCTTTCTTCTTTGATCTCATTAATGTATCTCTTTGTGTTATCCACTCTGGGTACATTAAAAAATTATCTGTTTTCATTAAACAAATAATTACATCTGGAATTCCTGGTAATTCATACCACTCTCCCACAACTAATTGTTGTGTCATTGTTCTACCTCGTTGTTATACGTTTTATAATCCTGCTTGACTGGTGTGTCTTCACATAAATTACTTTGTTCATTATTATATATCATTTTAATAATGATTTCAATCCCCCTTCTAATCTTTGTTTAGAATACTTAACATAGTCTTCATCTATATCATATCCAATATAATCCCATCCTAAGTTAACTGCTGCTACTCCTGTAGTTCCAGTTCCCATGAATGGGTCTAAAACAATACCACTACTTTTACCAGTAAGTTTAATACAATCCTCTACAAGTTTAACTGGAAAAATAGCGGGGTGGTTACCTTTCTCTAGTTTACTTTGTCTAGTTTCGTATGGTATAAACCATGAGTTACCTTTGTCTCTTAGGTTAGGTTTATTGTCCTTAGTATTATTACCACGAATGTTTGCTTCATAGTATTCATACTTCACTCCAACTGATAATCTATCGATCTCTATCTTACCATCTTTTGTAAAATGAAATAGATGTTCCCATGTTGGGCATAAGAATCTCTTACTATTGATAGGTTTAAAATGTCCATGTGTCTTATCAGTATGAACACTTTTAATCCATGCAATATTATTCTGTAGTATATAATTCTCTCTTAACTTACAACATACATCTATACCTATTGTAGGATTAACATTAGAATATCCCATGTTAACAAATAGATGACCGTCATCTTTAAGTACACGTTTACATTCAGCAAATACGTCTCCTAACCATGATAGATATTGATCTACTGGTTTCTTATCGTTGTATTTACTGTATTTAATATTTAAGTTGTATGGTGGGGATGTTACAACTGCATCAACTGATTTCTCATCTAGTTTCTGCATCCCTGTAATACAATCATCCAAATAAAGCATTTCTATGTGAGAATGGAATTGAACCTTTTTTATAAGTCTGAATTAAGTCAGAACCTTTTACAAATTTAACTTGAACCTTTGGAAATTCTACCACATCTGTAAAAATGTAGATAATATTTTCTGCGTGTGCTTCATGCTCTTCAACATTTAATGATCTACCTACACCCAAATACTTTGATGAACAAAACTTTGAACCACCTTTGGTAAAACATTTTGCATCATACTTGAGTCCATCTGTATCAACGTGGTCATAACCTTTACCATCTACAAATGTAAGATTAGGAAACCACTCTTCTAATTGAATCTCAAGAAATCCAGATGCTCTTCTACCATCAGTAAATAACTTATTAACTTTCTCTTGTGATAGTGTGCCAAATGTAGCATCACACTCATAAGTGTATGTTTTGTTGAGTTCGATTTGAGTCATTAATCTCTTTAGTTATGATACTAGTATACCACACTATTACCACCATGTCACTTATGTGGTCAGTTCTCGTATTGTCATATGTTTTCTTTGTAGTTTAAAGTTACCTGCAAACGTAATCCTTAGTTCCTCGTTCATATTGGGCGATACAAAATGAGGATAGTTAGTTGGGAACATAATTATATCTCCCTGTTCTATCTCTAGTTGTACTATCTCTTCTCCTACTACATTCATAATATAATCTAATCCGCTTGATCTATATTCTGTCCATGATGAATCAAAGAAATGAAACTGTGACCCATTACACTTATGAAAATATACCATAGCAATATTATAGTCGGGATGACAATGGTTATGAACCTCTTGAAAATCTCCCTGTGTATATCTGTTGACCCATACATTATCACATATTAATTCTGCATCCCAATATGTTTCTATCTCACTTAAAAACTTATCCTGATAAGGTTTAAGTAATTTTAAATAGTCTTCCCATATTGGATTACCATCACTCTTTCTATCTGTAGATGTTACTCTACATAATTTCTGCCAGTCTTTTGGTATTCCAAATCCTTCTGCATCTTTATATAAGTCAGCAAACCAATTATCTATCTGTTGCTGATCTATATCTGTGAGTGTGTCCTTGAAATACCACTTTGGATTAAAGTGTTTTATCATTCTGCATCACAATCTAATCCCTGTTTCTTACCAAAATCACGATAGATGTCTATGACTTCTGCTCTATGTTCTTCAGTTATGTCAGGATATGTTTTTGCTCTATCAATAAGAGCATTGATGTCAGCACAACTAACAGTAATAATAGTTGAGGCAATTAGTGTTTCAATCATTCTTCTATTTCAAAAAACCATTTAATGTGTTTAATATAATCAAATGTACAACCTATGTCTTTATCACAATTCTCAGCATACTTTCGATCACATAAAAAGTTTCTCAACTTTTCTATTGATTCAAAAGTTCCTTGATGTATTTCATGTTGGTCATACAAATGGTATTTCATAATGCATCTAGATCTTTACCATGTTTAATTCTCCTACTCCTTTGAGAGATATTAGTGATTATAATTCTATCATGTTTATAATCAGGTGTAAAGTCTAAAACATCATCATTGTCCCACATCAATTCTTCATATAACATATTGAGTTTCTCCATGTCTTGATATAAATCTGTGGGTTCATCCATGTTTGTAAAGTTCCTTTAAATGTAATTGGTCAGCAATCGTTTCTATCTCTTTCATTCGTTTGAGATATTCTACTGACGATAAATTTCCGTCTCTAAAGTATTGTTTCTGTAGAGAACAGACATACATCATCAAAGAATCTTTGACGATGAGTTTTTGATCTGTTGATAAAATTGCTGAGTTAAGTCCGATCACTTTGATTTCATTGTTTGTAACTTGGCAGTTTCAATATCGTCACTCTCATCAGCATTAGTGTGACGAGTGACCTCTCTTAAAGTTTTAAGATAATCTAAAACGTGTTCTCTGATCTCCATGAGTTCATTAAAACATCCTTGATTATATGCACAACCTCTAAGTTTAGAGTCAGGTTGTAATACTGACTCTTCAAATAGAGTTAATGCTCGATCATACTTAATTTCGGGGGTTTCTTTTCCGATCATTAGTCTTGAGTTGTGTATTCTATTTCAAAGGATGCACCATAATCATCGTCATAGTACATATCTTCGTAGTCTAGATCATCATCTTCCAACTTCTCCGTTGTATCCGTATTTTTTGGTTTTTTTACCATAGTCATAAGAATCCCCTTTGGAATAGTTTTTGGTTGATTTTGCTCGTTTGTCTCTTAGTGATTTACCAGGTACATTATACCCTCTTTCAGTTCCACCTTGTCTAAAAGTTTTACCCATGTTGTAAATTAATAAAAAATAGTAACTACAAATTATATAGTATCATGCTGACACATGATTACAGTATTATTCAATACCGATTATATCATCTTTATAAACAGATGAATCAGGTGTGAATGGTTTTCGTTTTTTGCTTTCGCTACGAACTATTCCTTCTTTTGTTATCGTATCGTAGTCTTCATCACTATGAATTACTCTAAGGTCTTCATAGACAAATCCTACTCCTCGTAAGAAGTCATCAGTCTTTTCTACCACCTCTGCTAAGAAAGGTGATGAAAATTCTTTGGTTGTCACCGTTCCGTCATCGTCAACGGCTGTGAGTGTAAATGTTGGCATTGTCGGATATTATGGACTCTATTATTCTAGCACATATTTTCTTATTGTCCATACCCTGTGGTCAGATTGGTGGTTGGCATAAGCTATCTCTTTTATCCCACTTCCAGTCCTTGTACAATCCTTTACTATCAACATACATGAGAAATACTTGAATGTGTCTATTACCTTGATAGGGTTCTCTCCAATGAGGATAGTCTATGCCTTTGTAAATGCATATATCTCCTACATCCAATTCTATATCTATGACGTGTCCACCTTCCATTTCAAAAAATATAGGATAATTACATTGTTTTTCTAAACAACAGGTGACACCATATTCACCACTTGGTCTATCTGTATGTTTCTCTAATACTGATCCATGTCCATATATCCTACCATAAGAGTATGTTGGATGTAATTTCTTACTGACTTTTTTCTCTATCTCTGGTTGCATATACAACATTAAGCCTTCTAAGAATACTGGGGAATAGTATCCAAAAGCATTATTGATAGTAGGGTCAGGTGGGTTGCCCATCATCACTCTCATGAATTCAATACTATTAGATATTACTTCACAAGTATCTTTACTAATTGCTTGTCTAACTACGTTTATCATGAGAAATTCATATTAAGTACACATCTAAATGGTTTAGTTTTAGTGAATGAACTAGCATGAAATCTTACACCATCAAACATTACCAGTCTCCCTTTCTTAGGTGATACACGTTTTTTAATTGTCCAGTTATTATCGTATGTTATTTGATATGATTCTTCTTCTGTAAATTTAGTAAGTTTTTGATCGAAAAAGAATGTATCACCATCACAATCATGAACATAATATATTGCTGACCAGTGTGGTGTATAGTTATCAGTATGAGGTGCATGATGTAATAGTTTAGATGTCCTATTACCTAACATGAAATTAAATCTCAATCTTTCTAATACATTCCATTTAATACCAGTTGCTTCAGTAATACTTAATACCATAGGATATATTAACGGAAATCTAGGTGATACAGGTTTTTGGACTTCATATAACATATGAATGAAGCCATCTACATTACCTTCATGTTCATCCTCGTTGGTTACAATTCCTTTTCTAAAATGTAGTGGGAAATCTTTTTCATTAACTATTTGTTCTATGTGATCTGCATAATCTTTTGATATGAAATCATCTACAACTATAATATCACTCATATTACCCTCCCAAAGAATACTAGAGTCAATCGAGATGTCTCTTTATTATGTCCAAAGAATCTACCTGCACTATGCCATCTAGTTGAGTCAGATATAACACAACGATTCCATCTATTTTCTGCAAGCATACTAGGTACCCATCTTGAATTAACTTTATCTCTTACGTCTTCATTCTGTCCTATATTATCATTTACATCATCACAATATTCTTTACTGTGATCTCCATCATTTGATGTATCTCTATCATCATAAAATGTAGTTCCACAATCTTGTTTAGGTTTATCATTGTTTAAATATATAATCCCTGCTACATTCCACTTAGGGTCATCATTATGAACCCATCCTCTTTTATATGTCTCATCTATTAATTGAAATGTTGCTTCTAAATGTTGAAATCCTTTATAATTTCTAGGTATATGATTTAATAGTTTATCATGTAATTTATTAAAGAAATCTACATCTAAGTCTTCTATAAACTTAGTGCGAATACCTGGCCAATTTCCTCTGTCACCTTTAAAAAACTCTTGCTGTAGTGCAAAGTCTCTTACAAGTGTTGGTGTCTCAAAAAAGTTATCTACTACTGTTAATGGTAGTCTCATCTTGTCGTAAAATTATATGTTAAAACAATTCTTGTTGAATATTCTTTAGGGCATGAACTAGCATGAGGAAATGCTCCATCAAATACAAAAAATGTTCCTTTCTTAGGTGATACTCTGGTGACAATATCATCATTCCAAACAAGTGTATCACCATCACTATCATTCATATAATATAATCCTACTTGATGTGGAAAGTTAAAATCAATATGTTTATTGTTATGTTCTTCATTGCTATTGTTCAAAGTCATTCCTAATCTCATTCTATGCAATGCACCTAACTTTTGATTTGATCTATGTAAGTACTCAATAAGTGGCGACATGAATAAATCTTCCTGACCTGATCTCTTCTGTCCATTGACTAATAGGTTAGCAAAACCTGGTGTGTTTATTCCTTCTCCTTCTTCAACATAAGTTACATCAGGCATAAAATGCCAGTCAAAACTTAAGTCAGTTACCTTACCTAAAAGGAAATCTTGTTGTGACTCTGGAATAATATTTTCAATAGTTTGAATCATTTTTTAATTAATATGTTAAAGGCAATAGATACTCTATCTGTATTATCTATACACTTATCTACTGAGTGTGGTAACCAACCAGGAAATACAAACATCCTACCAGTTTTAGGTTTATATCTTACTACATCCCCTGTTAATGGTGTATGTTTTACTATTTCTGTATCAGTAGTTTTCATATACTGCTTATTAAAATCTTTGTAAAATATAAGATCACCACTATTCTCATTAGCTTGAACATAATATACACCAGATAAGAATGAACCATGATGTATATGTATTTGATTTGAGTTACCTTGATTATTAACATTACACCATAGATTATCTACATTAAATTCAGTATATGGATTTAATCCCATATCTTCTTTAACTTGATCTGCTATTTGAACTGCTACATCACATAATGGTGGTACATGAGTCGGTGGAAATACATTTGACTGCCATCCACCATAGTTGCTAACTTCTCTTCCTTCTGGAAATTCAAATTTTTTATTATATACTATATCTTTCAAATATTCATTATCAAGATCAGTATCAGTCCACCATACTGGTGTAGGGAAATATAAATCTAATTTAATCATAATGCTATAGGTATAAAACTAAAGTTACCAGTAACTAAATCATCAGTTTGAATATCAAATCCAAATGTAATTCTCTTATCTGTATAGTCTTCTAATACATCAACATAATGATGTCTTTCACCAGGTCCAATATAAACATTGTATGGTGCATTCTTTATTCTATACAGTTCTTTTCCATCTTTTTTATCTTGAAATACTGTGTCAGTATTTTGAGGTGTTAATGAGAAATAACCATGATAAGGAAAGTCATGTGAATGTGATTTAAGCACTTGATCTTTATCATGTATGTTCATCCACATTTGCATCCATACACTATCTTTTGATATATTATGGACTTCAAAATAATCTCTTATACATTTTACAATAGCAAGATATAAGTTATATGTATCCTTATTACATGAAGCTATACTAAAGAAATTGTAGAGATAATAAAAACCAGTATCATGTGTTTTATCATCAAATAGATGTTCAAACTTAGCCTTTGACATATCTACATATTGAATCAATTTATCGTGATCTATACCACAATGAATTGGATCTATTTCATATAGGTTGTAATCGTTATTTACCATGTTGGATAAACAAATGCTGTGACAATATACTTATCATTCGATAAAGGGATATTGCCTTTATGAGGAAACATAAAATTACAAGGAAAGCATAATACTTTTCCTGTTTCTGGTTTTACTAATCTGTTAAGAGTCATAAACTCAGTCTCACCACCCTCTTCAACATCATTAAGATATAATATAAAGGCAAGAAGCCTATTATAAGTCATTTTGGATGTTGTGTCAACATGAGTTCCAAAGTGTCCTTCACCTTTTAGATACCTGCTAATAGAATATTCAGTTGAAGTTATATCATAAGGTATAGTTAATCTATATGGTAGTACACTAATTGTCTTATCTATACACTCATATATTGTCTGGTATGATGCATGATCTGGTTCAACAAAACTTTGCTCTGTCACCTTGAGATTAGTATTGACATAATTTTCCTGATCGTTAGTCACTCTACCTTCATGATGCTCCATCATATGATATTGATCTATGAGATAATTACATACATTCTTATCTGTTATTGTTGACTCAAAAATAAAATCATTGAGATTATCTTCTTGTTTATAAAATGTAAAATTCTTCATAATTTAATCCACTCTCTATCTTCTTTACATAAGTCATTACCTTCCATTACAGGAAAACTAACAGATAATCTTTTAGTATGGGATGTTGCTAGGTGAGGATATAATTTTGGTATCCAAATTGTATCACCTGACGTTAGATTAACATCTAACACTTGTTTATCGTTTGTATCCCATACTTTAAAATTAGTTTCACCTTCACATTGAACAATTACATTATCATCAACATCATGATGCTTACCAAATGGATGATCTGGTTTTAAATTAAGACAAACATATACATGAGCATCAACAACTGATTTATATTCTTCTTCAAGAGTTTTTGCAAACTGATTTATATTCTCGGTTGCTCTTGACATATCCCTAAAATAACATACTGATTCAAACAAGGCTTCCTTTACTATTGTTGGTGGTATAGCGTTCACATCCAATGCCCAACTAGGACAATCCCATCTATATGGTTTTTTATTAAAAAAATTAACTCTCCTTGATGTCATCAAAGGTCTTATATTCACTAGAGTCTCAAACTCTTTCCATGAAAGTAAATCAGAACAATAATCTTTTTTAAATTTAACTTCCATTACCACCCATACCTTTCAGATACACGATAAGCGTGTGACCATCTAAAGTCACATGTATCTTCTATGTAAGGTGTATGTGATACTTCAGTATCATATAATGTCATTGTTCCTTTTTTACAAGGTGCTATTCCTACACATTCAAAACCATAGTGTCTCTCTTCATCTGCTGATAAATTTTTCCACCCATCTAATCTTTCCATATGAGTACACATATGTTTTACTTCTTTAAATAATTTGTGATCTTCATTGACCATGAAATCATAATATAATTTATTATCATCACCTTTAATAATATCACCATGATACTTATATAATTTTGTCCCTGAGTCAGGGTTAGTTGTAAACCATAGATTAGATACTAATCCTTGAGGACCATCTACATGAGGTAGTCTAAAATAATTCCAAGGGAATGATTCTTCTTTAAAATATAAGTTACCCCACTCTGTTAACATCAACTGTTCTATTGGTTTTTTATCAAACCATGTTCTAAAATATCCTCTCATCAATCTAAACACTTCTACACAACACCAATGTGGTAGGTGAATAGTTGCAAAGGGATTTGGATCTCTGCAATCACCTCTATTTGTATCAGTCATGATAGGAAATGTTGCTGCCAAATCCATATACAAATCAAATCCACCATCTTTAAATGGTTGATCTGCAATATAATATCCTATATCATCAGTTAATTTAACATACTTAACTTCCCACTCTCTTGGTTCTTTGACCTTTATCATGTCAGAGAACTCATGATGCATAAGTAAAGTTCTATAAAATGAATCTTTTTTCATATACATCACATTTAAAGAGACGAGCATTAATATTATATGTCATCACCATCCTTTCACCACCTATTTTATTCTCTTGACTTCTGTGATTAACCCAACCAGGAAATATTAAAACTGTATTAGTTGGAGCTTTAATTTCTTTCCATACTTCTTTCTCTGCATCATATGGATAACCTGTCTTATGATATTCTAATGGATCTTTAATTTCTATATTACCTTGACCTTCTCCATCATTCTGTAAGTACGATGCTACAACTAACTCAATACAATTATGAGTATGCTCTTTAGTTTGTCCTCCCTTAGTATGTCTATTGAACCATGACTGACTAACTTCACTCTCTGCTCCTAAGTAACCAAATTGTTCCCACACCCAATTAATACGAGGACCCAACCAATCATGAAATGGTTTCATACATTCTTGATTATGAGGTTCTAACGTATATTCATATCTACCAACTCTTGATGTGGTAGATTTAGGTATAGCTTCTACTTCAGTCTGATCTCCTTGTGCTGCCCAGTGATTTAATGCTGCTTCGTATGTTGGTCTAAGCTTTGGTAATATTTCACTAAAGTCAAACTCATACTTAAAAACATAAGGATGCCATAGATGTAAACCTTCACCAGAATAATCTTCAGCGATTATCATAATGCATCATACTTTCTATCAGGATGTCTGACTTTTACTTGATCTAGTATGAATGTGTCTTGTGCTAGTTTTAATCCATTAATAGCACCTTCTAATCTTAGCATTTGATCTTTTAGTTCTTGTCTCTTACTAAAATCAATTTGTGTTACACCATAAGGATTTAATTTAGTATCTTTAAATTCCTCTTCTAATTTTTCACATGCTTCATGTGCTTTATTGTACTGACCATTAAAGTTATTGATTAAATCATCAATACCTTCCATTTTAAATTCTGCCAAATGAGTTGGTGAATCATCTGGTTTATGATCTGCATAAGGTTCATTGTTCCTTGGGTTTATAGGACCTTCTGGATTCTGAACATTGTCATACTGTTCTGGTCTTTCATTCATAATTTAAAACCTTTGTTACGATACTTGTTGAAAACTGTCATCACCCTATTTAGACGGTTCTGAACAGAGTCTTCTGCAAGGAATTGTGATTGATTAGCATACTCGAAAGATTCTTCCATCTGCCATTCAACAGCACCTGCAGAGTCTATTATAGTATTAAAATGACTATTCTGCAAGTATTTTCTATGCATAGGAATATAATGTATTAATGGTGTACCTGCCTTGACAAGAGTTTCACCTTCTAATACATGCCAGAATAATTGAGCGTGTATAACATGCCCGTATTTTGGGTCTAACAATCCCGTTGCTGCCGTAAATCTTTTTTCATTATTATAATTTACTGGTAACTGTAACAGTACAATATCATTACTAGCTTTAACTCTCCAAGGAGTTTCTACCTTTACTACTGATCTTAATGATTTGCTTGGGTCATCTAAAATTGGATCCACTTGAGTATTATCATGCTTACCAATATATCCTTGCTTATTACCACCCATCTTAAACAAGTAAGGTGTTTCCCATTCAAATGATATACCATCACCATTTGTTTTTACTTTAAAATCAGCAGGTGCTGTTACAATAAAACCTGACGACATAAGATTTTTAATGCCAGGACAATTAGCAGTTGTTAATATACCTGCCATAGGGCATTTTGATTTCTTTCTCTCTTCTTGAACCCAACCACGTTTTTGATTACTAGCAGGTTTAATAGGATAGAGATCAGTAACAGCAGGTTCTAATGAGTAAAACCTGATCCAAGGTTTTCTATTAAGGAGTCCCATATATTTCGTCTCTCAAGAATTCATAATGTGTAGGTAACTGTGCAATGTATTTTTCCATGTAATCTTTCCATTGCATATATTTCTTACGTTTATCTACTAGATGATCTTTATCTGACATCAATTCTCCTAATAGATAATCAGTTCTTCTAAGATATGATGATGATTTTATTCCATGTCCTGCTGCAATAAATGGTATGCCATTCATATTAGGATGCCATCCTTCTCCTAGAGTAGATGAAACAAACTGTTCAATAGATTGATGAACTGGAACATTTTGTGTTACTGACTCTGGATTATAGAAGTTCTGTTGTGTACACCACCTCCAATATGGAGTATCAGTTCTCATAGAGAATGCATAGTGCATTGCAACAAAATCAATAAAGTTATCAAGAGTATAATTACATATCCAGTTAAATCCTTCCTTCTCTGTTCTAGTTACATAACCATTCCTTTGATTAAGAGTAGTTACTAACCTTAGTATATTTTCATGAGTTGTTAATAAACCAGTAGATTCTAATGGTTCTACAAATCCATATGATAAACCTATACCAACTACATTGTTAACCCATGCTCTTTGTCTCCTACCATGCTCTATATCAATGTGAAATAATTTTGCTTCGTCTGCTCTTTTCTTTCCTACTGTATGTCTGAGATGTTCTATAAATTCTTTTCTTGCTTGCTCCTTACGAACAAATCTACTTGAGTAAACATATCCTTTACCAATTCTATTCCATAGTGGTATATTCCATGTCCAACCGTTAGGCATAGCCCAACAATCAGTTACATTATGCATTTCTTTTTCTCTTGTTTCTTCAAGATAAGGAATGCGAGCTGCCCACGCTTTATCATTTGCAAGTTTATTCTCAGCAGGTATGAAAGGTATGCCTTGGAAACCTCCTAAAAGTTTTGACTTAAATCCTGTACAATCAATATAGAGATCTGCCTGTATTGCATTGACACCATCCATTATAAGATAACTAATGGTTTGGTCATTTGGTTTCTCATACATTGTCTGGAAACCAGTAATTTCTCCTATAATATGCTGAACACCATTTGGTAAGCAAATATTATCTCTGAGATATAATCCAAACTTTGTTGCATCTAAATGATATGCAGTATGTCTTCTAAAATCAAACTGTCTTATTACACCGTCTCTATTTCTTGTTTGCTTATTCTCATTACACAAGAATGTATTAGCACAATAAAATTCAGCAAAAGATTCTGGTGGAAAATCTTCTGGAAACATATTTGCTAAATGAGCCCAAGTATTAAGACCGTGGGGTGCATAAGTTAAATCGTAATCAGTATAGAAAGGATATTGGAATACTTCTTCCTTTCCTTCTCTGAAATTTGTAAATTGTATACCGTTCTTATATGTTGCATCTGCATGAGGCATCCAATCCTCATCTTTCAAATCTAATAATTCTAAGTATTGGTTGAAATGTCCTAAAGTAGACTCTCCTACACCAATAGTTTTTATATCTTTTGATTCAACTAAGGCAACCTCTAAATGAGGACATAACTTAGCAAGTGCAGCAGCAGTCATCCATCCTGATGACCCACCACCTACAATTACTACACTTTCGATCTTACCTTTATATGGATCAAAGTTTTCAAATTCTATAAAATGATCTGGTTCTTCAACTTTCATTAAAAATAATATAGACTATACTTTATGTATATTATACCTTAAACGTTAGGATCTGTCCACCCATCATATCTTTTCCATGCAGGTAATTCTGGATATGACATCTTAGGAAACTTATCTGCTGCAGGTTCTTCTGTCTCTGAATATGATTTTAATTCTGTTGGTGTCATAGGTGATGACTTAGCAACAGGTTTTGTATACGTACTCTTAATATTTTTAATATGCTGATACCACTCTGCATCACTTGCATCTAAACTTTTACCCGAATTGATGTCTCTGTAGAGCATGTCTAATTGTTCGCCCACTTCACCATACGCAACTTGGCGAGCCATACCTGGATCTGTATAAGATCCATCTCTCTCAACCCACACCATTTTACCTGCTGCAGGTGAATACTCTAGAGTCCAGTCTAGAGTAATATTATCATTGTCTACATCAACCCAGACGAACTTAGCATCTGGACCATTATATATCTCAAATTCTTGACCTGGATCTACAATTTGCATTGCTTTACCATCAATAGATACTAATACTTTTTTCATCTGTCTTAATAGAACCTCGTGATTTATTTATAATGAGTTATTACAACCATTCCAGGTCTTCCATTTGAACCCCTGTGACCGTTGAAATAACCGCCATTTCCACCCGAACCTGGTGGTGAATGACTTTGATGATTATGTGAGAAGTTACCACCTTGAGGATGACCACCTGCTACACAACCACCCCAGAAACTTCTTCCAGAGTTTGCATTTGATGATCCACCATCATGATGTTGGTCTCCACCACCACCATATATGTTTAGGTTTCCTCCTGACCCAACGCCTCCAAGACCGCCATTGTGTTGATGATTTCTGTTGGCACCATAACCACCAGAAGCTGAGAGATAAGATCCGAACGATGAGGATCCCCCATTTCCAGCACCTCCTCGATAATATGTTCCATTCGATTCTCCTGATACACTTACTGATACTGTTGACACATTTTCAATGTAAATAATCTCTTCAGAGTATCCACCTGCTCCACCACCTTCACCGTGACCACCGCCACCTCCTCCACCTCCAACTACTTGGACGTGAACATAACGAACATCTGATGGTCTAGACCATGTGCCACCAGAGGTGAACACTTGCATACTAGTTAGGTTTCCTGTAGGTCCTAGAAATGTTTCCCAGTAACCTGTTGAACCATTAGATTTTAAAACCTTACCATTGTTACCAGATTGAGAAGGTAAAAATCTTGCAGCTTGGCTACCAGTAATAGTACCATCTATCTGTAGAGTGTTAACTGTTAGTTTTTCATCACCACCATTGGTTGTATTGATTTCCCAGTTAGAACCATTTCTGATAAGTCCACATGTACCAGATACATCATATATGTTAAGGACTTTTAGACTACTCATTTATTTAAAGTGTGTAATAACGATCATACCAGGTCTACCGTTAGACCCTCTATGTGAGTTGAAATAACCTCCACTACCACCTGAGCCAGGTGATGAGTGAGATTGATGATTATGACTAAAGTTTCCACCTTGAGGGTGTCCACCTGCTACTGCTCCACCCCAGAATCCTGCTCCACCAACTGATGCACGTCCATGATGAGAGTCTCCTCCTCCACCATAGATGTTTAAGTTTCCTCCAGAACCTACTCCTCCTAAACCACCATTATGCTGTTGGTTTCTATTTGCTCCATATCCACCTGATGCTGATAAGTAAGATCCGAATGAAGATGATCCACCGTTTCCTGCTCCACCTCTGTAATATGTTCCGTTAGATTCTCCTGATATTGTGCAATATACTGAACTTATACTTTCTACGTTTATAACTTCTTCTGAGTATCCACCTGCTCCTCCACCTTCTCCATGTCCACCACCTGCTCCACCGCCACCGATGACTTGAACTTTGATATATTTAACGTCTGAAGGTCTATTCCAAGTTCCTGATGATGTAAATACAGTCATACTTGAGATGTTATCTGCAGAGGGTGGATTATCCCAATAAGGACTTGTCCCATTGGTATATAACATCTTACCATTTTGCCCTGAGTGTGATGGAAGTATACTATTTGTAGATCCAGTTATGGATCCATTAATTTGTAAAGTTCCTGGTACAACTAAAGTGTTGTTAGTCGTCACAGTAGAAGAGGACAAAACAAACCCAGTATTTCCTGTCAGGTCTTTAATAGCAGCGACTCTTAGTGTACTCATTGTCTATCCGTTTTGTAAAACTATTTATTAACTATAGGGGTCAGAACCTATCATATATAGGGTCGCTCCACTAGAAACAGTTAGTGTATAACCATTACCAACAGTAACGTCACCCGCCATATATCCAATTTTGAATTCATTACCGATTGATGGATCTAGATCAATATTTTCTTCAATAGTATCATTGTTACATCTGATCTGTCCTTTATCACCCACAACAGCACCACCAGCTCCAACTTCGATCCAACCTGGATTACCAGATCCATCGTCATTGGCATATACTTCTGCACTATCAGCAGTAGTATTAAAACGCATAGTTCCCAAAGACACACCAGATGGTCTTTGAGCTGCAGTTCCTGTTGGTAGTCGGAAAACACTGTTAGTATTCAAAAAACTGAGCGTTGTAATAACTGCTTCAGTTGTGTCTGCTATTTGGTTTCCACTAATTCTTGTGAGTGCCATAAGTTATAACTATCCCCCTTTATTTATTTAGATAGGTAATTCAACAATGTGAACTGTATCAGTTGCTAAAGGTGCATCTCCCGAACCAAATACAACGTTAGCACCATTACTATCAACGGTATAATTAGTACCACCAATTTGTGCTACACCATTTAGATATACCAGAACAGAACTATTACTGTGCTGAATAGGACCGTTAGGACCTGGTGTGTAAACTGACAGTGCGAATGTTAATGTAATACCATCACCTGTATATGTTCTAGTAATATATTTGTCAGAACCAACACCACCATTACCAGTAACAACTAAATCACCGTCAATCAATATGTTACCAAGTGCTTTGACTCTATAATATTGATTAGGTGCAGTTCCTAAACCAATAACTGTATTACCACTATATTCTTCTATATTAATATCTTGTGTATTTGTAAGACCAAACTCTTTCCATCCTTGATTAAAGTAGATCCAACCAAGAGATTTACCAGGATTCCAGTTGATATTATAAACTAAGTCACCGTCACCTGGTGTATTGTAGTTTGTAATAGATGATAAATCAGGTGCATTTCCTGCTGCATTTTCTGGTGCAAGTAATGTCTGTTTAATAACAGTACCATCTTGGTTATAATATGAAATTTTTCTTGAAGACAAGTTGTCTTGGAATGTTGTCTGTTTCTGGAATGTAACAGGACCTGCAAAGATAGATTCTAACTGGTTTGATGCACCACCAATAACTGTTAGTTTATCAGTTAACACCAATTCAGAGAACGTTTCAATAGTTGTGTTTTCTTCACCAATAACATTCAACTGAGCAATATCTTCGTTGGTGATTTGACCTGTAACTGGGTTGATAACCTGGTTACCGATGAATAGGTCACCGTTGGAGTTAAGACCAGAGTAGAAACTGACTCCTCCTTCTTCCTTAATTGACTGAGAGAATCTAACTTGGTTTTGTGATAGAGTCTCGACCTGTGTCTGAGGGAATGCTGTGGAGTAGTTACCTGGACCGAAACCGAGGTATTCAAACGTATGGTTACCTGATCTAAGGATTGAGTGTCGTCTAAACTCAACGTTGATTGGTGCAACTGTTCCATCATTGTTCTCCCTGATATTAATTTTACGAGTTTCTTCGTCTCCTGCTCTTGCAGTCAGTTCAATATTAGATAGTCTCTTGTTAACTGAGTCATAGTTAGGTGTAGTACCTGGTTGTGTCCAACCTGTATCTGTAAGTAAGAACTCAGTGCATTCTTTAGTAATAGATCTTTGAGGATCCATATTTGGTGGATTTGCTCCATCTGTAGCATTAACTAATCCAATAGTAACGTTATCAGCTATGGATACAGCAGCCTCAGGATCAGCAAGTGGATTATCTCTGTCAAATGTAGGATAAACTTCATTAACATTTTGAGAGAAAAATCTATCATTAAAGTTAGATGTTGATGGTGCGATAGATGCACAAAGAAGAGTTAGATAGTAGATACCATCTTTAGTTCCTCTTTCAAACTCTTGAACAACATTTATGTCATACAAATAGAAACACTTATCTAATGAATATGATGTAGTATCACTATTCAATGGTTGCATAACATAACCAGAGATAGGATCTCTTGGTAATGGATTAGTCTTATCTTTATCAATTACGTATCTTACACGATATGTTCTGTCAGCAAGGTTTCTTGGGTCAGGTATTCTCTTAAGGAATGTAGTTGGAGTAAAGTTAACAGTATTATAAGTGGTATTAACTGATAGTGTAGTGTAAATTGTATTGTTTACAGAACTAACAGAAAGATACCATCCACCAACTTGACCTGCTACACCATTAATAGTATATGTATTTGCATCATATTGTATTGGTGATCCTGGATCTCCTGCAGATACACCAGAAACACTAGGACCATAAGGTGATATGGAAGCATAATGAACACTTGCTTCACTAGCACCAGATGCTACAAGTAAACAGTTAATCTTATCTGCTACTGCACTTGCTCCAGTACCGTCTTGTCTAGCACCGATTGTGTAACCTTGAACTCTTGTTGTTGGTGCTGACTGTTCAACAACATAACCATATAAGTATAGTCTTGTGCCTGGTGTTCCACCTTGTCCTGCTAGTGAGGAGTTAATTGCTTTTGTTCTTGGTATATCAATGTTAACCCAGTTAACAGATGTCTCTTCTCCAAAAATAACGTTTTGATTTGCTAAGTCAGCTGTATTAACAACAGTAAGAGTTATAACTCTTGTATTAGTATTAACAGCACCTACAGTCGCTTCTGCTCCGATCCCTGTTCCAGAAACAAGCATACCTTCAATAACACCATTAACACTACCATCATTAGCTAGTGTAATAGTATTACCACCATTACTACCAGTTGCTGTAGTAGAAATAACATTCAGTGATTTTGGTGGAATAATATGTGTTAATGCACCTGACTTATCTTTAGAGAATGATTTCTTTTTAAATCCTGCTGCTCTTAACGCTGTATTACCAAAGTTACTGTTACTATTAGTAATTGACATGTCAGCACCACGCTCACATGTAAAGTGTCCAAAGTATCCAACAGCGAACACTGAGACCGCTTGAACGAATGCATCATCAGATGCAACAATATGTCTATGTCCCCATCCTTTTCTATATTCAGCATATCCATCTAAGTGTGCACCGTCTCCTGCGGTTGCCACATCATAATTACCAGTCGAACTATTATATCTTACAAATGCTCTATCATCTTTCTGTAGTGACAGTCCAGTAAACTGTGCCACAACCATTGATTTGAAACCAGTTGCTTTAGCACCGTTTGCATGCATACCATTCATACCCCACACTGATCTTAGTGACAGGTTAAATGCGTATGGTGATGCAGAGTCAACTGTATCAATCTCAGTTTTAACTCCAATATTTGTACCTACTGCGTTACCAGTTGGTTCACTTGACATCTGATATGTAAATACGTTTCCAGATGCAGATGTAACGGTAAATGATCCGTTATATAAACTTGCGTCAACTTCTGACTGAGGACCTGTTGATCCAGTAACACCACTAACGTTAATGTTTACACCAACAGAGAATCCATGATTTCTTGGGTTATCAAACTCATCTACAGTAACAGCAGTTGCAGTATTACCATTTCTTGTAATCTGTAAAACCCTGTATTCATCAGAAATAGGACCAACGATTCTGTTCTCTTCCACCCTTGCCTGTATTTGATCTGCACTTGGATCTCCAGATGTATCAGGTATAGTTGCGAATGCTTTTGATACTTTTTGGTAGTATATATCTAAGTCAGTTCTTTCTAAGATATTAGGAACGGCTGAGTAATCAGCATTTGGAACAGTTCCACCAGATATAAGACTTGATAAAGTATTAAGACCATCAGCAAACTCGAAGCATGTAAGTCTATGATGAGAGAACTTAGGTGCTAGTGTTTCTGTAGAATCAGGTTTGAAATATACTCCTTCCTCTGCTCCATCAAAGAATGAGAACTGCCAGAAATATGTACCACCAGTTACCTTGAAGATTGCTGATCTTGGTGGTATTTGATCTTCGGTGTTGATACCTTTTGCAGCATAGATTGTAGGATATGGAATATATTTTGGAATAATTTTTGTACGACGTAGGTCAGTTCCAACAACAGAACAACCTCTAGGAACTATAATACCACCTTCAGTCGAGTTAAATTTATAAAGAACGTTATTAGGTGAAGTTAAATCTAAGTTTGAGTTTTCATCAATAGGTGCAACGTTAGTATATAATACTTCGCCTGGTCTATTATCAATCACATATTCAGCAGGATAAAGCATGATACTAAAAGCATCAAACTCGTCATTACTTAAACCAACTCTATATGAAAATCTTGCTACCTCTAGAAATGCCCTTTGAAGTGATTTGAAAGGACGCAACGCTGAGTTTCCCCTATTATCAATAGCATCAGATGCATCAAAATCGTCAGGGTTTACGTAGATAATACGTCCAGTTCTGGACGTAATAATATTCTTTAATCTCGTTAGGGACATTTAACTATTCGCCTTTTAGTTATTTATTATGGTGCACCGCCACCGCCTTCAGATGAAGCAGTATAAGTTTGAGTTGAGAAACTGGTTGTTGAATCCTCGAATCCTATCAATGAAAATACATTATTAGCAGTAGCAGAGTTAACTACAACTGTCTCACCAGGACCTATAACTAATGAAGTAATTTTATCTACCTCATTGTTACCATTAGTTACACCCTTAACGATGTAATGACTTGCCTCTACTGCGTTTGATGCAACATCAATAGAGTTAACATTCATTAGTTGTCTTGTTCCTCCTGCTAAGGCAGGAACATCAAAGAATGTATCAGAAGTTGTAATATCAGGTGATCCTATACCTTTAATAAAGGTCATAACTGATCCCGTGTAATCACGAACATACCCGTAAGCACCAGGTACTGTGCCATCAACAGTATAAGTTGTTCCACCAACAGTGAAAGTATCAGTTGCAACCCATGTTCCTGTTACATCATATGCCCAAAAAGCACTATATGTGAAGTTAGTAGATGTCTGGAAAACTCTATCGGAACCACCATAGTTAGCATTAGCTGCAGTTCCTGTGCCGCCATCATAGTAATAGTATTGTGCAACAGTGTTTGTATTAGCAGACAAATCATACTGAACATAAGCACCACCAGAACCTGCAGTACCATTAGTAGTTTTACCAGTGGTATATTCAGTTCCATCATCTGCGGTTCCTGCAGTGTTATCACCTCCCCATTCTCCATTTGCATCAACAGATAACTTAAAATCTCTACCTGACATTGAAGAATCAGAAACATCAAATCTATATGTTCTATCAGTGAATACCGTCAACGCTTCGTTAACATACATCGTATATACTCCACCAGATGTTGTAGTAGAGAACACATATTCGTTGTTAGCTGATGCAACACCACCAGTTGATACAGTTCCAGTTCCGTTAGTTCCTACTTGTACTGAATCACCATCTGAAAATTCAGTTCCTGTTCCATTTAAGGTTGAAGGACCTATTTGAAGTATTCTTAAGTTATTTACAGTATCATCAAATGAATCATAAACAGTAGCAGTTGTTGCGTTAGGTGCTGTTCCTTTAGTAATAGTATCACCAACAGCAAAGTTACCTGCAACTGATTCTAAAGTAACCTGTCTAATTGCAAATACTTTTACAAAAATTGTAGTTAGTGTAGGAACCAAATAAGACTCAAATTTAAGAGTCTTTTCTGCGTCTGCTGAAGTAAATGTAGTACCTGGTACTATATTAGCTGTAGTAGATAATGGTGATGCAGCATTAAGTTGTATTTCATAATGTGATAATATATCTCCTTTATGTAACAAATATGTCGATGCGTCTAAAGTTACCTTTTGACAGTAATCTTTTATAGCAACATCATATGCTGATCCAGTACCATCGTTTGCTATTGTTAATACAGTGCTTGCTGAACTTGCTACAGGACCTTCATAAAGGATAGTATCCGTATTCGCTGTAGGTTTAAGTTGTGCAAGTAATCCTTGAGTTGCCATTGTTAATTAGAATCCTGCGTAGAAAAATTGTTGTAGTTGAGTTCGACCTACTAAATGTGATGCTGCCAAACCTGCACCAAAGGTAACATTATCAAGTGTAACGTTCTCAGTTGAAAGAAGTGTAGCATCAGCATCAGGGAACTTAATACTTCTTGGAGCAGTGATATTATCAGTTCTAAAAGTAACTGTTCCTGTAGATGTTGCGTCTTCTTTTACAACGGGTTGATAGATGGTCTTGTTTTGTAAGACTTGAGTTGCAAGTTCAGTAACGATTGTGCTGAACAATACATTACCACCACCTGTATTTAGGTCTCCTGTAGGTGGGAATTTTACCTGACTTGTTGTAAGAGTGTTAGAATTATCTAGGATAAATGAAATCTTCTTAGTAATATCAGTTGAATCAGCAAGAATTATATCCTCGTGAACCTTGTTTTTAAGGTTCTGAGTAGATTCAGTTCCTACTAATTCTAAACTTTGATCTGGAATTGTAATAGTTCTATCTGCAGTCAGAAGAGAAGCATTAAACTGTGCTGTAAATGAACCAACCTCTGCTGAGTTTGTAACTTTAGGACTTACAAATGTTTTTGATAAAACAACCTGTTCTGTCTTTGTATCTAACAATGTAGATGATGTAGCAGTAGGTTCAACAGTAGTTGTTACTGATCCTGCATCTGGTAAGAAATATGATCTACGAGTACCTGACGTAGTTGGCCAGTTGATCTGGAATATTGCTTCTTCTGCACCATCAATAATAACAAAGTTATCTTCATCAATAAGAAGAGTCTTATTTGTTAACGTTTGTGTAGTATCAGCACCAACAAGAGTAGTTCCATTACCTGCAGTTATCTCAGGCATTGTCATTATTCTGGTATTACTACCAGTTCCTACATTACCTGCTTCAAATCTAATTTTAGGACCTTGAGCATCTTCTAAGAAAAACTGTTCATCAGACATCAAAAACTGACCCGTTACTTTAACAGATCCCGTTCCTTTCGGTGCAAATACTATGTCAGTATTGTTTGCGACATCATCAATAGCAGTAACATACAATGAAGTACTACTATTACCATTATCAAGACGAGTCATATACAGACCACCATCACCAAAGGCAATACCTATTTGATTATATGCTGCTTGATATAGTCCACTGTCTCTATCTAAATCAAAAGCTAGACCAGGAGAGTCTTTAGTTCCCTGTGCTAGTCCTCTGAATAATTGATTTACTTTTGCTTTTCTATTAGGAATCAAAGGATCAGATACAACAATAGGAAGAATTGCTTCTCCAGATATATTGCTATCCGAAATTGTTTCCAGTTGAGAAATCTTCTTGGTTCCCACGAATAATTACACTATTGGCTACGATTTTATTTATAAGGGCTCTCGTCCCTCAATGTGTTAACTATACCATACATCTCTGCCAATTTGTTATTCGGGTGATATATGTCCTCAATATACTGATCTGATATGTGATTTAAGGTTATATTTAATGCTAAACTATACCTATTACTAGTAGAAGGACACTCTGGATCTACCCAATGTTCTAACCATGCAGGAAATGCTATCATTAATCCTTTTTTAGGTGATACTTTTATTCTTCCAGAGTTATACCAAGTAGCATATTCATGATACTGATATGGAACTGCATACTCCATAACGTTAGTAATTGGATTCTTAAGAATTAAATCTGGTGATTCTTCGTCTGCCTCTGGATAATATACAACACTGATCCAATGTGTACCATGAAGATGAGGTTTTAAAGGTTCAGCAGCATTACTTCTATTTGCCCAACAAGTAGTAATTCTGGGTTTTGCCTTGCTTCCTAGTCCATAAAGTTTCATAAATCTAGGAATTAAGTTATGAACATGATCCACAACTTCATGTATCTCAGGTTGATTTAAGTCAAGTGGTATGCCTGGTTCTACAGTTTTAATATATTTTGTAATTTTATCATCATCAATATCTAAAATTTCTGATGCAAGAAAATTAGAAAATAATGGTTCTACATAAAAATTATCACTCATAATACTTAATTGCTATAGAAAATCTATGCTCACTTCTAAATGAAGTTGCTCTATGTGATATATTAGCATCAAATCCAATTAATCTGTTAGGTTTAGGAATAATGCCTGTAATTTCACCATCTATTAAAAACTGAGTCTCTCCTAGCATATTTGGTTCCCAATGCATATTAGGATAATATATAAATGTTGTTCCTTGCTCACCATCCTTGTGCCAGAATGGAATTTCACCAGGTGTGAATAGATTTATGTACATTCTATAAGGACACCCTTGATGTTTTGGGTAAAATTCTCCTCCTATTCTATCTTCAAATAAATCAAACGGACTCTTATTACCATCTGGAATTATATCAGATACCATACCTACAGGTGGTAAACCATATTCATCACACTCTCCATAACGATATTTGGCATTTTTACAATACTCAAATATCCTATGATGAAGATGATCTTCTAAAAATTCGTCAACTACATCAATCATTTACTTTTAAAATTATGAAGTGATGTGCTACTCTTAGTAACATTCTTTATCACAATAAATTTATCAGCAGCAAATGTTCCTGCTAACTGAACTTTTATTTCATCACCATCTTGCCAATTTACATCACCATTTCTTTTGGTGTGTTTCATTGCTTCTTGAATTTGATCAATTACTTCTTGGGTAAGTTCCATAATAATTTGGCTTTAAGAAATTTCAGACGCTTTTGTGCCTGTCGTAGTGCTTGCGGCTTCAATCGACGCTTGAGCCTCTTTTTGGAATGATGCTGCCAATTTGGGGTCGTCATTTACATTCTCGATAAAACCTTTACGGAATTCTTCAACAACTTGCAGAACCTCTGGATCAACAGGAGGTCCTGACTGTTTAACAGGTGATAATAATGCAATAGAACCATCTTTACGTTTTATCTTAAAGACAGTTCTGTTTCTTTCACACATAGTCAAAAGGAAGGAAAAGTTTTCTTTTGCTTCCTCTTCAGTAATCTCTTGAAAATCAGTCATTAAAAAATAGTAATTAAATCTTCATCCATACATTCGATCATAGCAGATGTAGTTTCAGAAAAACCTTCACTACCCTCTCTGTCGAACTTCCAAGTTACGGTATCTTCGTAACCATCTTCAGAAACAAGTTTGATTTGTCTCTTAGACATGTTAATAAAAACATGTGCGAGATAAATTTCATTATCTCCATAATCTTTATAGTCAGTCATAGATACCTCTGTAGATATATCTATAATACCATAAGATTATTGAAGGGTCAACGTCCCTGTGACAGTTTCTGAACTGGTTGTGTTGGGTGTAATAACGCTAAATTTACCACTAATGATAGCATTATTGTAGTACCCTGCGGTAGATGATAGGTTAACTTTATAGTTTTCTAGTATTGATGGATTTAATATAGTCTCATATCCACCATTAATCACAGTCCTTATTCCAGTAACTTTCTTAGGTGTTTCACTTTGCTCTATGTTGATTAACTGTAGTATGTGTGGTGTTACCATTTCTATAGAGTTCTCTGCTGACATAGTAATCTCCATACCACTCATAGTTTGTTGATAAGATGAGTTTTCAAATATACTACCAGTAATTTTAGTTGAAACTGATCCTAATCTACATTCTGTTCCTTGTAGTTCAAATTTAGATCCTACAACATTCATATCAACATCAGATCCAAATCTAAGAGCATGTTTACTTGTTCCTCCCTCTGCACCTAAGTAAAATCCTCCTCCCACTTCAATATGACAATTACCAGTTATTTTTAGTAGATAGTCACCTTCAATATTACGAACATAATCTTTATTTACGATTTTACAGTCATCACCATGAACTTCTTGAGTTAATACTCCTGCGTATGATATATGATCTGCTACTAAAGCACCTGTATCACCTTCATTATTAGTTGCCTCATTAACATATTCTACAACTTTTGCTTCTATAACTTCGTCTGACAATGTATCATAATCAACTGCTTTTCTTAATTGATCTCTTATCTGTTTTTCATAGAGATGTGCATTATTAAAGGTAATAGAGGTATGAGTTGTTCCATTTGCTTTCTTGCTAATATCTGCCTTACGACCTGGTGTCCCTAGATGTAATTCATAACCTCCACTAATATAATTTGTAGCAGTAGTCATATTTGGATCTGCCTGTTTAAACATAGATCCAAATAAGTCATCACCTCTTATTTTATTGATTGCATCCAAATCTTTACCAGTTAAACGAGTACAACCAAATAGAGGGAACCAACCAATTAAGTCTTTACCATCAGTAGTTCTATTACATTCACTAGAACGGAATTTAAGTAATATCTTCATCAAACCAGTCAGGTTTGTATGTGTTTGATTGAATAAATCTGACCTTAACTCAAATATACCGCTTCCTGTCTCCCATTCAGTTATAATGTTATAACCATTAGTAGATTTTACTTTATCTTTTACAGTTGTAACTACATCACTTAAATTCTTGATAATTTTAGTAGACTCATCAACAATACTCTTTACAACTTCATCAACTGTGTGTTTTACTAGTTCTTCCTTTGTTTTAGTATTAGTTAAACATGTATCAATATACTTACCAACTGTATCTAAAGGTTCTTTCTTATAAGTGTCAATATTAGCGTCTATAACACATAAAGACTTTAAAACTGTTTCTGCTGCTTCGTGAATAGAATTATATGATGCAAATGGTATACCAGTAGCGTCTGACTGTAATGCATCTACTTTTAAAGTATCTGCTAGTGTAGATGTTGCTTGACGCATAGTAGAAATAACTTGACTGTATATAACTGTCAAGAAATTATCTATTTTCATCGTTAAGTCTTTTGTTGTTACGTATTTACCTACAACTATATCCAAATATTTGCCATCTGATATTTTAACAAGACTAGAGGTCATATGTGCCAAATCCTCTACCATGTAAGACATCTTATACTCTAAACTCTTCCAAGGACCACCAATACCATTAGCAGTAGGAAATGGATGTGAAGGATCTAAAGGTTTAATAGGGTTATATGAACTACCGTGTATATCTACACCAATATTTTTAGGAGATCCATCTCCTCCTGATTCTGTAGTAGTTTGACCTGGATATGCAACACTATTATGTCCACTCTGTCTTAATGCTGAAGGTTTGTTAGTATTTTTATCTGCAGGATGTATAGCAGATGAATTAGGTGCTGTACCCCATTCTGGTAACTGATCTGTAAAAGCAAGTGTTGAAGTTGTCTTAGTATTTTCAGACTTCTTAACTCTCATAACACCAATAACTATCGGCATTTGAGCAGTTTCACCATCCATGAAAAATCCCATAACAACAGCACCAGTCTGTAATTGTCCTGTTGACTCACCTTGACCATCATTACCTGGTTGTGATGTATGTTGTAATACTGTAGCCCAAGGTAAAGCATGAGTAGGAAGGTCTGCTATGGTTCCACCTTGTAGATTAGTGTAATAACCAAGCACACGTACCTTAACTCTACCCAATTCCATTGGATCTTCGTTATCTTCTACTTCTCCTACCCACCAAAAGAAACCGTCCTTACCGACAAATCCTGATGAATTTTCATTTTGTATACCGTCAACTAGCTTCATTTTTAAGCAGTTTTTTAGTTATTTATTCCCTTAGTGGACTGCCATTTCTCCAAGGTTTCTCTACTAGTAATTCCTCATCTTCCTCATGTAACTGAAGTAATACTCTTTTTGTTTCAGTCATGTATTCTGAATAAAAAACTATTGGTTGTTCGTAATGTGCTTTGTCACCACTCATATTATGTTTGAATATCTTCTACTATTTTATATTGAAATCAACACAAACGCGAGGTTCTTTAGATTTTCTTTGGATTTGTGTAATATTTAATACAAAAACCTTACACGCGAAAAAATACCACGAATTTTTTTTGCGGTATTTTGGGAATTAAAAGTTGAATTATATACGGACGAACTTATAAATTTCATCACTACCCCAAACTTTCTCACCCTTCTGGTTTAATCCTCTGTCTCTTGAGAATAATTTATCTCCATAGAGATTGATCATAGATTCTACTGTGTATCCTTTCTCACCTTTACATCTTGTACCGTCTAGTTTACCACTCCAATAATCATTTTGAAATGTGAAATGCATATCACATTCTTGATGTCTTGTTCCATCAAGCCTGAAATTCTGCATGATTATGTAACTTTTAGATGCTACTTTTATCTTATGTTTTTTATTTCGATATGGTTTGTGAGGACCATCTACTCTGTAAAAATTCTTAGAAGTATACCACTCACCCTCTTTTGCCCAGATAATCTCTGTCTGAGCAAATAGTGAGGGATTAGATTGTGCTTGTGCTCTGTTATGCCAATGACCTAACAGATACTGATCAAAAATTGACTCCATTACAAAAATACTATCTAATCGTCGTATACTCTACACTCAAATGCGTCTGGATGATTGTCGCAATAGATTTCTAAATGCTTATCTTCATGTCTTGTATGCCAGTCATTTATCTTACCTTCATTAGGGTCTACTACCTCACCTTTGTGAGAGTATTCATAATCTGCATGAACTGTATTAAGTTCATCTACTGAATATTCTAACATACCATGATTGATATGCTCTTTTCCATCTTTAGGATCAAGATAAACTTCGTGATCTAAGTCATGAGTCCTTTTCGCTTGAGGATTTTCTCCGATACCTTTAAATTCTTCGGTAATCATAGCTAACTCCTGTACTATATTATTATTTATCTTAACACAGAGTCCTTGAGTAAGTCTAGTTCGGTGTAAAGAATAGTTCCTGTAGTATTATGTTTTACTGACGATATTAAATATCTACCACTATATTTCCTGTCTAATGGTGTTTGTCTACCAGATTTAAAGTTAGCAGGTATGATAACATCTATTCCACCACCTGCATACAAATCTAAGTTACCTGGTATAGTTACTTTAAGTTGAATATTTTTAAGAGATTCTAATCTCATGAACTGATATGCTTGTAAATCTATCAACTCTTGATAGTTTGCTTGAGGATTGTTTATAAACTTAGGATCAAATGTTTGATTTGGTAAGAATGAATACCTAATTCTTCTTGGTTTAGACACCATAGTATGAACAATAGGATCTAGTTGAGTCATAGGGTTAACTGTTTTCTTTCCGTCTAAATGAGACATCTTTTCCCATATCTTATCCAAGTCATAGGTAGGATCATTAGTTGTTAGTTCTGTACTCATACCCATCTTAGATGATCCTATAGTAACTGGATCAAATCCAACTGAGTATCCTGAGAAACTACCATCCCTCATCAGTTCTAAAAGATGTTTCTCTCTTGGAAATGTAATACCACTGATAGTAAATGCATCAGCAGCAGTCTCGTCAACTTTCTTAGGACTGTAATGATACTTGTAACACCTAGGTTTTCCTGTAAGTTTATTTGTTTGCTTGTCGAATGTCTGATCATTAATGTCATCAATTAATCCATCAACAGATCTGAAATGATAACCTAAACCATTTTCATAGAATAGAAATCCATTCTGTAATATACCACCCTTCCTAGATTTTCTTACACTTCTCTGTGCTAACCAATAGATTGTATCAAAAGGTCTCCAGTTAGGTGCAGTAAATCTTTGATTATTAATACTCTCTTCAGTAAATACTTTCTTTTTACTATCAAGGTATCTTGATTCAGTTAAAATACTGTTTACTATATCACTTGCTTCACTTTTACCTTGAAAAATTTCTGTTGAATCACCAAAGACACTAACTGATTCATTCTTAATAAACTCAGTAGAACATGCCTCAACCATGAACACATCATTAGTTGGGTTTGTTCTAGAACGTGAGTGAACACAGTATATTCTGAAGTTATATGTTCTATCAATAATAGAAGTTGTGACTTGTAGTTTTAATTCTTCATGACCTGTCATCATGTTGATGATACCTGCAGAGTCTTCAAAAACAAATGATGCTTCTACTGTAGATCTATCAAGACGTTCACGAATCTCCCAACCTCTGCAGAAGTTGTACAAGTTGAATGCTCCTTCCTCATTCGCCAAACGTTTACCATCTCTGAAAAGACTAAGACGATATTCAATTTCACCTACATTAGATCTTTGGATTGTCATTAGAACTTAGCAATACTGAAATTACTTTGAAGATTAGCAGCATTTAATGCTGACTTAGCACCTGCAAGTCCTGGTAACGAACCACCACCACCTGTCTTCATCTTTTCAACTGCTGATGCTGCAGCTGCAACGTTTGCTCTTACTGAAGCGTTGTGTGCTTCAACAGCAGCCATAGTTTCAGCAACAAGTCTCCTTGTTCTCTCTGTGATCTGCTCTCTAGAGTATGCTCTGTCTTTATATACCTTCTGTAAAGCATATGATTCTTCTCTCTTAGTATCTTTAGGAGCTGTCTGTTGTCCACCAGAATTTGAAGGACCTCCTAATATACTACCACTACCTGTGTTAGCAGAACTTGCAGTAGATACAGAAGGACTATACATTGTTTCCGAACGGTTCTTCCTTGCACCACTACCACGTTTGTTTTTCTTTTTAGTATTTGTTTCTAAACCACTAGGGAAGAATGGATTACTACCATCTGCAACACCTAGGTCACTGTTCTTCATGAAGGTATTGAAGAACTTATTATCTTCTGTATTGAATACAGCATCGCCAAATTTTATACTAGATGCACCTGACTTACCAGAGTAAATACCTTTACCAAATCCAGTAGCGTTCATCAATGCCATTGCTTGAGGTTCAGAGTAACCTTTCTTGCCTAGCATACTACTCATCCAAGTGTCGTCCATCGAAGCCATTATAGCTTTGTTCGCTTTATTCTGGACAGCAGGATTGATTGTCATGTTCTCATTGACACCAAGAGAATCAAGTATATCAGTCATACTCTGCATGGTAGTTCCACTACCCATACTTGCCTGATTGAATAGACTTCTAGCAGTAACTGCCATTTGATCTGGATCACCACCACTCTTTATTGCGATGACCTTTTTCATTCTTTCTAACTCACTTCCAGACATGCCAATGTCACCACTACCTGCTACTTGACTGTCACCGAATCCCATTTGGATTTTATTTCTTACACCATAAGAACCTGGTGGTTTCTTAGTACCACCAAAGATCCATTTACCCCAGATGTCACCAATAATAGAAGTTAATTTTAATCCTTTCTTGTTACCGTATGCCATGTTAGCAACGTTCTGTAACTGAGCATCTTTACTACCCTTACCGAACCAACCAACATCAAATGCTAATCCTTTATCATAGAGACCACCTTTACCACTTCTCTGTCTTGCTGCAGGATCATATCCTGATTTATTAGGAGGTCCCTTTCTCCATCTATTATTTTTAAAGTTAGGATGATTAAAGACTGTGTATCCTTGGTTCAAGAATCCACGACCTGCTTCTACTACTGCTTGTTGTCCACCACCTACTAGTTTTTGATCTGCACCTCTCTTACCTCCACCACCTTGAGTTGCACCCAATATATTACCAAGTGCTTGGTTAAGACCTGCACCATCCATGCCAGTCAACTGACCTAGCATGTTATTACCAAATCTACCTAAGAAATCTTTTCCTAGATGTCCGAGTCTTTGACCAAAGGACATCCCTTCGGTTCCTGCTCCGAACATTGTACTAGCAAGACCACCAACAGTATTAAGTATGTTTGCTCCCTTACTACCTGGTTCTAGAAACTGACTTGCAACACCACCGATACCTCTTATGATATCCATACCAGTTGCTTTACCACCTTCACCAGAACCCATTCCACCAAAGATAGTTGAGATAGCACCACCAATAGCACCACCTTTATTACCAAATACTGCACTACCTATCTGAGGTAAACTTTGCATCAATCTACCCTGCCATCCTGCATTGGCACCACCACCTGCTGTTGCAGATGCTCCGTCACTTGGTCTTCCTTTACCGTAAGTTCCTAGTCCAAAAGATCCATCTCTTCCTGTTCCTCTGTTACCACCACTCCAAGTTTTTCCTGAGAATAGATTCTTGGCACCACTAAACATCTTACCTAAGAAGAATTGTTTATCGTTAAGTCGTGGTAAATCAAACCCAAGTTGTGAAGCAGTCATCATGTTTGCTTCAGTCAAACCAGGCATTGCTCTTGTAGCAAAGTTATTGAATGGTATAATAAAACTCTCACCAGTATTTTTCTTCGCTACGTACTCAGTTCCATGACCTATAAACTCAGGACTACCACGACCAGGACTTGTAGAGACTGGATAACCTGATTCAGGACCAGAGATCCAACCACCAGTAGCAAACTCAGGTAATTTTTTCTGACGGAAACCACCATAAGACATCTCGTCTTCATCATTAACATTTACTGTCTTATTAATACCCCATGCTGCAGCACCTGTTACTACTGCACCTGTTAATAATTTACCCTTCCATCCACCAGGAAATCTTCCTCTAGTTCTTAGTCCTTTAGAGAATCTAGTTAATGATCTATAAAATATTGTTAGAACACCTCTAACATCCTTGATTAACTTAACAGGATTAGTCAACCATCTAAGACCTACAAAGAGAGCACCCAAATGTATAAACGATTTGGCAAATCCCGTGAGTCTTTCCCACCATGTAGCATCATCCCGTAAGAGATCATACAACCCGTCCATCAGTCCCGACAGTCGTTTCGATATAAATGTCGTAACAAATTTTAGGAACTTGAAGATAGTTTCTATAGTATTTTTAATCTTCTGTTGATTATTCTTATCCGCTAACCACTCTAGTGCAGGTTTAATGACTGCAAGTTTAATAAACCCAGTGAATACTTTTAATAAACCTTCTAAGAAATTAGGTGCGTTCCTACCAATAAAATCATTAACAAAGGATGCGAACTTAGGTTTCTCTACCTTAGTGTACTTGGGATCAAAAGTTTTTATTCTTTTCTTTTCGTCTTGTAATCTTTTTAATTCTATCTTTTTTATATCAGCAACAACACCACCGATAGAATTAAGAACACCACCTAGATTATTAAATGCTTGAATAGTTTTCATCTGATAATTTGCAGATGTTTTATCTGCAGCACCAGCTGCAGCTGACTTCCCAATGTTAGGAGAAATCATCTTGTAAACATTTATTTTAGTATCTTTAGATATTGCCATACGGATTATTTATTATGCTTGAGCTGGTTGTGGCATAGGAACAGGAACCATTCTTGGTATTGGAACTGGAGTTTGGATCTCTGTTAACTTCTCTAATAACATAGGAACAGGAATAAACTCTAGAGATGATTGCATAGCATATTCTCTAGATAAATTCTTTCCTCTACTAGTCATCGATCCTCTTTGTCCAGACATAACACCTAGAACTTCTGGTTTGACACCCAATTCAGCTGCCATCTCTCTTAAACCATTCATGAGACCACCTGGACCACCAGTCCCCATCATGCCTGTTAAAGTTCTAAACAGTCCACCAAATCCCATACTGTCTGCGATGTTACCTATCAATCCCATTGGTGAAAAACCATGTGCACCAAAGGAATCTAAACCAAATAACTGAGACAAACCTGGTACGTTAGCAACGCCAGGTATCATACCAATCAGCCCACCTACGGCTGGGAACTTTTTCATGAACCCACCGAACTTATTAAGCATTCCTGATACACCTTCTGGTAATATTGAGCCAAGACCACCCATCAATCCACCTAATGCTCCACCAATACCTCCCTGCATAAACCCACCAAGTGCTTGTCCTAGTGGATTATTGCTCATGAAACTACCAAACTTATCTGCTATACCACCGAATGTACCAGGGAACATACCACCTAAAGCACCAATACCACCAGTAATTGCACCAAATATATCACCAGATGCAGCAGCACCTATAGCTCTAACAGCACCTATAAATGGTGCAGCAGCAGGGAATACAAATGGAACAACAGTTCCTAAAAGACTACCGATAGGTGAACTCATAACACTACCGACTGCTTTACCTATTCCACTAACCACACCACTAACAGCCTTTGTGATGCCTCTAAATATCTTACCTATAAAATACTGTTTAGTTGTTAGTCGTGGTAGTTGTCTTATTAACTTACCACCTGTTGCCCAACTGAATGGGTTCCACCAACTCTTAGTCTTCTTTGCTTTATCTGTCTTCTTAGATCCAATACCAAAGGCACCCTCTGGCATTGTGTCACCATATCTTTCGTTGTCAGTCTCTACACCTTTATATTCTTTTTGAGGTACAAAAGGTTTATAATCATATGATAAGTTATTACTTTGCCAATCCCAGAAATTATTCTTTGCACCTGATCCACGTTCGTTCTTCTTAGGTGGAGAAACTAATACTGGTTCTGGTTTTGGTTCTCCAGTATCATATCCTATAATTCTTCCACGTTTATTACGTATGGGTTTACCTTGAGGAGTGTTAGTTGCTGTTCCTGCTACTGTAGATGATGAAGTAGTCTCTCCTTCTCCATCACCTGCTACACCCTTCATTGCTTCACCAGATGTTTCACTTGCACTAGATGATTGACCTTTGAAGAATGCTTTATGGAATAATGGGAATGTATTACCCGTTAGGTTCAACATCCAAAAGACATTAGGTATAGACTTACCTAACATCATGGACATAGGTCCCATCATTGCCTTTATGGCTAGTTTAGCACCACCCCAAATTTTATTTCTTCCTAGGATCCATTTTGGTATCCAATCAGGGGGATCTTTAGGGAAATCTGGTATCTTTACTTTAGGTATTCCTGCATAGAATTTTGTCCATCCATTCTTTATCCAACTCATCATCTTAGTAAAGTTATTGAAGAGACCTGTAAGATCATCTCTTAACTTCTTACCTGCTCCTTTCCATCCTCCACCTGGTACATCAGGATTGAATCCAAGATATAATAACTCACCAACATACTCACCACCCATCATACCAATAAGTGATCCTATACCTGGTATAGGGATCAAAGTTCCAAGTGCACCACCAATAGCAGCACCTGCTGTTTTAAATAGAGTTGCTTTCCAAGGATCTCCATTTAATACTGAGAATACCCCTGTTAATATTGCACCAAAGACAGGTATCCTACCAAAGGTATTTTTAAATGCTTTGCTAAGAAGTTTTACATTATTCTTTCCAAGAAACTTTAAAGCACCACGACCAAAGGATCTACTCAAACCTTTTGATAATACCTTTCCTGCAGGTGCTGATGTAGGACTTAAACCTGATGTCGTAGGGGGTTTCCTAAATGCTGATGGATTGTTTCTTGCTACTCTTTTTACTCTCTTAAGTGCTTCCGACTCAGATAATCCTTGCTTAAGTGCATCTTGATATACTCTAGTTCCATTCTTACCAAAGTTTCTAGCGACAGAATTACTAGCATTAGTTACCTTCTTCCACTTAGGAGTAGGACCTGATCTTCCCGTGTTTGTTCCAGTTGAATTAGGACCTTTGCTACGAGCATTTCTATTTGGATTATAAAAATCCAGATTCAACATTCTGAGGATAGAATCCATCAATCCAAATGGATTTAACAATGCTCCTAGTCCTACTATCCCTAATAATAATGTCCCTAAACCTTTTAACCTACCAAAGAATGTGCTATCCTTACCAACTAAGGAAGAGAACCCATCCATTATTTTATTAACACTACCCTTCGCAAAACCATATAACTTCTTAACAACAAAACTTAATTTCTGTATGAATACAGCAGTCTTATGTATATTCTCTCTATTACCAATGTATTCTAATATCCCTTTCGTTACTAAAAAAGTTCCTAGACTAGAAAGAAATTGCATAGCACCCAATAAGAGTCCTTGCAATCCTCCGAACAAAGAATCTACTAACCTTTGTACAAGACTCTTCTTAGGTTTCTTTACGTTCTTAATTTTCTTAAGACCTTTACCCTTTAAAGCATTCTGTCTTTCAAACTCGTCTTCATTTCTTTGATCTCTTTCACGCTGTAGTCTACGACGTTCAGCGACCTCCCTCATCTTATCAACTTTAATAGATGATAATGATATAGTATGAAGATCCTTTACTACTAGCCCTATACTATTAACAGTCTTACCAATGCGATTAATTGCAAGCAGGTTGGTTCTAGGACCGTTAGATGCTAAAGTATTCTTTCCTGATCCGCTAGGGTTAACTAATTTGTAAGGATTTATTTTTGGGTTAGCCACTTGCTTGTTGAGCTGCTTGTTGATCCTTCATTCTTTTCTCTTCTTCCTTAAGGAAGTCGATTAACATAGTCACATAGATTTCCTTCTCCCAAGGCATAAGGTTTTCAATGTGTTCTATATGCCATTTATGATGATGTATCAGAGCAAAATTGGTATCATAATAAGCCCGAAGGTTATTATGGAGAAGGGCTATCCGAAAAAAGATGCTAGTCCTTCTAGTGTCACGTCACTTACTACTTTTGTTTTAGGGTTTGTAACTTTTAATTTATGAGATAACTTAGGCATGGTCTCAAAAAAGTCTTGAATTTTCTTAAACTGAGCAGAACTCATTTGATCTAAGAATTCTAGGACTTCTTTCTTTGGTAAGTTTTTACAATCATGTACCTCTTCTGGAGTTGTGATTGTTGCAACGCAACTTGCTGCCATGTCAAAGACTTGATCAACGTCTTGTTGATTCTCTGTGAAGTTAGCCTTAACAAAAGTATCAAGACTTGGATAAGACATAGTAATTAAAATCTCATCAGACATTTTAATTTCTTTGTTATGACCCTTAGTTTTAACCACTTTAATAGTGTCTAAAGGTATCTTAACTTCGACTTGTGTTTCCTCATCGTCAGGGCAAGTTACACCCACTTCTACACTCTCACCAACAGACTTGGTTCTAATTTGTAAGAATACAAATTCAATATCAAATGTTGGTAGTGCTTCTACATCTTTAATATCAGTGCATGCACCAATAATATCTTTAATAGCATTTACAATACTATCTTGGTTTCCAGTCTCAGTAGCAATCAATAGAACCTTCTCTTCTTTAACAAGGAATGGTCTAAAGTTTACCACTCTACCGTCAGACGGTAGTTTCATTTTAAATTTTGGTGTTACTAAGGTCGGTAATGCCATAATAATTTCAATTCAGTACAATTATTTAGGAGGGTTCCTAAAAGTTATATGTGATCCAGTTTCCTCTGCCAACTACGTTTCTTGCGTCAGCTTTTGCAGGGTTATGTTGAGGGTCACCAGGAATTTGTGCATTCGCGTCACCCCAATCAGTATATTGTGGAACATAGTATCTATACCGTTCAAAATAAAATCCTACAGTCAGTGTATTAATTCTTGACTCCATGTTATTCAACTGAGTTGAACCTATGTTGAATGGAAAAACTTGTCTCAACTCCCACATGGCAGTAATACGGTTTCTTTGTGGAGTGCCAAGCCATCCTTGATTGTAACTTAGTTTATTAACGTTCGCACTCCAAGCATCGTTACCCCATATACTAAAGTTTTGTCCTCCTCCTCTCTCCCACTTGAAGATCCTTACTGTAGGTGCACAGTAATTATCATAGTAATCTACATATTGATCTGCATCATTTCTTGCAAAGGATAACCATCGTTCAAATATTGTTCTTGTCTTAGAGTTAGCTGGCATTTTAAATGTCATACTAACTTGACTGAAATTAGTTCCAGTCACATATCTATGAGGTGAACCTTGTGTTACCAGTTGACCAGTAGCCATCTGTTTACTAGGTAGGTTTACACTATCACAATAGTAATCCAATAAGAATTGTTCATCATTACTACTTAAAGAGAAACCTGGTTTACTACCAAACATTGACGGTGTAAGGAAATGCACCGAGTACATGTTGGTGTAACTAGGATTGTTCGACATCTTCCTAGAGAATGCAATAAACTCTTGGAAAGAACTATCTCTAGCGTCTTGTTGGTTAGGAACATACGATGAAAGACCATTGAATATACTAGCATACTCTTGTAGAGTCTGATCGAATGCAGGTCCTATCGCTTGGAATATGTTGCCAACTATATTACCTAACATTATACTTTAAGCTCCTTTTCTGTTATTAACATGAATTGCCATCCACGATCTTTACAATACTCTCTAGCTGCCTTCCATTTTGCTTGATTAATAGCATAAGTGACAACCTCTGTGATATATCTCTTTGTATTTTTCTTTTGTTTCTTAGGTTCCTTTGTTTGATGCAAAGGTTTTACCTCAACCATATATTTTTTCCGTCCTATTTTTACATAGAAATCTGGAAAGTATCTGTGACGACGACCATCAGCAGGGTTTATATATGGGATAATAATCTCTTCGCTACCCCATTCTGTGACAGAAGATGATCTATCACACCATACCATAAACTTATATTCCCATGAAGACCTATAAATAATGTTGTGATAATCACCTTTGTACTTTTTGGGAAAGGTAGGACGGTATTTTCCTTGATACCTCATAAATAATACATGAGTTCACAGACTATTTAGGTAAAAAATTGAGCGTTTATAGATATCCATACAGATTACCAGCTACTAGGTCTCAACACGGTGGTAAGGCAGCCGATATGCCTACTGATGCAACCGATTACTTAATGATTAGACGTGAAAGATTTAAGTATGATGATAAACAAGTCCCTGCGTTCTACGATAGACGCACACCAGGTAATCAACAAACAATAATTGCACACCCAGACAGGTGTTACATTGCTATACCTCCACAAATTACAACACAGTATGCTCCTGCATATAGAAGAGCAGACGTTGGTGTGTCTGGTGTTGCAGCAATGGGACTACTAGGTGATGGTAAAGACTTTACTGCAATGGCAGGAACATTACAAGATGCTGCAGCTGCTGCACTACCTGAGTTCTCTACTGGTGCTATACTCTCAATGATCAATGGATTCAACCAGTTTGTTGGTCTTCAAGGTCAGTTAGATATTAATACTATACAATCATTACAGAGTGGTAAGATATTCAACCCATATAGTGAACAGATATTCCAAGGCATGAGTTTTAGAACTCATAACTTTGCATTCAAATTCTTATCAAGGAATAAAAGAGAGGCACAAGAAGTTAAAAGTATCATAGATTATATTAAAGTAGGATCAGTTCCAAAGATTGCTGCGGGTGATTACAACAAACAATTTATTAATAAGAATAAAAAGTTTGAAGCATATGGTAAGACTAACGAAAGAGATAAGATGACTTTTGATCAGGACTGGTTTAAAACTCCTGCGTTCAGTGGTAGTCAAGGATATGCATATCAAAATAGATTCTTCGAGGTTCCTGATAGATACCAGTTAAGATTCGTTCGCTTCGGTACTAATACAAGTTCACTTGCAAGTCTTGAACCATCAACAAGAAGAGATTTGATGTTTAAAATCTATCCTTCAGTCTGCACAGGTATTAATGTTAACTATACACCAGACAACCAATACGTTTCACTTAAAAATCCAGATGAAAAAACAGTTGATACTCCTGCGATAGTTATGACTATAACATTTACAGAGACTAGACTACTTACACAACAGGACGTTGCAGCAGGTTACTAATGGCATTCTTTTCTTATCTACCTAATGTATATGTTGGCGAAGGCATCCAAGATGATGAGGACTTTAAGTATCGTCTTGTAAAAAATATATTCAGAAGAGCAAAAACTAGAGCAGACTTAGATCAATATGTAACTTTACTAGAAGCATATGAAGTAGGAGAAGATGAAACACCTGCTAATATTGCACTAGCATTTTTCAATGATCCATTCTTAGACTGGATGGTATTGATGGTCAACAATATTACTGATGTATATGAAGAGTGGCCAAAAAAGATTAATGATCTACAAGAATATACTAGACAAAAATATTCTAACCCTGATGCTGTTCATCATTACGAAACAGTCAAGGCAGAATATAATGGAGAGGTATTTTTAGAAGCAGGGATAACTGTAAATGATACTTGGAGAACTGTATTACCTGATGGTTCTACTCTAGGTGAACAACAATCAATATATCCAGTAACAAACTATGAGTATGAAGACTATTTGAATGAGAAGAAGAGACTTATAAAATTACCTACACCACCTGTAATAGAACTAATACTAGCAGAGTTTGAAGATGTAATTGCATACGAACCTCACTCAGAACTAGATCGATTTGGTAATAAAAAGAGTAGTCTAAATATGTCTTCTCGTTTCCTTGATAATGCAGGTTATGTTACTGGTAGTGTAAGTAGAGATGCAAGTGTAGGAAATGTAACATCATATGATAATGGACCTGGAAGCACAACCGTACAGGTAGGATCAGGAACTACACCTACTGTTACTGAGGTTGCTAATACAACAACTACCACAACTAATACATCTAATACTACTATAGCAGGAACTGCAACAGCTACAGCAGGAGAATCCTCAACTTCTTCTAGTTCAAACACAAGTAGTTCTTCATCAAGCTCAAGTAGTTCTAGTTCTTCTTCAAGCAGTAGCAGTAGCAGTAGTAGTTCTAGTTCTTCTTCTGGTTCTTCTGGTAGTTACGGGGGTTACTAAAAAACCTTACACGCGAAAAATTTTGGCGAATTTTTTTTGCGATATTCTGGTAATTAAAAGTCAAATTTCAATTTCATCATAATGTAATCCTAGGTTACCATTCTGACCTATCACATCCATTCTCTTGTCATCTTCATCCCACTCTGGAAAGTCATAAGGACCTTCTAGTTTTTTCTGATGTTCTCTCTCATCTAACACTTCATTAATAAGTTGTTTCAATTCAACCTTCAGTGCATCTGATAAAAAATCCATTGTATTTTCCTGTTATGAACTACTGTCATATTTATTTAAGACAACGACTGGTGCAATGACTCGATGGAATTCTTTAAAGTATTCCTCTCGGTTCTTTGCATACTCACGTTTAGTAGTTTTTTGATTTTGGGATTTTGCCACCTTCTTTTAACTCCGATATTCTGAACGTAACAAGTTTCTCCCAAGGAGAATAGTTATCAAAGAGAACTGATGCTGTTTT